GCCATTTAATCCTTGTGGACCCTGTGGGCCATTTAATCCTTGTGGACCAGTAGCGCCATTTAATCCTTGTGGACCAGTAGCGCCATTTAATCCTTGTGGACCCTGTGGGCCATTTAATCCTTGTGGACCAGTAGCGCCATTTAATCCTTGTGGACCCTGTGGGCCATTTAATCCTTGTGGACCAGTAGTGCCAGAATTGCTATTAAAATTTACATTTATTAAATTTCCATTTCCGTCATAAAACTGACCATTTACATATTGTGTAAGTTGTGGATATATTTCTGGTAATAAATTATATATTTTTAAATTTTGAGGCATAATCTATATATTAATAAATAAGTTTTTAAACAAATTTATTTATTAAAAATATAAAATATTATGATTATAAATATACTTACTAGATGCTATAGGATAGACAATTTATTTAAAATATATGAAGGACTTAAAACTGATTTAGTTAATGTTAAGTGGTGGATTCTTTTTGATACAAATATAATACAAACAATTCCAACTTCTATTTTAACTTTTTTAACTTCTATAAATGCCGAAATTCGTTATGCTGGCGGTGATTCTAATAGTTGTGGTATTAATTTAATTAATAATGTATTGGATGAGATAAAATCTGATTGGATTTATATTTTAGATGATGATAATTTAATTCATGAAAATTTTTTTGAAACTATTTCAAATTTAGTTTCCGAGAATATAAGTAAAAGAGGATTTATTTTTAACCAAAAGGTTGGTGGAATTGATTTTTCTGGACTTGATATAAGAGAAGCAAAACCAGAAATGGTTAGAGTTGGTTATATTGATTCTGCACAATTTCTTTTAAAACGAGATATTATCTCTGATTTAAGATTTAAAAATGACTATAAAGCTGATGGATATTTTATTGAAGAATTATATAATAATAATAAAAATGAATTTATTTTCTTAAATAAAGAATTATGTTATTATAATAAGATACAAAAGGCTAAAGTTAGTTCTTATCCTAGAATACTTGTGCTTGGTTCAGATAAGGAAATAAAATTACAATCAAAACAATTAGTTGATTTTGAGGAAAAAGACATGATTTGTAAATTTTATAAAACAGATAATGATATAATTAAAAATCTAAATGAATTTAATCCAGATGCTATTATAACTGTTGGTGAAGATCATGGTAAATTTCCTGTTTTAAGTAGTCAGGCTTTAGATATAAGAAAACGTTGGATTCATGTTAATGAATTAAATGAAACAATTGGTGAATATGCTTATAATTGTGCTAATTATTATATTTTAGATTCAAAAGATCAAAATACTCCATTAGTTAGTTTTTTTACACCAATTTATAATACTGGTGATAAATTATGGAGAACTTATGAATCAGTTAAAAATCAAAATTATAATAATTGGGAATGGGTTTTAGTTAATGATTCAAATGATTATGGGAAAACTTTGATGATTGCCGAGCAAATTGCTGATATTGATTGTAGAGTAAAAGTTTATGATTTTAAGAAAAAATCTGGTGGTATAGTAGGAGAGTCTAAATATCGTGCTGCATGTTTATGTTCTGGTGAATATTTAATGGAACTTGATCATGATGATTATTTGACTAATGAAGCGGCTTTTTGGATGGTTGAAGCATTTAAGAGATACCCTGATGCTAAATTTGTTTATTCAGATTGTGTAGAAATATTTGAGAATCATGAATGTATTACTTATGGAGAAGGATTTTCTTTTGGTTATGGCTCTTATCGTGATGAGGTTTGGAATGGAAGAACTTATAAAGTTATGAATACTTCTAATATAAATCCTAAAACAATTCGTCACATTGTTGGTGTGCCAAATCATTTCAGAGCTTGGGAAAGAAAGTTTTATCATTCTATAGGTGGTCATAATAGAAGATTAACTATTGCTGATGATTATGAATTGATTGTTAGAACTTTTTTAAAAACTCGGATGGTAAGAATACCAAAATTATTATATCTTCAATTTTATCATAATAACAACACACAAAATGCAACAAGAGCTGATATTCAAAGGCGAGTAAAATCTATAAAAGATTTTTATAATAAAAAAATATACGAAAGATTTATAGAATTGGGTGTAAGAGATTGGGCTTATGAAGAAAATCCTTGGGAACCTTTATTAGTAGAAAGTAAATTTGGTGATGAAGAAAATTATGTAAATTATATTTTAGAGGATAAAATAAATTTTAATCCTTATCATGTTTATAATCAGGGTGTAAATTGGATAGTATAAAAATCAGTCAAATTTGACTGCTTTTTTATTTTATATATTGTGATATTTTATTGGCTAGTGCATAATCGCCAGAATCAATAGATGCATCCATTAGGTTTTGTAAGTCTTTTTGACTCATATTAGCATAATCTGGTTCTTTTTCTTCTTGTGACGGTGTTTCTGATTTTACTATATTTTTAGGTTTTTGTGATTTAGTTTTTTGTTTTTCTTTCCATTTTTTTAAATCTTCTTGATATTTTTTTAATTTATGTTCATATTCAGATTTCATTCTTTTATTTTCATAATAATTATGTAATTTAATTATAATTTTTTTCAAAATAATATCTCTGGTAATTTTAGATTCATCTGTTTTTCCTAAAATTCCTCTAAATAATTTTAAAAACTCATCAGCTTCCATTTTAAGCATATGAATCCAAAATTGCTCTCTTATATTTGGATAGGCGTTCAATACTTCTTGTGTTAGTTTTGAACTATCGTTAATAAAATCTCTTAAATCTGCGGCTATCATTGGTCCCCATTTAAATTCTTCTGGTTCTTCTCTTATTGCATAACCTTTATTCAAAACTCTAACAGATATTTCTTTTTCTTTTGGAATACCTATAACAGAAAGAATTAAATATAAACCTTTAATTGTTTCGTGAATAAGCATAGTAAAATCAACACCTCTGGCAACAACTTTTGGTGTAAATTTATTTCTAATATAGTTATCAGGAAGATTATTTTGGGTTTGTATTTCTTCTGCTTCTTCTAAATTTCCACTTTGAAGAGCTTTAAATATTAAATCATCAATATTTTCTTTGGGGGTTTCATCATCATCTTTATCTGGATTTTCCCAAAATTCTTCATAGTCATCATTTGCTTCATTAGTTTCTGTTTTATCCCATTCTATTTTACAAGCTCCTCCAATAGTATTTTTAACAAAAGATGTATTCCAAGGTCCATTTAACGGACGATTTACGTCAATTGCGTCAACTGCTTTCACAATATCAGTCCATAAATTAATTAATTTTCTACCTTTTACTTCACCAAAAATATCATATATACCCTGTGTAAATTCTTCATTATGAAAAACATACATCATATTTTTAGCTTCACCTTGACCTACTAAATTAATTAGTTTTCTTTTATATTTTTCTGATTGTATAGATTCACTGATATTTAACATATTACCAATGCTTCTTTGATCAGCAAATTTAATATCAAATTTAATATTATATCTATCAACTAATCCTTTATAAATATTATTAAAAACTTTTTCTAAAAGTAATTCTAATTCAATTTCATGCCCTCTAACTTCTCTTGCTGAAGTATCAAAATCAAAATTGCCTGGACCTTGTTGTCTAATTTGTTGTTTTCGTTTAGACCAAGATGTAGAAAGATAATCTTCTTCACCTTCTTTACGAGAAGGCTGACCTGGTATGCCAGGATTGCCATAAATCCATTCTTCGGCTTCGTTGAATTTTTTAATCATCTTCATGAAGTTTTTTATATTTTTTATAAACTTTATGCATTAATTCTTCTTCTCTTTTTTCAGAAGCTTGTGGATCAGGATCTAATTCAGGTCTTTCAATTTCCCATTCTCCGGGTTCTTCAGGATAATAATCTGGTTCTTCGGGAGGAAGAGGCATAGTATCTGGTTCTACTTCTGGTTCTACTTCTGGCTCTTGTGGTTGTATCTTTGTTGAAAATTTAAATTCTTCGTATAATTTTAGGTATTTCATACTATTATAAAATTTTTATTACCTTATATATTATTTATCATAATTAAAAAATGACCAATCAGTTACAATTCCTAAATAATTTTTAGCTCTTGTATAAGCAATATATTCAAGATTTTTTTCTTGTTCTTTTTGCCACGAAAGTTTTGCCCATTTAGAAGGAAGCGTTTTTTCTTTATCAATTATAAACACTCTATTAGATTCTAATCCTTTGGCTTTATGTATTGTAGAAAGGCAAATTCCAGTGCTATTATCTAAAAATATTTGTCTTATTTTTACTATTAAATTATCACATAAAGAAATATTTTCGTCTTTTATTATTGTATTAATAAGTAACCATTTTTCATAAAAAAGAATAAAAGAATTATGTCCTTTTATTTCGACGTCATCTAAATAAGGATATTTAGCTTTGATTGCCAATATAGTTTTTTTGATTTCTACATCTAACCATATTTTTAAATCAGTTGTAGTTTTTGTATTTGATTTTATAATTAATCTTATTAAATCTTCTCCTATATCAGTTCCTTTAACATAAGCTTTTTTTCCTTCGTGTAAAAATTGTAGACAAAGTTTAACGAGTGGCGCAGAATTTCTACATAAAACCATATCATTATTATTTATTTCTAAATATGAAGCATTATAATTTAATTCACCTTCGATTGCATTATCATGAGCTTCAATCTGAGCAACAAATGATTTAGCTAAATCAATTATTTTAGAACCACAACGATAATTAACAGAAAGTGGTAGTAATTGTGTATTTGACATATTTGTTAAATTATTAAAACTATCTGTATCGGCACCAGCGAATCCATAAATAGATTGATTTCTGTCTCCTACAGCTATTAATCTAGTATTTGAATGTGATATTTTTTCTATTAATTTATGTTGCGTTTTATTTAAATCTTGACATTCATCAACAAATATATAATCATATTTTTCTAATTGAAAATGATCATATTTAGCAGGCCAATAAATCATATCGGTAAAATCAAATCTAGAAATATCATTATCTGAATCTGAGATAATTTTTAAAGCTCTTTCAATTTCATTTCCAAGTATGTCTATTTCATGTTTATAACAAATTTCTTTTAACGAATTTTCTTCTAGACACATTGACAATCTAGCTATATCAACTATTCTCTTTATTCTAGATTTATAATCTGCATCTATATTTGTTTTATCTAAAAAAGACCATTTTGGAGTTAAATTATTTATATAATCGAATATTTTATTTTCGTCTAGTTTAGATTTGTCTTTATAACATTTAAATATTGAAGATGCTCCGAGTGAGTGAAAAGTTTTAACTTTAACATTTTCTGGAACTTTTTGTTGTATTTCTTGGACAATTGATTTATTAAATGCTAAAAATATAACAGATTTATCTTCTGGAATATAACGAAGTGAAGCAATAATAGTCGTAGTTTTACCAGAACCGGCAACAGCATTTATGACGGCATTTCCAGTGCCAGTTTTAATAAATTCAAATATTGCTTTTTGAAAAGATGATGGTGTAAGTTTGCTCATATACTCTTTATATTAAATACTCTTTATTATGTTTTAAAAATAAAAAAGACTCAATATTGAGTCTTTTTTATTTTTATTTTTTTATTTTAGTTAAATTTTAATCCAGTTAATTTTTCAACTTGTTCTTTTGTCGCTTTACATTTATCTAAACCAACTGGTTTATCTGGTGTATTATTAAATACATAATATTCAAAAGTTTTTGTTTTAGATATATAAATAACTTTCCAACATTTTTCTGGAATAGTTAATCCATCAACTATCATAAGATTACCAGTTGAACCACACCATATATGTACTGAATCGTCTTGTATTGATAGTTGTCTTGTTCTTTCTTCTAATTTTTTCCAATCACCTGCGTTTAAGCTATGATATTGTGGCGCCATATTTGAAAAATAGAAACATTCTGTTAACATTTTCTCTGCTGGTATTTTTACACCATTTTTTGTATAAGTACATTCGTTGTCAGCAGCTGGAGACATATGTCCCCTATCAAATCCTTTTTTATTAGATTCTTTTTCGGATTTATTAGCAGCATCATAATTTTTTTGAATGCTTGTTTGTTTATATAGATTTGGATCTGGAGCAAACTGATCTTTTCTATCAATTTGCTGGCAATTACATCTTTCTTTTGTGTCCCACCATTCAACTAAAATAGGATATTTTTTAACGGTATCAAATGTTGTTATATAACCGTTGTGTTCCAATTTTACACAATTGGACTGTGCCTTTACAAAGAATGGCAGAATCATTATTAATAAAATAAGTATGTTTTTCATACTCTATATATCAATTTAAAAAAGTAGTTAGGAACTAACTACTTTTTATAATGTTTTTTATTTTGTTTTTAATCTTGTATAAAATTGTTATTATTGTCAAAAAATCTTTCAAATTCTAATGAAATTAAATTTTTTTGTTTATCGACATACCAAAGTAATTTATTTTTAAAATTAACTGCAAATGTTAATTCTTGATCAGAATAATTATTTTTTACTGTGAGATACTTCAATTCCTTTTTTAATTCCGGTTCCGAATCTGTTTTCATATGTTATTTATATTTTTAGTCGGCAGATTATCCCAGTCTATTTTGGTACAAGCATCACATAATTTTTCTAAAAATGTAATGTTTTGATATTCACACTTTTTATGTTCGTGAAAATAACCTACAGATATATTAGTACATTCTTTTATTAAGCCAATAAAATTGGCGGAATCAGTAAATATACCAGTATTATCTTTTTTAAATTTCATTCCTTGTTCTTCAAAGGCTAAACAAATTGAATCCGCAAATGTTTCACTACAACAAGATTCAGACATTTGTTCTGTTATAACAGAATAATAACCTCTTCTATCAAAAGATACACATTTTTCTATACCATCAAGATTTGTATGTCCATTATATGCTAAATCAGAAGAACCAATACCACCAACTTCTTCACCAACAAAAAAGTAATAAAGACCTGGAACATTATGTTCAATCATATATAACATAATTGTAACACCAGCTTTATCATCCGCACCTAAAATAGAACCGCCGTCTGTTGAAACGAAAAGGTTATCACCTTCAAAATATTTAACTAAATTTACTTTTTGTTTTTTATCAGTAAATGAATCAAAATGTGAAGTAAACATAGTATTTGATTCACCAATTTTTAAAAACCAATTGCCGTATTCATCTTGTTCTAAATTGAGATTTATCCATTTTAAAACTTCAGATTCTGTACCATATGGATAAGTTTCTTTTGTAAGAGAGCAAAATGTATAAAATATATCCTTTGGATTGTAGTTGAAATTTTCATAAATCTTATTATCTATTGATTCCTTAATCACAGGTTTATAATTAGTGAAATTATTTAAATATTTCATATTGTATATATATTATCTCGAAATGTTCGATCATAGCATATCCATGTGAGATGCTTGTATTTCAAGATATTCAACATATAAATCTATCATATCTAAATAGATGTCAAAAATTTCATCTGCTAAATCTTCGCAAGATTGTCCAGTTTGCTTTGTTATATTATATAAATCTTCCGAAATCAATTGTAATTCTTCATAACATTCAATTATTTTTTCAGGTAAGTTAGAGTTATAAATAACAATTTGCGTCAATTCACCTAAAATATTTTGAACTGTATAATCTAAATTTCTACTCATAAACATAATTTATATTGATATTGCTGGTATTTATTTGTTAATCTATTATAAACAGATTGGTCCCAACATTCTAATTTTGACCATTCTTCTGCAGTTATATCTTTTATAGAATATGGTGCTTTTGTAACTTCTACATAAACTTTTTTAGAACCATTAAAAAATAAAATTATATCGCCTACTCTTATATCAATTTTATTATAAGCCTTTGACATATCTCTACTAGTTCCAGTTCTATGTCCTTCAATAACTAAATCAATACAAGTTTTGCCTTTAAATTGTGGAAGCATTTTTCTACCACCATCTCCATCTTGGAACCACATAGGTATTTTATGTTTTACTTTCAACCTTCAAATTCTTTTTTTAATTTTAAATAGGATTTATATCTATTTTCTTTCATTATTTTTAAATCTCTTTCTTCTTTTTCTAACCTTTTTTGAAACTCCAAATCTGTTTCTAATCTATTGCGAAAAATAACGGCGGAATAATAGCCGTTACAAGAATTATCTTCTGAATAATAAGGTTCATTCCATTGAATTTGAAATTCATCTTCATCTTCAAATTGGATATGTTTGATGTCTTTCCATTTTATAGGATGCTGTTCTTGTAATTCAAGAATAACATCTTTTTTAATTTTTTTTTGCTTACCCATTATAGTAAATTATAATCTGTTAATTTTACTCTTTATTCATAAATTATTTTTGCCTCTTTAATTGTTACTTTATTATTTTCTACGATAATTTTACCTCTATCGTTTCTATCTTCACCTTCCCATTCAATTTGACCATTTAAAATAATTCCCCAAGGAGTAAAGAAATGTTTAATCATATACTTTAACCATTCAGTATAATAATAACACTTTTCACCACCATCCCACTCTAATAAGTTGCCGTCATCAGATATAATCCATTGACACCAAAGACTAGGTTGGCATTCACCAGTTTGGATTCTTCTTTGGTTTTCTTTCCGCCTATAGCCCCAGTCTAAACTATCACCAGTTAAATGCCCAGGTGCTTCATTATAATCTATAATAGAAGCATCACGAGATTGACCACTTTGTTTATCGTCCATAGCAAAGTATTCACCATCATTGCCATAGATTTGTTCTGCGGTGCGATTTTCAACTATTTGTTTATATTTAACTTCTAAACCAGTATCTTTAAGTTTTTGTAGTAAATCTTTTTGTTCTTGTGTTAGAGAAAAATTAGGAAGGCCATGTTTTCCGTTATAAAGTTCCATTAATTTGTTCACATCTCTTTTCATTCTGCGAGTGCCTGAGAAAGTATTGATGTAATTTTTTTCTTGTTCGGTTGCTGTGCGGCTTAATTTAAATCCGCCATAAAAATCTGTTGAATATCCCATATTTTATTATTTATGTTTTTTTATAAAGTCAATTTGGATAATAGTTTTGTCGAAGATCGGCAACATCATGATATATATAATACTACTATTATAATAACATAATTATTATTTTGCGGTTAATTATTGAGTATGTCATCTATCCTCGTATCTCTAATATAAGCTTGTTTAACAACTTCTATATCTGATTGCCATAGATTTCCAGTTATCTCCATTTTAAGTAATGGATCAATTCTTATTGGTTCAATTTCGGAATCATCTTTGCAATAGAGTAATTTATCATTATTCCATAAAGTTTTTCTAATGTCTTTGCTTGGTTTATCCGCTGATATATAAAGTATTGTAAAGGATGCTAATTCTTCTACATATTTGATTAATCCTAAAAAATTGGTGATAGAATAATCATTAGAAGTCATATTTACTTTTACATAATCATTTTCATAGATTTCTCTATTACGAATGTCGCGAATTCCGATATATTGATCTAGTTCGAAATTTTTCATGCCGCCATAATCATTGTGCATATGATGTTCCTCAATTTCGGATATAACAGCAGTAGCTCGAATTACTTCACTGGATATAAGCCATTCGACTTTATCTATCGGTGAATAGATAAAGTCAGTTTTACGACAATAAGCTCTGTATTTTATTTTATTCATTTATTTCTAAAATATAAGTTGAAGAATAATTTGGATTTCCACATTGATCGCAAGATTCAAAATTAGATTCAATTAAAAGTGAATTATGATACATCATAATGTATTCAACTATGTATAGCCAATCCATTGAATCTAATTCTTCTTTAGAATTGTTTAATTCTTGTAAAATTACATCTGTATTATAATTAAACTTTTGACATAAAAATTTTCCATAAGATTCGTCTTCATCTAACGCCTCAAATTCTTCTTCTGATAGAGAAAATAATTTATTTCCTCTATAATGTAGTATGTCTGTTAAATGTTCTAATTCTTCTTTAGAGAATTTATTAATTGATTGTTTTAACCAATTGAAAATTAATTCAAAAATATTTTGATTTAATTTAATTTCATCATATGTTTCTTGCATTAAATTAGAATCATTAATTCTAACTATTGGTCCAAAACAATGTTCTCCTATTAAAATAGTATATTTCATTATCTATGACGATGTTGTGGGTAATAATATTGGTGAAAATAATGTGGATGATAGTATCTATAATGTGGATACATATGTCCGTAATATACTGGATGATATGGATTTACTACCATACATGAAGTAAGTGTAGTAGCAATTAGTAAAAAGATTAATAATAATTTTTTCATAATGTTTTTCTTTTATATATTTTTAATATAGGTTTGGTATAAATCTATTTTTTGACTTCTATATAGAAGCATCTTTAAAATTTCCTTCTTCAAACCCTAACTTAAAACTTTCAATTCCGGTTAATCCATTTAAAGTTGTTTTTAAATCATTAATACTTGATTGTTTTAATTTTCCATTTAAAGTGTATTGAATATCTCCTTGTATTTGGTCTAAACAAGAAATAACAATTTTTTTATTAGTCCATTGAGAGAAATTATTATCACATTCAATGGCATAATTTAAAAAATCTAAATCTAAAATAGATTTTCTAAATATACCTTGAAACGATGTATCAACATTAATTTCATTTTGGTTATTGATTAATTTTGGCTCAGGTAAATCTCTATTAGACATAAATCCTAAACCATGACGAGTTTGATACGGTCTTGTAATATAATAAGTATCTATATATAACCAATCTTCTGGATTTAAATCAAATTCAGCATTTAAACCAGTTCCAAAACGATTTAATAAATTAAATACATTTTTAGAAGTTGTATTAGATCTTGTTACATTTGGGAAGAATCCAAAATCTTGGTCTAGTAAAATACCTTGTGCTCCTTCAAATATAAGGTGGTCATATCTTTCTTCAAAAAAATCTGCACCTTCGGATAGTTTATTAAACCCTAATCTTTTTTTTGATAAAATGCCTTCATTAATTAAAGTATCAATCGCATTAAACCAATTTTCTAATATATTATTAGGAATAGAAATTCCTTTATAATAATTTTTTATATTGGTCATTTTGGCTTTTAAAACCGTATTATTAAATAAGTCTGAAACATACAACTTATAAAAAGATTCTTGCCTTTTAAGAGTTGTGCCAAATCCAACACCAACAGAACCATGATTATTTTTTGATTCTAAATCTATGTTTGCGAAAACATCGTAAGGTGTTGTGACAGGACACAGAGGATCAAAGAATATTTGTGGTTGTAAATGTAAGTTATATTCTTTAAGTTTATTCCATTCATTAAGTAGAGCGATTGGATAAACGGTGCAGTATTCTGACCAAAATGTAGGAACATTTTGTAGTGTGCCTGAACCAAAAGAAGAAAACGTATGACGCACACCATTATGTAGAACGGTATGCCCTGCTTGGTGCCCACCATTGAAGCGAATAACTAAAGGACGTTGTTTTAATTCTTTTGCTTGTGTGCATAGCCAATTAGTAAAAGAACCTTTACCTTCGTCGCCAAATTGAGTTCCGAGAATGATTGAATATTTCATAAATTACTTTTTGTAAAGATACGAAATTTTTCTGAAATTAAGAAACTTTTCTTAATTTATCAGGATTATAACCCATCTTTATAAGAATATTTCGTCTTTCTTGTTCATTTTTTTTATCTTTTACTTTTTTTGTATATTCTTTTTTATTTTTAGATAAGTCTCTTTTATCAATAATTTTATTTACAATATCTTTAAGATTATCACGACTGGTTGTAGAATGCTCATTTATTACTTTTACTTGGTTAGTAGAATAATGTTCGAAACCTTTGCTAATCATTAAATGCTTGAAATTAGCACGCTTCATCACCAGTGAAGCTTTTGAAGTGCCAATTACGCTTTCAGCTAATTCAGTTTCATCTTTTACCAAGAGACCTTCTGTCCCAAACTTTTGGCAATAAAAAGCAATAAGTTCGTCTTCTTCGCTCCAGTTATGTGTTTCCACAATTTTAGTTAATTTTTTCATTTTAGTTAAATTTTAATTGTTATATTATTGTATAAGGTGGATTTGGATTATAGACACATAATTTAGCAGTAAAGGTTTTGTCATCATATTCGTTTAAAATTTGTAAATCGCCATGTTTTTTTACCAAATCTCGTAATTTTTTTATCAATTCTGTTGCTTTCATAATTTAATTATTAGTTATATTGTTTTCTGCTGTTAATTCATTTTTCCTTCAATTAACATTTCTCTAACTCTTGTCCAATCAACAAAAGGTCTATCTCCGTTTTGTGGATAGATAAGAGGGCAACCGAGTGCTGCATCATCGATGTAAAGATTGGCGTAACATTTATTAGATTTAGTCCAATTTCTTTGAGTGGGATTATATTGCACTCCCCAAAGTTTTATATCATTATTTTTAAACCAATTAATAGCATCTTGTAATTCTTTACCATCTCTCATGGTAAAGAGTATTAAATCGTGTCCTAAATTAACTAATTCTTTAAGTACTGGAATAGAGCCGATGTCGGCACCGACTTTTGGATATTCATGTGTGACGCAAGTTCCATCAAAATCGATGGCGATAGCGAGTTTATCTTTTTGTTTTTGTTTTGCCATAATATAAATATTGGTTCCAAGAATACACTTTCGTTGTATTCTTGGAGTTGATTAAAGTGCTACTATACCTGTATTTTGAGAAAAAGTAGTAACCGAGGTATTTACTTTTGCAAGAGCAGTTTTTACTCTATCTGCTGTTATAGTGTCAAAAGATGAAGTAACTGTATCAATAGTCACACCATTCATCACTGCTATTGTTGAAGCAATTATTTCAGCGACATCATTATAGTCATCCATAATGATTAATCTTTCACCCAAAAGGTCTTTCCAATAGTTTAAAACTTGTGGATCGTCTTTATAAGATGTTTGATTAGCGTGTATATGAAAAACATGATACATACGTTGTGCGCTTTCTAACATTTCTTTATCAGTCATATCTTGACCTGCTTCATAGCCAAATATTTCTATTTGCTCTTCTGCTGTAAATAGACGATGATTTTTTTCATCACCAATAGTAAATAAGAAACCTTTTTTACCTCTTATTTCGTAGCAATCAATAGAAGTATGTTTGCCGGCAAAATAGTGTGCAAGACAATATGATTCGCAACTATTTCCACCACCACCACCTTCTATATAAACAGAAGAAAGGCATTTAATCAATTCATCTGTACCGGATTCAAATTGACCAACTTGAAGTGGATATTTATCTGAACGCATACCTGTATTGTGGTCACCGATAGCACCAAAGAAAACAGCGGCATCTTTAACTCCGTGGTTAATTAATGTGCTCATGATTTTGTCTAATTTTTCTTTGATTATAATTTCAGGTATTTTACCCATAGAACCAGTTACATCTAACCAAACCATTATTGCTAATGATTCTGGATGTACATTTGAATCTCTTGCTTCTCGGAATGTGATTCCTTTTGGGTCCATTGTTGAAGCAATAGTTCTAGTTTTATTTTGTGTGAAAATGTCGTCAGCTGCTTTTGTTTTAGCGGAGCTGGAAAAGTACGAATAAGCATCGTGGCTGTAGGATGAACTTCCCATAATTGTTTAGTTTAATTCTTTAATAATTTGTTTTAAAGATTCTGTTTTATCTTTTGCGTCAGTATATTGTGTGACTAACTTATCCATTTCTTCTGTGTGTTGTGGATGTTCGCCAATTGCTACTGGATTTTTTGCATAAACTTCGAATCTTGCGATTGCATCATCCATTTCTGCTTGATACTTAGAAAGGAGAGCTTTTACTAATCTGTTTTTTTCCATTTTATTCGTATTTGAATGTTACTTTTTGTTTCTTCGGTAATTGGTTGATAGTCTGTAGCACTATTCCACAATTCGTCCCATAAATTTTTGTCAATCATTTTCTATATTTTTATTTAAAAATTGTAATCATCAACTTCACCAATGAAGTATTTTTGAATATATTGCCCTCCACCACCTGGTGAGCCTAAACAATAAGTTTCCCAATCATTCCAAGAAAGATCGCCTAAATGGAAACCTTCTTTTTTTAATAATTGGACTCTGTTATAATAATCTTCGTAAGTTTCTTTACCTTCTTTTGGTGAAGGATATTCTCCTTTATAATTTTCACCAGAAAAGGTTTTACCAACCATACTGCCGTCATCGTTTAATTTCATATTAATATAAAATTTTATTTATTTGTTTTTCTCTAAATTCTGCAAGTGTAATAAACCTATTTTCTGGAAACCATCCTAACTTGTTTATTTCATAACCAGGTTTTTTGTATAGATTTTGCGTATATGTTTTTTCTACAAACTGTCCTTCGTAAACTTTTAATAATTCCAATGGTGCTTCATTTACCAAACTTACTAATTGTATTATCATACTATTGAATATATTTGCATTCCATTATTAATTATCTCAAACTTTTTCTGAGACATTTCTGTTTCTGAATCAAATTTTAGAATTTTTAGGATGTTATTTGGATAACTCCAATATTCTATCTTTTTATCAAAATCTTCTTTTGACAATTCACCCCAGTTATGATAACTTGGTTTTGGAAATAAGGGATTTTTAATTTCTACTAAATAGTATTTCATATATGCAAAGGTATAAATTTTTTCTCAAAATTTTTATCTAACATATCTCTATAATCAAAAAATGCTTGTATGGGATCAGTATGTTTCTTTTGACAAAAATCTAAAAATGGAATTGAATGGGTTTTTCTTAAACTATTACCTATGCCAGATTTATCACCAAGTAACCAAATAGCCGTTCTCTTACATAAATCTATATCTATATCAGGTTTAGCAATTTTATCCTTTTTAACATGTTCTGGATACATATATAGCCATTTGCCAGAGGCGGTTCCCATTTTTTTCCCTATTTCTGTCATATGATAAAACGACATAACATTTATACCATGATTAATTGGCTCAACGAAAACCGAATCAGGATTTATTCCAGCATGCACATATCCCTTTTTATGAATATATGAAATAAACTCTAACATTCTTGATAGAATCCAATTGACATGTGCTTGAGTTAATGTTCCAATCGAAGAAAGAGGTAAGGTGCGTAGTTTTGTTTTAAACTCTAAATTAGTATCTAATTTAGCAGTTTCGGGTAAGTATCTCTGGAAGTCAATATCCATTTTATCTTTGAAAGACATTAATTTTGAAAAATGTTTTAAAGAAGTTTCTAAAATAGGTTTTATACCTTCTATTGATATAGAATTGATTTTATATGTAATTTGTCCAGCATCGTCAGAATAGGTTTTACCTTTTTCTAACTCTTCTTTCCATTGGTTTAATATAGCAAGTGCTTCTTTTGCTCCTGGTTCTTTACAGATGTCAGGATGAATAAGTTTTGCCATTTTTTTATATTCTTGAAGCCAATTATTTATATCGTTAAATGCGTCTATATAAGATTTGCCGGATTTAAGTTTTTCGATTGTATCTTTGGCTCCTAATTCAACAGTAGTCATATTATTTAGTTTGAGTGCAAGATACTAATAATTTTTGATTTTTGAAAAAATCAACCCATTTTTTCTCACATAAATATTTTGTTAATTCAATATCAAGAAAGTCGTAATAAACTATAGCACATATATTACAATGACAAATAAAGTCATCAAGTGATTGAAAATTATTTGGTTTCATAACACTTGAATTAACAAATTTAATAAAGGTTTCTTTAGTTGTTGTCTTCTTCATCTATTTTTATGTTAGCAATCTCTTGGATATAACCATTAGTATTTTTTAAACTATATTTAATTTTTATATTTTCTGGTGTATTATTAAATAATGCTTTTTGTTTAAATGAAATATAATGGAAAGTATCTAAATAAGGATATTTTCTAAAATCAAGTTTTTTAAGTGTAACTTTTAATTTATGCTTAATATTATGAGATTTTTTATATCCTAATTCTTTGCAGATATTTGAATAAACATGTTCAAACCAATCTTGTGTATAATAAATTCTGTCATGATATAAATTGCCATCGTCACATTTCCAAATTAATGTGCGACCAGCAATTTTATCTTTATCTTCTACATCATAAAAAACTAATAAAGAAATATTCTCTGGATTATGTGTGTAAAGTTTTAACAAATCTTTTTTATCCGACATACAAGAATTGTGAAGAGTGCCTTTACCTTTACAGTAAAAAGAATTTGAATAGCCTTTGATAATATCCTGTCCTGTTAAGATATCATATTTAACTTCAGAGGTGTGAGCCGCCATCCATTGGTTGTGTAATTTTTGAATATCTTTATCTAAAAATTTAAATGGTTGGTTTTTAGGATTTGTTGTAATTTTTTGATTAAAAGCGTTTATTAATTTACCTATAAGACGCCCAAGTTTGATAGATAATTTTTTATTTCTTTTTTTAGAATGTAATTCAACAAAGCCTTGTTTGTCTGATTCTGAAATTATTTCATATTTATCAATCTCTCCTAATTTTAGATAGAAAAGTGGATAAAGATTAATTTGATTCGATAAAAATATACGGAAGCCTCTAGTAATTGAATCATCCGGGTGTTTAAAATTTTTTTCAACTTCTATTTTATGAAAAATAAAATTATCTGATGATTCTTCTAATCTAAAAAACCAAGCATATTTATATTTTGTTTTAATTGGTGTATCATCATACCAATAAGAGCGTTCATTATGTAGTATGTAATATTCATCATCATCTGGTATATGAATTTGTCCTTGAATTATTGTATCATTATAAAAAAATGTAATTTCGTCTCCATCATTAAATTCATTGTTATTAATTTTAATCATATTTGTTAGTAAACATTTAATTTTTATTCTTACAAATATATTAATTAATTTTTACAAAACAAAATTTTTTTTATATTTTTATAAGACTTATATTTAATATATAAATATATGCGTAAATATTCAGAAGAATTCATTAATAATTCGGATATACTAAAAGGAGCAATAATTGGTTTTGAGTTCGAGTTTTACTTGAAAGATTTATCTTTTTATAAAACCTTAGAACTTCTAAATAAAATTTTAAATCCAGTTCAAATTCAAGGCTTTAGACATTATCATCCAGATACTAAACCTACTGATAAATTATTTATTTTAACTCCCGACTTATCAGGTGGTTCAAATATGGTTGAGGTAATTACTGGACCACTTTCTTATTTTGAAGCAAAATATTATATGGTTAAAATTTTGAAATTCATTCAAGATTATGGTTATACAAATGAAAAGGCTTCTATACACTTTAATATATCTTTTGTAAATAAAGATTTGAAAGAGTTAAATATATTAAAAATGATTCTTGGAATGAATGAAGATGAGATTTATACTTCATTTCCAACAAGAAAAAATAATGTTTATGCCAAATCTATTAAAAGAATAATTCCATTTAGAGATTATGATTTTAAAGATATACCAATATCAACTGTTAAAAATAATCTAAGAATACCAGAAGATAAATATTATGGTATTAATTTTCTACATATTAATAAGGATAAAGGAGAGCAAAGATTAGAATTTAGATATATTGGCGGAGATGGATATGAGAAAAATATAGGTGAATTAATTTATTTTTTAGATAAATTTATATTACAAGTATATAGTTGTATTGGTGTTGGATTTACAGAAAAGGATGAAAAAGATTTAGAAAATTATTTAGATAAAAATATTTCTAATTTCAAAACATTTGCTACTTATGAAAATTTTTTAGTTTCTTTTCCAAAGATTAATTTGCAGGTAAATCAGGTATCTGATTTTGAGATAGTTAATACTTTTTATAATCGTATTTTTGGTAAATTATATTCATTGGTTGAATCAACAGATAATTTACAGAATTGTATTTTAAATTGGCTTACGGATCAACAAAGATTAGAGGTAGTTGATGCTGATGTAAAATGTTTAATGAATGTTAATAATGTTGATTTTATAAATTGTAGATTAGAAGGTATTTTTGATAATTGTAGAATTATTAATTCAAAGGTTAATGATTCTCAGTTATTAAAATGTCAGATTAATGGTACTGAAATTAATGGATCAAAAATACTTAATTCATCAGTTGAGAAATCTGAAGTGAAAGATTCATTTGTAATGAATGGATATTTTGATTCAAATATGGAAGGTGGTGTATTTAGAAGCGGAAAACTTGGACCTTATGCTAATATAAGTTCGACTACTAAAATTGTTAGTGATTCAGATAATTTCTTTGATACAAAATTCGGAGAAAATGATAAAAATTCAGATAAAAAATCATTCAAATGAAATATTTAAAATTATATGAAAATTATTGGGGAACAATTGGCGCCGGTATTGTTCCATTTTGCAAAACTACAAAAAAGTTTTTAATTGGATTTCGTTCTGCTTATGTTTATGAACCACATACTTGGGGTGGATTTGGTGGTAAACTTGATATAGACGAAGGAATTGAAGAAGCAATAGAAGAAGCAGCTGTTCGTGAGTTAGAAGAAGAAACTAGATATGATGGAGAAATTAAATTGTTAAAAGGATTTATTTTTACTGATCCAAAAGCTGGATTTGAATATCATAATTTTATAGGTTTAGTTATTGATGAATTTAAACCAATATTAAATTGGGAAAATGAAAAAGCAGTTTGGATGACTTATAAAGAATTAATAGAATTACCAAAAAACATTTTGGATTACAAAGATTCTTAAACGAGTCCAAAGAAATGTTTGAATCGTTAATATAAATTATTTTTAAGAATTATTTTGAAAATACAAATAGAATCTGTATATTTGCTCAAATAATTTTTAAATAAATGTCAGGAATCAAAAAAATCCGAAAAATTAGAAAAAATTACAATGAGGCTGAATTGTATTTTCATCAAGATTTAGATGGTGTCACTTCTTATTTAGCCATGAAATCTTATTTAGAGTCTCATAGAATTAAAGTTAAAGATTCACATGTGATTCAATATGGTAGTTTAGAGTTTAATGTAAAAAATACAAAAGAAGGACGACTTCCTGTTTTAGTTGATTTTGCACATATAAAAGATATATTTGTTATAGCAACAGACCATCATGATAATCAAGCAGGTGCTAATTATAGTATGTCAACTAATTTTAAGAAATCAAGGTCCAATGTTGAAACTATTTCTGGTGAAATTTCATCTTCTGATGTTTTTGAGCCAATTGATATTGAACTAATTAAGACCATAGATTCTGCTGACTTTGTTAAATGGAATTTAACCCCAGAAGATATACAAGAATCTTGTTTTAAATTAGATAAAAAATTAACAGCTTCTCAAAATCGTTTCAAACTTGGATTGGTTGTTAATAGATTATTACTTGCCTTGAAGAATAAGAGAATTAAAGTTTTAAGTTTAGATAAAAAATTAGATCATCATAATCGTAATTTATTAGAATGTTTAGTTAGTGATGCTACACCTAGTTTATATTCACTCTATCTTAATTTAAAACATTATATTAATAATGCTATTTGCTTTGAATATAACCATGATATGCGTTCTTATCATGACCCGGTAAATCTCCCTACACAAGAGCAAATAAAAGAAAATCTATTTAATTATATCTTAACTAGAAAAGAATATGTTTTACAAGGTGAAAACATAGTTAAAAATAATACATTATATTATAATGATGAGTATAAAATAGTTAAGCAGTTTGATATTGGAGAAACTTTTAAAACAGGCTCATATGATAGATATGTTGTATTTAAGAATTTTCCAGAATCAGAATGGGTATGTAGTATTTATAAAATGGGATTAATACAAATTGCTTGTAATCCATTTAATCCGATAAAACATAATATACATCTTGGTGAAATCACAAAAGAGTTATTGGAAAAGTGGAAAACAGTATTTCAAAATTTTAGAATTCCAATTACTGCTGTAAAAAGAATTGCTGAAGAAGAATCATTTAAATTAAAACAAAAATATGCTAATTATAAACCTATTGGATTTACTTGGAATGATTTAATTACTTTTTATGGTGATTCAATTTTATATCAACCAAATCGGATAGATGGAGATTTAAAAACTATTGCTAATTTAGATATAAATAATTTATCAGACACTGAAGTGCAGTATGTTAAACAAACTATGAATAAACTTTATTCAGATTGGAACTTTGTGGAAAGACAAGAAATGATGAATTATAAAATCTCAGCTTATAGTATTTTGAAAATAATGTCGGGAGGTCATTCTTCAATAACTAATTTACAAGGATTTAATTATTTAGAAGAAAGACCTGATGCTATTCAAAAATTTTTTGGTGGTATAAAGATTCAAAAATTTAATCAAAATGGCGAAATGTATTATAAATACATTTCTAATTCTGAAGATTTGTTACATTTTTTTGCTACTGAATACATACAAATACTTAAGTCTGCTTTGAAACAACCGAAGATTGACCTTGTGGGGTAGTTATGATAGTCTGATTATTCTGTGATGTGTCTGACGAATCTGTAGATATAGATACACTGCCATCTGGATTCTGTTTATTAACTACGACATTAGTTTGGTTAAAATCTGGCAATCTCTTATAAGCCCTAGCCATACTATTATTAAATTTTGCAAATAATTCATCTGCTCCAAGTGATCTAGTATTTTCCATAGTAAATTCAGCGGTTATACTTGAAGGCAAATCATTCCAAGAAAGAACCGGACCCATCGTTAGAGTTACTTCTTTTACATACATATCTCCAGAGCTAAATACTGGTCTTCTTGGATTTCCGACTGATATATGCCAATAGCCAGAAGGTGAGCCTGTTAAAGCATTTATAACACCTACAATAGCTACTTTATATTTTCCAATAATTGCCCCTATTGACTTCAATAAATATTGAATTATACTAGGTGCTGGGCCACTTTTTGGGTCACTGGCTTTTTTTTGTGTAGAATTAAATATGTTAGTTACTTGATCCTTAATTTGGTTGGATAAATTGCTTAACACAGATGTAATTAAAGAAACTATATCTTGTAGTGCACTATAAAACGCATTAACATTCCCACTTATAAGTCCAATTAATTTTGATTGAGCTTTTGTGGAAAAATTTTGATTAAACATAAATCTAGCGTTTGACGTTCCAAAACTTAATATATTAGAAACTATATCCATATAAACTAAGGTTGGATCGACTCCATCAATATATTTTTGTTCATATTCAACCTTCATATTTATATTAATTGTTGCTTTTAAACCAGAACCTGCGCTTCCTTTATCTACAGTTGCTCTTCTCTTAGCCTCTTTAATTAAATTCGGGTCACCTATTGGTAATTCATAATCGCTATTATTTGGGTCCATTAAGCCTAATTTGTCCATAATATCTTTTTGCAATTTTTCAGTTAAACCTGGTAATGGTACGGCATTGAAACCTTGTGCAGCAAGACTACCTAAATTTCCCATTCCTGATTTATTATCAGAACTGAGTGACAAATCTTTACCCATATCATTTAAAATAGTTTCAAATGAACCAGCAGCATCTGTCCAGTTTTCACCAAAGGTTATTTTAATAAAATCGCCGTCTGGTGGGACCCAAGAGATTAATGTTGAAAGAGGTCTAGTAGTTGGTGATTGTGCATCTAAAGCTAATAAATCGTTTCCTACCGGAGTCATAAATCTTCTAGCTATCATTAATCTATTGTTTGGATATACACCTAAATTTTTTAAGTAAGCAAAATCAGCATATGAAAGTTGATAAGCAGAACCAGAACCTTTTTTTGTAGACCAATTAACTATAGTAGTCACCGATGTATCTTCAAATTGTGAAAAATCTGTTGAATTATTACCAGATGGATTTCCGTTCGAATCAGGAGAACCTGGAAATGGCGAAAATTGTGTTTGTCCAAATAAAGATTTTAGAAAATTGCTATTACTAGATATGACGCTTCCGTAACCTTTAACTGTCTGCACATTATTTCCTGATGTTGTGTCAGATGTGAAATTCAAAGGTGAATTAGTTTGATTGGACATTTAATATTTTATTTTTATATATTAAATGAATTATAATTCATAAGGAGAGAAACTTCATGTAATATATATTTAAAATTAAGCAAAAACATGAAATTTTTCTGTGTATATGTAAAATCAAGGAAAAAACTTGATAAAATGATAAAAGTTAATCATATCAAAAATAAGTATATAATTGATCTTAAAAAAATACAAGAAGAAGAAGAAATTATAGGAGATAAAGAAAAAACTTATCTAAAGATTATAATTTTTCAAAAAATACAACAAGCATTAGAAAAAAATAAAGATATTTATTATATACCTGATTTTGATATGGATTTTTCCATTGATAAATTACTTAATATTAAGAAAATTTTAGGTGAGGGGAATGAATTTAATGTTTTAGTATTTTATAATGAATTTCGAAAGGAACAAAAAATTTTAGATGATGTATATGCTAATTTAAGTAAATTCAATTCAAGTCAAATAATCCGCGATTATTAATTGGTATGCTTTGAAGAAATTGAAATTAAATAATTATATCAATTTACAATTTTTGTGCAGTTATACTAATAGGTATATTAAAATGTATAAGTGTTAAAATAATTAATATATAATTATTATGATGAGTTTTTATGATTTAAATAATTTAAAACAAGACCCGGAACAAAATAATTTATATAATTTTTTTGCTTCTACTTTTAACTTTATACCAACATTTGTTTTAAGTCAGTATACCGTTAATCCTTGGGAAGAAATGAGAATTGATTTGATTTCTAACAATTTATATTCAAATACAGATTACTGTGATTTTTTATTGGATTTAAATTGCATAGATAATCCATTAAATATAATGTCTGGTGATATTTTATATTATGTTACTCAAGAGCAAATGGATTTTTTCCAAGTTGATGAGAGTAGCGCTGTGTCACTTCGTAATCAATATCTTAATGCAACTAAACTTCAAAAATCCGATCAGAATAGGCAAAATTATGTTGGAAATAATCTAAGTTTACCACCAACATTTTTACAAGAACCAGCTGCAGCTGTTAATATAAAAGGAAGTCAAATAATTTTAGGAGGAAATAGTTAATGTCTAATAATAATACATCGGTTAATTATAATGGACAAATTTTTAAGAAATCATCAGATATAAATAATTTTTTTTCAGGATTATTTGGTGTAGGGTTTCCAGATTGGTTTAATTCACAAATTCAAAGTTTAAATCCATGGACATATGATTATTTAAATAATAGAAAAGAATATTTTGTTGATAAAACAAATTGGAATATTTTTTGGAATAATATACCTTTATTATTCCAAAGAGACACTATTAATTTGATTGAATTTCTATGTTTAAATTCAATTGTCATAAATGAAACAGGTGGTTCATTTATATCTAAGCTTGAAAGTGTTAACAAGTCAGGCAATCCAACTGCTCCAGGTATAGCTTATGAGTTTAATGGTAGTGGTGGCAAATCATCTTATAATACTTCTAAGCCTAATTTAACAGCTTATGCTTGTTTTAATGATCCAAACTTTATTAAGGTTAATGGTACAAAAGGATTAGCAAATATTTTAAAAAATACAACAGATTCTCGTTGGCAGAGTGAATCTTTTCCTTTAGGATTTTCAGGATTAAGTCATGCCGACGAAACTTCTGAAACTGGTAAAGCAAATGGCTTCTTAATAGAAGCAGATTTTTTTAAATTTAGAGGGCGTGGTTATATTCAGATAACTAATAGATCTAATTATAAAAATCTTTTAAATTATGTGCTTTCTTATTCTGGAAATGATAATTCTGTGTTATCTATACAATCAACTTGGAAAAAATTTGGAAAAAATTTAGATACAATTTTAACATGCTCCACTAACAAAGATTGGGATGCTTTATTTCTAAATAAAAATTATAGTTTAGCATTATGGGCAGTCGGTAATTACTTAGTAAACCACTATAGAAAACCTTTACCTATTAGTGCTGATTCTTCACCGAACGGATTGCAAGCTAGTATATTAAATTTTGGAGCAAGTATAAGTGGCGGAAATACTACAGATGCATATCCGAAATTATTTTACCAAAGAGTTATTTCTCAACTAAATTTAATAAATAATGCTCCGACTGTGGCTACACCTTTGCCGATGGCTGCTTCGATGCCAGTAATTAGCCAAACATCTAGTAGAGCAGTAGAAACAAACAGTCAAAATGCAACAAGTCAAACAACCACAACAGGTCAATTATCAAGCATAACTAATATATTTGGCGCGACTATTAAACCTGACCCAATAATAATAGATATAACATAAAAACTATGTAATTTATGCCAATACCAGCAGCCGTAAATCAACAAACTTCAAATAATCAACCAACAGCTTACCAGAAAGAATTTAGTTCTAATCTAGGTAATATTCCATATGTTTATTATAATGGTTTGCAAATTGATTTGGAAAATATTGAAAATTTCAAATTATATTATAGTAGAGGTGTGCCATATTTAAGAATTACATTTTATGATGGGCTCAATTTAATGCGTGATAAAAATATGCCATTAGATAATTCTAAAATAAAAATATTTATAAATCCAAAATCTAATCAATTAAAAGAAATTTTGCTACAATTTAAAATTATAAACTTCAGTAGCACAGGTTCGACATTTACTCTAACTGGAATAATTGATGTTGATTTATTACATGTCATACAATATAAATCCTATTCAAATCTTACATCATATAAGGCATTGCAACAAGTTTGTAAAGAATGTGGTTTAGGGTTTAATACTAATATAGATGACACAAATGATCAGATGACTTGGATAAATACTGGAAGTTATGTTCATGATTTTATTGATGAGATTGTTGATAATTCATATAAATCGGATACATCTTTTTTAGCATATTTTATAGATTATTATTATAATTTTAATTTTGTAGATATAGCTAAAGAATTGGAAAGAAATATAGATGAACAGTTAGGTATAACAGATAAATCTTTAACTGATGCTTTTAATGAAATGGATAAAGATGATTTAACCAGTTTATTTCTTAGTAATGACTCTTCTATGGAAGATACAAATCAATATTTTGAAAGTTATAGAATAATAAATAATTCAACACAAGTTTCTTTAACTTCTGGTTATAAAAACATAATAAAATATTATGATGAATTACAAAAAGATTTTCTAATTTTTAATATTGATTCTTTAACTTCTCAGACTGGCAATAATATAATCTTGAAAAGCGCCCCTCAGGATAATAATTTTTATAATTTGAATATAAATACTTACTATTTAGGTAAATTTGATTCAGATAATGTTCATAAAAATTTTAATTTTGCTTTTGCACAAAATGATAAAAATCTTTTTGATTTGCAAAAGATAGTTTTAGAAATTAACATGAAAAATCCAAATTATGCTATTTATAAGTATCAAAAAATAAAATTATTTATTTCAAATTTAACACCAACACCTACCGCCAATTTATTCAATAATCGTCTTTCTGGTGATTGGTTAATTACCGATATAGAATTTATCTTTGAAAATAGAAAATATTATCAAAAAATAAAATTAATTAAGAGAGAATTAGATTTATCACAAGATGAATTAGATCAAGAACCAGAAATCACAAAACAAAAAGAAACAGGTGACAATACAACAAATCCAGAATTTACTATAAATAATAATCCATTAGTACCACCATCAGCAAATGGTGGAAGCACTAATGCAATACAATCTAATCCGATTGATTCTATATTAACCAAAGATATTTGGAGGCAAATTTATCAAGGTCGTGTTAAGCCTCAAATTATTGAAACTATGTATAATCCAGTTGTTGGGGCTATGCAACAATATCAAATAAATACTCCAAGTAGAATAGCTGCATTTTTATCTCAAATTAATATAGAAACTGGATTTTTAAAATATGTTACCGAATTGGGAAGTGGAACAGAATATGATAATAATCAAAATTTAGGAAATGGTCCAACAGATGGACCCACTTACAAAGGTAGAGGATTAATACAATTAACTGGTAAAAAAAATTATAAAAAAGCTGGCAATTATTTGAATCAAGACTTTATTGATGATCCAACAACAGTTTCCGCGGACAATAAAACACATATTAATGACGCTGATACAACACAACAATTAAACAATTCTGCTCTTGTTAGTATTATTTATTGGTTAAAAATGTCTTCTTGGGGTGATTTGAATAGTTATGCAGATTCATTAAATATAAAAGCATCTTTAAATACTAATGGTACAATACCTCCAAATTCTCAATTTGATGCTTCTTCTTCTGGATATAAAAGGAAGAAAAATAATAATTTTGCAACAGATGTGAATGGAGATAGTAATTTATTAAATTTTACTTTAATATGTTTTGGAGTAAATGGTGGATATAATGGATATAATGATAGAATAAATGAATATAACAGAGTAAGGCAATTTTTTGATTAGACTTGTTATTTATTAATATATAATATATGGGTTCTCTAATCGGGTCATTAAATAATCTTGGAACTTCTTTAAGTACAAGCACTGGGCAGCCAGCAGATGTTAATTTGTCTGGCAACTCTTTTTTAGGTGGTAAAAAATTAGATTTAGGTAATAGTCTATTTGCAAATTTGCAAGGCTATAACGGCGAAACGGTTGAGGGTGGTGCACTATCAATAGTGCAAGCTATACAAAATGATTATTCTTTAAGGAATAATCTAGATGAATGGTTATTTAGACATTATTTAGAAGATCTCGGAATTTCTTATCCTGAGGGATATAATAATACTACTACAAATACACCAGAAGATAATGAAGACCCTGTTTCTTTTGGATATGATATTATAATAAATTTTGCAAATTCTCCATTATTTAATGGTGCAATAGAAGATTTTTGTGATAAATTTAGTAATGTTACAGAAATTAATTCAAGACTTGGAATTATTAAAGAATTTAAAAAACAATTTTTTAAATTCTTTAAAATTGATTCACCAAAACTTACATCAAATGATGCTACTTTGGATACTTATACTATTAATAATAGAAATCCTCAGAAAGCAAGAAGTTATTATATAAAAAAGATTGCTGGTCTTGATAAAATATCAGAGTCTATAAATTCGGATTCACCTTTGCAATTTGTTGAATATAAAAAAGATTATTTAACTTTAACTTTATATGAAGATGTTAGAATCAATATGGGATATTTAGCATCACTTTATAGAATGTTAAGTTGGTCAAGATTGAATGGGAAAAATATGTTCCCTGAAAATTTATTGAGGTTTGATATGACAATAGTTGTTACTGAGGCAAGAAAATTTAATCGTGTTAATAATGGAATTGAATTTGCTGATGTGATTTCTAGATATGTTTATAATATATATGAGTGTCAAATGTTTTTTGAAAAATTATCACATGACGATACTATTGATATGACAGCACTTGAATTATCAAGTGGGTTTGATATGAGGATAAATTATAAATACGCAACATTAGAATTTGACTGGTTGAATTTATACGATTTTACTAATAATTATATTTCAAGTATTTATAATTCAGGATTAAATATTTTAAATAATGCTCTTGCAGATTTTACAACAATTCCTTCAAATGTTACAAATATTTTTTTAGTATCTGGCTCAGCTTCAATTCAAACATCGGTAAATCAAGATGTTTTAAATCAAATTCCCACAAATGGAAGTAGTGATACCATTGTTTATGGTTATTATCATTCTGATTCAGGATGGCGTAATACTTCAATGGGGTCAGCTGATTCGACAGTGTGGCAAGATGATAAAGATACTATTCGGTATGAACTTTTGAAAAAGACATTATCTAATATAAAACAATCTCTTAATCAAAATACTGGATCTTTAATTTCTGGATTTACAAACGATGGTTGGAGCTATAATATCACAGAATCGACGCAGAATAATAATTTATTGGGTTCGTTATTAAATCAAGTTATAAGTTCTTTTGTTAGTAATTTAAATTCTGGTTTCACAGATGACGGTTGGACTTATAATATTGCTGCTTACTATGTAAATAGAACATTTAATTCAATAAATAATACTATATCAAGTGCTCTAGGTTTAGGCTTAACAAGTTTAAATACTACACAACATGGATCAAATATTTCCGCTGAAACTTTTGATGGATTACAAATCGATTCCAAAGATTGGTTATCAACACATCCAGATATTTTTAATTCAAAAATTGCTCCTCAACTTACTTTAGGAAAAGATGGTTGGAAAATAAATAGTATATGATTGAAAGAATTAGTAATAAATTATATGTAGGTGTTGTGGAAGACAATTCTGATCCAAAACATCTTGGTAGAGTAAGGGTAAGAGTACAAACTATTTTTGACAATATACCTACTTCTGACATACCATGGGCTATGCCTTATAAAGATGTAAATGGTAATGTATTTAACATGCCAGAAGTTGGTAAAGTTGTCGGTGTTATATTCAATAGCGGAACTATTTATAAACCAGAGTATATTTATGCAGAACATTATAATATAAATCTTGAAAATAAGCTATCTTCCTTATCCGATGATGATTATATAAGTTTTAAAGCAGTTTTATTTGATCAATCAACTCAAATATGGAGAACTAAAACTGATGGTTTGAAAATTGATCATGAATATTCAAATATTAATTTAGATTCAAATGGTAATATAAACCTTAATGCAAGAGATAATAATTCAAAGGTTAATATTGGCTCATCAGATGCATCGGAAGCAGCTATTTTAGGTACTACGTTTTTAGAATGGTTTGATCAAGTAGTACAATTACTGCTTACTAATGCCGCTTTATTATCGGGTGGTTCTCCGGTAACATGCTCACCCGATTTAACTAATTTATTAACAGAATATCAAAATTCAAAAGAATTAAAATATTTATCAAATAATGTTTGGATAAATGAAAATGGGGAGATACTTGAGCAAACAAGAGATTATATAAATCAAACTGGTGATAACTGGCAATCGACAACAGAAACTAATATCTTGTCTTCTGTTCAGCCTACACCATATACTCCGCAATCAAGACCAGAAACTGGAAGACCAATACAAACCGATAATAGTGTGCCTAATGATACTTTTACGCAAACTATCACCTCTGAAGCAAATGGTGGCTCAACTATAACAGCAGTTTCTAATTATTCTAATGGTCAAATACCTTCGAATGTTATGAAACAAAATAAAAATCTTGCTAAAAATCTTACAGGTGATGCTGCTTATCTTATGTCAGAAGCTTCAGATTCGCTTGATTTAATGATTGCTGCTTTTAATTTTGCTTCGTTTTCTGGGAAACAAAAAATCACATTTACTGATGGTTACAGAAGTTTGGCAAGGCAACAAGCACTTTTTGATAAATATGGTTCTACAAGAGCGGCAAAACCAGGAACTTCGAATCATGGATGGGGCATAGCAATTGATATGTATTGGGGTGTAAGAACCTCTATGTATAAAGACTCAAATAAGAGAACCTCTGGATATAAGCATCCAAATTATATTTGGTTTTTAAATAATGGTTGGAAATGGGGTTGGATAAATCCGGCAAAATTAAGAGATAATTCTGGCACTGACGAATGGTGGCACTGGGAATATCATCCAGAACAAAAAGGAGTAAATCCATTAATAAAAGACCCAGTTGCTCAATCTTATTTGGGCAATTTTACAGCAGATGATATTGCAATTATAAAGGCATCAGGGGGCACATTTACTTAAGATATATAAATAAAAATTAATAAGATGGCGTCAACACAACAATCAATCGATAATCAAATACACGGGGTTATGCAGACTCTTGAAAATGATATTTTACTGGGTAAAATATTTGACGGATTAGGATTGTTATTATTAATTGATGCTAATATATTAAGCCCAAGACAAATTGCCAAAAAAATTACTTCTTATAGTATAAATCCTTCTACAGGTGTTGGATATACAGATCAAGAATTAAATTTGATTTATTATGGACAAGATTTAACACAAGTTTATCCAGAATATCAAATACCTTTTCAAGATGAGCAAGAATATATGGTTAATTTTGATGGAAATCCAGTTGATATAAGAGATCAAGTTAAAGATAAAATACATGAAATAATAAGAGAAACTAGAAAGGAATTGATGAATTTTGAAATTCAACTAAAACATCTTATTAGTAATATACCAAGAGCTATAACACAAGCTGTTACTTCTATCTTAAGTGTGACAACTCCACAAGTTACACTACCACCTTTACCTATGATTGTAAGTAATCCTGCTGCTACTGCACAGGTTGCTGGAAATCTTCATAATACAGCTTTGGTAATTAGGAAAATAGTTTTAGAGGCAATTTTAGCAATAAAAATATTTTCAACTTTACCAAAATTAACAGTTGGAGAATCTTTTAATGCAAATATTTTAATTCCGCAAGTTTTACCTAATACATCTTTAAATCGTGCTAAACCAATTAAAGTTCCAATTAATTTTTCAGTTCCACAAATTCCTAAAATTAAATTTTTATTATCAGACACAATTTTAAATTTATTTTATGATGTTTTGTCAATAATTTTGTCGATTTTACAATTTGCTGCTGATATCGTGGTTGCTTTAGACACTTTGGCTGTTGCTTTAGAAACTGCCACAGCAGCATTGAATGGTTCGTTGTCTACACTTTTAGCTGAGCAAGCTTCGCTTTATGCCATGCAAAATGGCATAAGTCAAGTGATTGGTAATCTAAAATCTACTTTACCTGCGGGTGTTAAACTTTCGTCACCTAAAAATATACCATCACCAAATCCTGTAAATTACTCAGATTCATCATCTGGTCAACCTGGTAATCAATCTGGTAATTCAGGATCACAATCAGAAACGGGAGCTGCATTATTAACTAATACTTCAAATGAAGCAACTAATACAATTAATCAAGCATCAAGTGTCACTGCTAGTTTGCCTCAAACGATTCTATCTGCTTATACATATGATAAAAGCGGTAATCCGCAATTATATGCTACGTTCTCCAATTTTATCTTTACTGGACAACTTGGAATTCAATTAGGTAGTGATAAATCAAATCTTGTTATTAGTGCAAGGTGATTAGTCAAAAGATGATTAGAGATTAATTTTAATTAATTTATATGGATATTTTCTTTTTATATAAAACTTTTCTCTTTCTAAAAATTGTTTATAAAAGATATTTTTTGGATCTTTTTCAAATATATCCACCAAATCAAAAACATTAGCGGTATTTTTCCCACTAAATAATCTTAAAATACGACCTATTGATTGTATTATTATTTGCTCTGATTTAAATGAATCAGCAAAAATCACATTAAAAAGATTTTTAATTGATACACCAGTAGAAAGAGTTCCAAATGATGCAACAAGTATTCTTATTTTACCATCATTTAATTCCATTTGTTTTTTTATTTCTTCTCTTTTTTTGCCATTAATTTCTCCATCAATATAAAAAAATTCTTTATCTGATAATTCTTTTTGTAATTTTTCAAATATTTTCTGTCCATATTCAATGGTATGAAAAAGAATTAAAGTATTATTATTACATTTTTCAACAATCTTTTTAATAAAATCTAATCTTTTATCAGAAACATGTATATATTCTTTCTCAATTAAATAAGCCGCTTGTCCAGCACCTTGTTTTTTAACATAGTTAATCTTATCATTAAACTCTTTATCATTATGGTTTAACATAAGCACTTTAATATCCATTGGTGTTATGATTCCTTTTTCAATTAAAGTTTTTGCTTCTACATTAGAAATAATTGGACCTAAAACAGATTGTATATAAAGTATTTCCATAGTTTCTTCTGTTGGAAAAGTTCCGGATACACCGAATCTATTATAAGCATGTCCAAATGTTTTGGATAATATTGATTTGAGACTTTTTGATTTTGCTGTGTGACATTCATCTACGGATACCGTGTGAAATTGTTCGAAAAAATCTTTTGGATAATTTACTAATGATTGATAAGTTCCAATACATATATTAGGATTTTCAGAATTAGAATGTTTTCTAGGTCTATCAGACATTATTTCTTCTATTCTTATCGGCTCTTCTTTTTTAATTTTGCTAATTCTTTTAATTTTCATTTGCTAATTCTTTTTTTAAAATTTCATTAATCTTTTTAATATTCCAATATGGAATTCTAATTAATTTTTCATTATTTACTTTGAGTAATTCTTCTTTTAATACATCTCTGTGTTTTTGATATTCGAATTTTTTTAATCCACCAAAATATTCAATCGGTTCAAAATGCTGTTTACCATCAAATTCAATAAATATATTTTTTTCGGGGAGATAAAAATCAAAGTAGAACCCATATTTTGGATATTGTTGATTAAATTTATAAAAATTTTCTTCTAGAAATATTCTTATTGTTTTTTCACCCTTTGTTTCTTTACATATAGGGCATCCTTTGCTATAATTTAAATAATATCCCGCTTTTTGTTTAAAAATTCCATGTTTATCACAAGTTGCACTTATATATTCATTGATTCCTTTATATTCTGTTATACTATGATCTATTTCGGGATATCGCAATTTGCAAATATTTAAAAATTCATCATTTGTATATTTTTTACTTTCTATTCCACATAAATTACAACCATGTCCTGATAATAAAATTTCTGGTTTAGATGAAAAGTCTCCGTGTTTATTACAAGTTATTATTACCTTATTTTTGAAGTCTATAAAATTACATTTTTCAAAAGAATAGTTATTAAATTTATTCTTTAAGCATTCAATAAAAAAATTATTATCATATTTTTTTTTCTTAGAACATTTTCTACATCCATATCCAAGTAAATGTTTATCTTTTCTTATTGTAAAATCTCCATGTAATTTACAGGACACAATTATATTTTCTTTATTTAAAAATCCGTCTTTATACGAATATTTATTATTATGTGTTGTTAATAATTTATTTCTTAAATCATTTTCATCCCATATTTTACCTTTACAATAAATACAAGCTTGTCCATCTAAAAGTTGAGTAACTCTTATTAGTTTTTCGCCGTGTTTACATTTCATCAAAATTTTTGATTTAGTGTTGACATAACCGGAAAAATCAAATTCATAATTTTTGTGTAAATTTAAAATCTTAATCTTAACCTCTTCTATTGAATATGAATTACTACAAATTTTACAACCTTGACCTTTTATATGTTTTGCAGCAGATTGTAAAAACCCCCCATGTATTTTGCATTTTATTATTGATTTATTATGATAATTTTTGTAAATAAAATTATCATAATTATATCTATCACCATGTAATTTAGTGAAATCTATCAGTATTTCTTCTCTTGTTTTTTTCCTCATATTTCGTCAGTGCTTTTTAATTCATAACAGAAAATTTCACCTCTATTTTTTGTTAAAATTTTTTCACCTGGATTTTTTCTTAAAATTGTACCATCTTCCAATTCTAATTCTATTTCATAATCATATATATTATTAATATTATTCTCCCCATAGAAGTTTTTTAGAAAGTCATCATACATTTGTGTCACCAATGAGATGGAAGGCACAATTAACAACATTTTAGCATCTTGATTAAGATGTGTTATAGTATAAAAATAAACAATAGAAATAATTAAAGATTTACCACCAGAAGTGGCAACTTCTGCCAAACAATAACGATTTTTTAAGATTTTAAATGCAGTTTCTATTTGGTGATCATATGGCATAAATGGAATCCATTGTTCGTCTTTTTTAACTTTATGATTTTTAAAAAATTCTTTACAAAAGTCTTGCACTGATTCTAATGTAACATTTCTATTAATAGGAAATTCTTCTTTATTTGTAATAGTGAATTTTGCACCTATTATTTGACACGCTTTAAGACATTCTTTCCATAGACCTTGATTTATTTTACCACCATTAAAAACTGAATCTTTACCGTCCCAATACCCTGCTTTAAATGCAGGTGTAAAGCGATATCCCTTAGGATTTCTAGTAAGCCATATATCTAATTGATGATATTCGGTTCTTGTTGCTTCTGTCACAACAAGTTTTTCAGTTTTCGGATCATATTTTAGTTCCATGCAGATTATATTAAAAAAAGTTATAGTGGTTTAATATATATTCTATATGAAATATTTAAAGTATTTTGAAGCAAAAGTAATACACTTTAAAACACCATATGCTAATTACCCAACTTATAGGATAATTAATTTTGAAAAATTAGAACCTTTAAAAGATTCTGATATAATAATTGTTTATCACGGATTTTATAGCAAATCTGATGTTGAGATTGCATTAACAAAAGGATTATCTGGGCAAGAAATTGCTAGAAGAGTTTATAGCTACGAATCAGGCAATAATAAAAAAGGATTATTTGTTTCAATAGATTTTAATAGTGTTAAAAGATTTGCATCATCTGGTATAATTATAGAATTTGCTACTAAAGTATCTGATTTAGAATCACCTATGTGGGTAGGTGGAAGATATTTCAAACAGGGAGAATATACCAAATCTTTTACTGATTGGAATAATGAAACAGGAACTTCTGAACAAAGAGAAGAAGAAAGATTAAGAAAAAGAAAAGAAGCAAATAATAGTGAATATAATTATATAAGATTAAGTGATAGACCAGAATTAGCGCAATCTTTATATTTAGAATCTGAACACCAAGCACTTTTTACTGGCAATTTAAATCCAAATATGATAAGAGCAGTTTGGTATAATCCAAAAAACAGATATGATGATAAGTGGGAAAGATTGTCTAGAAAAGAGTTTATTGAGAGGTTCAATATAAAAAAAGAAAAAGGACAATACCCTAATCGTGAATATTTACCTAATGATGAATTTACAATAGAAGATTTTAGGAAAAGATGTATTGAATATAGTAATGATGAGAATGAAGGCGAAGAAATATTTCAAAGTTATTTAAAACACTATCTTAAAGATAGATATGCTAATAGATTTGAATTAAAACAAATGGGGTTTTTCCCAAAACAAATTGAAGAAATACTTCGTTTAAGAAATAGTGGTGAATTTCAAAAATGGATTAAAAATTAAACATTCTAATTAGAATGTTTAATTTTTAATCCATTTTTCTTTTTTTAAGAAATTTTTCTTTTTTTAAGAAAATTATAAACTAATTTTTTATACCAAGGTAAATCATCAATAAGTTTTACATTTATTAATTCAAACATATATTGTGAAGTTGGTGAGTATTCTTCAATTGCTCCTATCCAGGTAATATGTTTAGTATCAATTTGAATATCATTTTCAATCAAAGCTACGCCAGCTAAATTATTTTGACTACTATATCTTCCAACTAAAATTATATCATCATGTGAATCATAATTTACAAAAACAGATAACCCCATTACATTTCCAATTTGTGTTATAACTTCATATTCTTTAATTTTGCCATTTGTATCATAAATAAATCCTGGTATATTTTGAATTAAGTGAACTAATTTTGGACTAATAACCATAAAAGTAGCCGGACCAATTCTATTATTTACTGCTATACTATTACCAACATGCATAATTCTTGTTATTAATCTTTTTGCATCAATATCATTATTACCAATAAGTATGTCAGAATTACTGTTTATCCATCTTAATAAGAGTTTAGATTTAGGTTTTAATGTAGTTTTTCTTATACTTTTATCGTTAATTGTCGCTAATTGAATATATTTGTTGAATAGTTTAGAAATTAAAGTATTTATTAATATAAAAGTATTTTTTTCATCTTTTGTAAAGATAATTTTATCACAATAAATATCCTCTTGTTTTATTTTTAATCCAAATTCTTTCATTGGAAAGCCATTTGGACCATTTGTTTCACCAAGATCGATTTGTTCGATATATGAAATTGAAGCTTTTGTTTCAGGTGCTTTATAAAAATAAGCTGTATTTAAAAATTCGGAATTTAGATAACTTTTTGAGTTCATTTGTCATATTATTTTTTTCTTGGTTTAATAACTTCGTCTATCATACCATAATTTTTAGCCTCAAGAGAATTCATCCAATAATCTCTATCAGCATCTTGCTCAACCTTTTTAATATCTTGACCAGTTTTTTCTGATATTATCTCATATAATTCTATTTTTAGCGTATTTATTTCTTTAGCATCGATAGTAATATCCGAAGCCTGATATACGCCATAAGAGCCAGACATTGGTTGATGTATCATCGTTCTTGCACGTTTTAGAGATTTTCTTTTTCCATTTGAACCAGAACAAAGAATTACTGCTGCCATAGAAGCTGCTAATCCAGTATTAATAGTTATGATATCAGGACGAATAAAATCCATAGTATCTAAAATGCCAAGTCCATCATAAACAGAACCACCTGGTGAATTGATATACATTTTTATATCCTTTTTATGATCTAATTGTTCTAAATAAAGAAGTTGATTTTTAACTAGTTCAGAAGTATAATTATCGATTTCATCGTTTAAAAAAACAATTCTATCATTTAGCAATTTGGTATAAATATCTAACATAAAACCTTTTTCGTTGTCTATAATAAAGTTAGAGTTATTATGTATTGATTTCCTAATAATGCTTTCAGGAACTTTGGAGTAAAGAAATTTTTGATAATCTGATGCTAATTTTCTCATATTTCTTATATTAATGTTTTTTCAAAAGATTAAATTGTAAAATTAATTTTTAATATATAAAAGAAAAAATATTAATATGAAATTAACATTTGAAATGCATGGTTATACTATCGTCATAGAAGAGACTGAAGAAAATTTAATTAAAGTTTCGGCTGAAAAAGATGGCGAAGAAGTTGAATCTTTTGAGCTTGAAGGCGGTGAAGATCATCCAGGACACGAAGAAGAGCTTCCGGAAGCTGGCGAAGAAAGTGGCGAAGAAATCAAAGGTGAAACACCTGAATCTGATTTTGAAGAAACAGAAGAAACAGAAGAAACAGAAGAAAAGCCTATGGGTGAATCTAAATTATATAATTTCTCAGATTTCCTAAAAAGGAAATAAAAGAATAAATGAAAAAAAAATTACGAAAAGTTAAACTTTTCGTAATTTTTTTTTCATTATTCCTCTATCTGTTCAATTATAATTTTTTGTCCATAAGACCAAGGAGAAATATAAACTTCCAATTCTTCGCCATCTTCATCTTCTGTAATTAAACAGGGCTCTTGTTCAAATACTTCGCCTATTCCATCGCTCCATTGTCCTTGTGTATATTCAGATAATATCTCTAATTCATCATTTGTTAATTTTTCGTTGCAATGATATTCGGTTATAGTCCATAAATTATTATTCTCGAAAGAGAAATGCATATAACCATTATTTACTTTTTTATTAATTAAAGATTGCTCATTTTCTCTATCCTTATATTTACCCTGAAAATATTCGGTAAATTCTTCTTGACAATCAATACCATCAAGTTCAGACAAATCATAATGATCTGTTTTTGCTATTCCTTTTACTATAATTTTATAACTCATATTGTTTTATACAAAAATAAGAAAATTTTTTGAATTAACAAATTTTTGTCATGTATTTTTTAAATTTATATTTAATGGTAATCTTATTATAGATTTTAATATATAAATTAAAATTTGTTGATTTGATAAAATAATACTATCTTTACAACAAATAAAAAGTATGAAAAAAATAAGCAATTATGCTTCATTCATTAAGCAAAATAAATTAAAGTATTATTCATTTGACTGGGATGATAATATTTTACATATGTCGACTCCTATTCATATGGATAAGTTAATTGAAGGTAATTGGGAGCCTATTTCAGTTTTTCCTTCTGAATTTGCTCATATTCGTAATAATTTAAATTTCAGAAACAGAGAAAATAATCCTCATAAAGCTTATGAAGAATTTAGAGATATAGGACCAAGAGGTAATATGGCTTTTTTGCTTGATATGCAAAAATCAATTTCTGAATCAAAATTTGGTCCTTCTTGGAATAAATTTATTCAATGTTTAGTTGAAGGTTCTTTATTCTCTATTGTAACAGCAAGAGCACATGAATATCAAACACTTAAAGAAGGTGTTAAATGGATTATAGATAATTGTCTTATAAAGCAGCAACAAGATTTAATGTATGAAAATTGTCAAAAATTTCTTCAATTATTTGAAGGTAAATCATTTGTAAGAGAAAATAATATAAATATATCGGATACTAAATTAATAAACTATTACTTAGATAAGTGTAAGTTTTATGGCGTTGGATTTCCTTTTTCAAATTCATTCAAGTCTGAATTTAATTTAGATCCTTCAATTAAAATTGAAGAAGCAAAGAAAATTGCATTAGATAAATTTTTAGAAATTTGCAACTCTTATGGTAAACAATCTAATAGAAATGTTTCTGTTGGGTTTTCTGATGATGATAAAAAGAATATTGAACATGTAAAAAAATTCTTTGAATTTAAATCAACTATCTATGATAGAATGAAATTAAATATTTATGATACATCTAAACTATCTAGTCATAAAATTAGATTTGAGAATGGTATAAAAGAAGATATGGGTCCATCTTCCTCTGGTAAAGAAAATTCTATTTTATTATATATGAGTCCTAATTCTATGCCAAATACATTACAAAATGCTACTAATGATTGGAGCCAACCAAATTATACACTTTTACAAAAATCAAAAGTAGCTACTCTGTTAACAAAAGATGTTGTGAAAAAGAAAGCCAAACTTAAAAAGAAAAATGCAAAATCTAAAAGTAACAATAATCCAGCCTGATATTATTTGGGAAAATAAGATTTCTAATTTATTAAAATATGAAGATATTATTAAAAATATAACATCCAATCCGGATGTTATTATTTTACCTGAAATGTTTACTACGGGATTTACTATGGAAAATAAATTATCCGAAAAATCTTGTGGATATACTGTTGAATGGATGAAAATAATGTCTATGAATAAGAATGCTCATATAATGGGTAGTGTTATAATAGAAGGTGATGATGGAAACATATATAATCGATTATTATCAGTTAAGGATAATTTTATTGAATTTTATGATAAGAAGCATCTATTTGCTTATGCAGGTGAAGATAAATTTTACACTGCTGGAAATCAAAGAAAAATAGTTAATATAAATGGTTGGAGAATACTTTTACAAATATGTTATGATTTAAGATTTCCAGTTTTTTCTCGCAATCAAGATGATTATGATGCCATTGTTTATGTGTCCAATTGGCCAGAAAAAAGAAACATGTCTTGGAAAATACTTTTAAAAGCCAGAGCAATAGAAAACCAAAGCTATGTAATTGGGGTAAATAGAGTTGGCACAGATGGCAATGGACATAATTATTTAGGAGAAAGTCAAGTAATAAATCCACTTGGTAATATAATTTGTATTTCAAATAAACCCGAAATTATAGACGTTGAATTGGATTTAGATTATTTAAAAAAAATAAGAATTGAACTACCTTTTCTTAAAGATAGAGATTTTTTTGATTTAAAATAAAATTAATTTATTTTATCATCTGGTTCTGGTTTATCATCTGGTTCTGGTTTATCATCTGGTTCTGGTTGATTATCTTTTTTATCATCTGTAACGTCTTTAGCTGCTTCTGCAATTTTTCCGTCTGATTTTTTAAAAATGCTTTCAGTCATATTAAACCCAAATAATCCAGCTACTACAAGTAATAAACCATTATACATAGTATCCGGGCATATCCATTTGTTATGTGAGGCAGCTATAAAAGCTAATATTATACAAGAAAATAATGTTATAAGTGCTGCAAATCTTTTTGAACTTAAAGGGCTGTTGGCACTTAATAAATCAAGTAAAAACTTTTTCATGTTAAACAATAATTTTTTATATGATATATATTATATAAAAAAAATAAAATTCATGAAAGTGGATTCTGGTGAATAATGTTTGGAAAATTAAAAGATGATTTCCAAAAATTAAAAAAGATTTTTAAAGCAAAAAACGAACACTTTCTAAAAGCTGATTTCGTTTTTTACAAAAGATGGAAATTACTAATTAAATTATTAGTTTATTTTAATAAAAATTATGTAAGTTGTGAAATTGCTAGAAAACGATTCAAATCACATCGTAATTTTATAGTTATTGGTCTTAAATGGAATGGTAAAAACGTTAAACGTAGAACGATAGGTTTTGCTAAAGAATTTGTAAATTCTAACAAAAACGCTAAGTGTATTTATTGTGAAACTAAATTAACAGAAGAAAATGCGACAACAGATCATATTATTCCAATTGCCTCTGGTGGAAATAATTGTAAAGTTAATCTCATGGTTTGTTGCCAGCCATGTAATTCTGAAAGAGGAACTATGCCTTTTAATAAGTATTTAAAGTTAAAAAATGAAAAATATAAAAAAAGTAAATACACCTTTATATAAATTAATTTTTCCTTGGAAAATTATGTTCGATACTTTTAATATAAAACAACGACAAAAAGATGTTGCTTCACATTTACGCAGTGTTTCACACGATCCATCTGGATATATAACTATTAGATTTCATAATTCGAACAATATTTCTGAAATTCAGAAGAATTGCATGGATGACTTTTCAATTTATTCAATTTATAAAAAAATTAATATTAATTTATTAATTGTTAATGATGATTGTTCCTCTACTTTATCTATGTTGGCAGGCGCAAGACTCTGTGATGTAAATTATGATAAATTTGAAATTGAATTTTATTTTGATGCTTATTTTTATATGGAAGATTCAGTAGAGGCAATACCTTATATTGGGGATATAAAAATTAATCAAGCAATTGATTAATTTTTATATCCATTTTTTATAAGTTTTTTGTTTCTTTGGAATCCATTTTAAATCATAAACATCTTGACTGAAAAACTTATCTAATTCTAATTTTTGATAAGGATTTTGCACTAAACATGCTAATTTGTTTAAATCTTTTACTTGTGAAATCCGATACATTAAGGAATAAGGATCTGTTGCTTTTTTCTTATCAACTATTTCTTCGAATAATTTTTTCCAAAGAAAAATTTTCCAACCTGCTTTAATCTTTTCTTCTGATTTTAAGAAACCTGCTTCATCATTATCAAAAAAATATTGAACATCTAAATTGTTATTTTCTAACAAACTCATATTAGTATTAACACCAACAACACCAACTGAATTAGGATAAAATAAAGAATCTAAATATCCTTCAAAAACAGTTATAGTTGATTCAAAATCTATATTTAGAATATTAAAGAAATAACTTAATTTATTATAAATTAATAATTGATTCAAATCAACCCCTTCAATTTCTTCTTCATTAATCTTGTTAATCCATTTATAAAGAGTTTCAAAATTATAGATTTTAAAACTTCTAAATTTACCAGATTTTAGATTTCTAGTTTGAATACCAAGTATTTTATCGTCTTTTCTATTTAAAAGAACCATTACCCATTCATATCTATCTTCATTTAACCAATTCTTGGCTTGATAAATATTTTTGTGCATAGATTCAGTAATTCCTCTTTCTAAGAGATAATTATAAACTAAACTGCCTCTTATAAGTGGTTTAAATTCGCTAAGTATAGATTCGCCAGAATTAAATAGCATTTCTAAATCGGAAAGGTTTAGAAGTTCGTCTATATTAATATCGGACATATCAGATTTGTAATCTGAATTACTAACTACCTGACTCAAATACTCAATCATTTCCATCTTTTTAGCTGGATCAATTTGTATTTTAAATTGGTTACATAATTTGTTTAATGACGAATTAAATCCACAATTAAAACATTTAAAGAATAATTTATCAAGAAATAAATTACCTCTTTTTTTTGCTGCTGAACGAGCTGAATCACCACAAACTGGGCAACAAAAATTAATACGATTATCGTATGATATAATATTTCGTCTATTTTCAGCGGTAAATGCTTTATTTAATATTGTTTGAACTAATGATTTGACGTATGTTAAATCCATAAAAATTATATCTTTAAAAATAAGTAAGTTGTTACTTAAAAATAATATATATGTTTATGAGATATTTAAAAAGTATAAATGAATTATATAAATCTCCCGGTTATTTGAATAGAATTTCCACACCTGATTCAGAAACAGGTGATATAAATCTATCAAGATTTGTGGAATGGACTCCAAAATATACTCAAGGATGGGAATTAATGGGTATGCATGAAGTTGATGAAGATGGTTATGAATTATCAGATAGATATATTGCAATTGATAAATTTATATTTGAACAAAACTTAAGTGATGAAGAAATAAATACTATTAAACTTTCAATTACGGCTGCATTGGGTCAGATTGGTAATGCTAAATGGATTGATGGATTTAAATTTGAATATAATAAAGCCAATGCTATAATATGTCTTGGTAAATTAGGTTTAATTTTTAAAAACAGGTATTATACACCAGTTTTTAGGATTTCAAAAAGAGAAGGTAGTTTATTTTGGATCGTAGCTGATTTTTATAAAGGTAACCAAATTGCTAGAAGTATTATGGTTACAAAATCAGATATTTCGAATCATGAATTAGAGAGAAATTCTATTGAAATACAAAATGCACATTATCGTAAAGAATTTGAAGAAGAAAATAAAGAAAGACGCAAAGAAGGAAAGTCATTATTGTTAAAACCAAAAGAAGTTAAAGATGAAAGAAATTTTGTTAATCAATTATCAATAGTAAGAGACACAGGTGAAAAACAATTTTTCGTTATTTATATTGATATATCAAAATATGATAGAATACAATTTGCTAAAAAAATGACTGGTGCTGATATAACATTAGAATCGCCAAGAACGGTTGCTGTAAAAACATCTAAAAAAAGAGAATATGTTAAATCTGGAAATTATTTTTATTTTGATGTAAATAATGATCCTAAATATAAATATCTTTTAGCAAAAAATAAAGATTATCCAGAAAAATTAAAAGAGGTGAAAGATTTAGGTGGAAGAATGAAAGTTATTTTATATGAAGAAACACCAGGTGTGTTTAAATATGCCACGATAAAAAATATAGCGGCAACTGCTCAAAATTTAAAATCTAATTCATTAACACTTATTTTAAGTGCAAATAAAGTAGAAAAAATTCTAAAATTAGAATCGGGTGTTAAATTAAGAATACCTGTTTTAAATACCGATTATACAGATAGATTTGATTTATTTGAAGTTGAAGTTGGAAAAGTTGATCCAAAAGATAAAAAGAAAATACCAGTAATTAGAATACAAAAATAAATAATATTTAATTGCTTATTTTTAATCTTCTAAAATCTGATCAATTTTATAGTTTCTCAAATAAGCAATTAAATAAATTATAACTTTTGCCATTTATTATTTCATATCTATTTTTTGGATTTCTCAATATGTTATTATTCAAAGTCCAGACAGCATTTGAAGCATATAATATCTCAGTTGGTGTTATTCTTAAATAAGGAGGATTAGTTAAATCTAAATTCATATTTGCTAAGAAAATTGCTATATTATTATAATTAAAACAAAATTTATTCAATTCTACTGAAAAAACCCTTTTACCGCCAAAATTTTTTGGGTTTGGCAAATTTTTTAAATCAATTAAAAATACCTTATTTGAAAAATTGTATTTTTCAATATCTTTATATGTTTCTATATTTTCCAAAGTAATAAATTCTTTTGATTTTAATTTAGAAAAAATATCTTTGAGAAAGATATTTAATAATTCTTCAGACTCAAAAGTAGAACCAAATGTAAAAATTCCATTATGACAGTCTATTAAGTTTGCTATTTGTATGCTTATTTCCACTACTTTCTAAGATTTGGTTTTGTTTCTCTATTTCGACCATTTTTTCTAAAACTTTTTCCGAAGCTCTTTTTATTTTACGCATTTGAAATAAAGTTTTTTCTGAACTTTCATAAAGCAATTTGTAATATGACTCTGGATTTGTAGTTTTTAAATCAACAGATATATAATCATAAGTTACTTCATCAGGTTGAAAATCAAAATAATCAGAGTTCATTTCTGATTGCATTTTATCTTGCGTTAGATCTAATCCTATTGTTTGTGCTGCTATTTTTATATTATTAGGTAATTCTTCTTCAAATGGATGATTAATAAATTTCCATTCTTCTGTAGATTCAGGTTTAACATCATAAATTAAAATATCGTTTCCTTTTTTTGATTTGAATAAGTTTTTAATTTTTTGTAACATAATTTAAATTTTATTTTGTAAATATAATTGGTTTGAAATATATTCTGAATAAGCAATAGATTCGTCTATTTGCTTACAAAGATACGAATTAATTCCGTAATAATTCATATAGTTTTTATAAGTATCTGTTTCTTCCACAGTTAATGGTATATACTCTATATCCTTTAAAATAGAATCTATTTTTCTATCTCTATTAACCGCTTTTAATTCTCTTTCTATTTCTTTAGCAAGAAAAATATCTTTTTCGTAAATATCAGAATGCATAGTTATATTAAAATTCCCATTCATCCCATTTTTGTTTGTTAAATTCATCATCTGTATAATCTTCATCAGTTTCTTCTTGTTTTTTCTTTTGTAATGAACTACCAAATATATCCAATACAACTGATAATCTTTTTGTTATTTCTGGCATTCCTAATGGTTCTATAATTGAATTGATAGGAGATAAGATACATTTATCAAATTGTTCGTCTAAATCTATTTCAGGCGCAATTTCAATAGGATAAGAACCACGATTAAATGCGAATACCGAATTAATTTTTTTATTCTTACAATAATAATATTTTATTTTAGAACCAGATTTTAAGAATTCATATTTAGATTGTAAATCTTTATTTTTATATAACAACCAATTATAATAAGCGGAAGCTTTTACCGCAAAATGAGCACCGTTTACAAATAATAATTTATTTTTATCATCCAAAACTTTTTCATTATAATTAGAGCAACTAGATTGCATACTAATCTCATCAATTCTATCCGGAACACATAAATCAAATTCTTTTTTAAGATTTTTAACCAATTTAAGTAATTCCCGAATGTTAAAAGTATCTGGGTGACTAAATAAATATTTAATAATATCTACGATTTTATCTCTCGCAAATGATGGTGTAGAACGTCTAACTAGCTCAACTCCCTTTGGATAGATATAATTTAATCTTTCATAAGGTATGCCATCTTCAAATACTATGTGTTGAATATATTTCTTTTTGGCAATATAAATAACAGATTCACTAATTCTTTCTAATTCAAAATCTTCTTTATTTGTAACTCCATAACTTTCAGCATATTCTTCAAGACATTTCTTAAAATATCCAGCATAACGATAATAGTCAAGTCCATGTATATAATCTAATTCATAAGACCAGTTCCATTTAAGTTTTGATTCTAATTTATTATCATTGATAAACTTATCAAAATCACGATTTTTGATCCATTTACCATCCGCTATAAATAATTCTATTTCATCTAAATTTTGAATATCGGACAAATTTTCATAAATACCTAAACAATTAGGATTATCTGATTTAATTTCTTCTCTACCTTTTAGAATTATATGCTTTTTAGTTATTTTATCTAAATTAGAAAAGAAAAGATTTTTCCAATCTGAATGTGTTATTGCTGGTTTAAATGATACGAATAAAGAATCTGTGTCAGCGTAAATGCTAACTGGCTCTTTTTCTATTTGCTTTATTTTTCTAATGCAAACTTTTTGATGTAATTCTGTATCTTTATGCCATTGATTATACCAATAATCTTCGTTAACACGATTCATTGTTTTAGTCAAATCTCTACCCTGAGCTGTGATTGAAGATGCCACATGGTTATTAAATAGAACGAAATAGGATGCCGCGAAGGCGCCATATGATTTTTGCCCCACCATTTCTGGTGGGGCCATTTAAGATCCATTAAGAACTAACTTGAGTGCTAATTGTAAGGCATTGAAATAATCAACATCCTTTTTCAAGTTAGCAGCTTGAGTTCTTAATGAATCTAATTGTATTAATTTTTCTTCTTTTGTCATTAAAAAGATATGTTTTTAACTTATAAAACTAAACTAAAAGAAAGTTTTTTATATAAAAATATATATTTTATTATTATGTTAAAAAACAAAAAGATTGAAGTTTATATTTCATACAGAAATATAACTCACTATAAAAAATTAGGCTATAACCCCGAATTAAATGAGAATTTGGAAATCGATGTTTATGATTTACCGACATCTTCACATGTTAAAATTGATGCTATTTGTGAAATCTGTAAAGCGGAAATAAATATAAGATATCATAAATATATTGAAAATAAGAAAAGGCATGGTTTTTATGGCTGTAAAAAATGTTCAAGACAAAAAGCTTCTTTAACTATGTTCGATAAATATGGAGTTTATAATGTTTCAGAATTAGAGGAATGTAAGAATAAAAAAGAAGAAACATATTTAAAAAAATATGGATATAAAACCAATTTAATTTCCCCAGATTATATTTCACTTATAAAAGAAAAATTGAAAGAAAAATATAATACAGAAAATTGGTATGAGATTAGAAACGGTCAAGGTTCTCCTAAAAAATTAATAATTTTTGCAGAATCAAAAGAATATACCGAGATAAGTTTTAATTATGATAATCAATTCATGAATAGTGACTATATTATGTATAGGAATGAAGTTCGTAGACTTACTAAGACTAATGAAAAATTGTTATTCCAAAATTGGAATGGTGAAGATTTTTATGATAAAGAAATTATAAGTAATAATTTTATTTTAGATTTTAATGACCCAAATTATCCAACTATCGATCATAAAATATCTATTTATTATGGTTTCAAAAATAATATGCAGCCAAAAGATATCGCAAAAATAGAAAATCTTTGTATCACAAAGAGAAGTATTAATTCTTCAAAAAATAGTAAAAATGAATCAGAATTTATTCGTGAAGATTAACTGGTTTTGACATCATAGTAAATGGAATCACAACGTCTTTTAGAGACTCCAAAGTTTTTAAGGTTTGTTGATAATTTGTAAAAAGATTTATTTTATTTACTTTTGAAGTTATTTCCCATAGAGGAGTTTTGGTATTATTTAATACAATACCATCAGAAGTCATATTTAGATATTTAATTTTTTTATCACTATCAATAAATCCAATTTTTTCTGGCATTATTTTATCTTCTAAGTGTTTTTTTAAAATATAAAATGTTCCAGTTAATAAAACTTCATACTGGTCATTTTTGCCTTTTCTGATTTTATCAATTATTCCCATATAAATTTTTCTTTTACCTTCAAAAATTGGGTTACTTAAAATTAAAACACAACCACTTTCAATTGGTTCAGTATGTGAAGCTTTCATTGTGGAAAATGGATGTTTGGGCTTTCTAAGATGTTTATAATTCTCATTAAATGATTTGAAATTAAATATATAATTCATAGTATATATATTTATTATGAGATTACAAAAATTTTTGGAACATGTATTAGCAAATGGACTTACTTTTAAAGTAAAAGAAACTAAAAAAACTATTTTAATAGAATCTTATTCTGAGGAAAAATTAAAATTGGATTCTTGGATTTCTATGAATAAATTTTATTCTTATGATGATGCAGAGTCAACACTTAAAGGATTAATTGATGAAGATGAATATGAATTATTAACAAATGATAAACCAGTTATTTTTATTGATAAAATAGGAGTTAGAAAATCTATACAAAGAATAGGAATAGGATCTAATTTGTTAGATAAATGTTTTGAAGTAGCACTCAATAAAAATATAAATATTATTTTATTAAATGCATTTCCTCTTGATGATTCAATTACTCCAGAAAAGTTAGTTAATTGGTATAAAAAAAGAGGATTTAAATTAATAAAATCTATCGGTAAGAATAATTTAATGATTAAAAGATTGTAATTTATTTTTTATCATCATATTTAAAATCCAGATAAAATAATAGATCAGTAGGAGCCGACATTGGTTGAACAGAAGCTAAACCTGATTTTAAATATTCTTGATATTCTTCTGTATCCTCTAATTTTAATTCTTCATAATCTTCATCAAAAAGAATCGAATCAATTTTCCTATCACGATTAGTAGCAGTCACTTTTATTTCTGCTTCTTCTAATAGTTTTTCATCACCCATAGATAAAGTTTGAGCAGCAACTCTTCTTACAAGTGGAAGAACCGCACTAGCAAATGGATTACTTGAAGTTGCGGTATGTTGACTCCATAGTGTTTGTTGCTGTTGCCAAACACTATTAGAATCAGATTCGCTTATTGAATGTGCTTGTGCATATTCGTGCATCCAATCTGCTCTGCTTCTTGTAATTTCCATAGAATCTAATACAGGTTGCCATTTATCTATTGTTTCTTGTTTATATTTTTCTATATGACATGTTGTGTATTTTAGATTTTTAACTGGTTTAAACCAAGTTTCGGAAAATTTTTTATATTCTTCTGTATCTTCAATTTTATATTCTTGGAATTCTGTATCTTCCAAAATAGAATCAATTTTTCTATCCCTATTTACTGCTATAACTTTTAATTTTGCTGCTTCTAATAGAGGACTTGATATTGTGGTGGTTGTTAATTGTATAATATATGGAGCATATATTATTTTTGATTCTTGACTTTTATATCCAATTACAATTTTATTTGAATCTTCCATATTTTATCCATTCTTCTTTATATTTATCAGACAATCTTTTAAATTCTTCTGTGTCTTCTATATTAGTTGGTGTAAATTCTTTATCTTCTAAAATAGAATTAAGTTTTCCTTCTCTATTTTGAGCAGTTATTCCAGCAGCAAATTTTTCAAAATTTGCTGCTATTAATTCAGATGCTAAAATATTTTCTAGTGCAGCCTCTACATCTATTCCACATTGTGCATACAATCCAGCAGCCTGTTCTCTTGTAATAGAAGCTTTAATTGTTTGAGTTCCAATTTTTATTTCTTTACTTATATTATTTAAGTTTGCCATTTTTTATCCATTTTTCTTTATCTTCATCCGAAAGCAATTCAAATAATCTTGTTTCTTCGATATTTATTTCGGTATAATCTTTATCTTCCAAAATAGAATTAAGTTTTCTTTCTCTATTTTATGCTTTTACACTAGCAGCAACGCACTACATTTTGTAAAATTACTTTACTATTTCTTGTTGCAGAAGTTGTGAATCAATTTTATTACTACTCATCGTCTTCGTCAAATGTTTGTTCGAAGGACAGCATTAAATTAGATATATTGTCCTTTACTAAAATAAATGTTTCAAACATATAAAAATCAATCATATCCATGTCATCATTTATGTTTGATAAATATTTCTTATTGAATACTATATTTTGATTAATAGACGAATCAATTTCTCCAAGTTGCAATTCCCATTTAGAAGTTTCATTGGCTGCTATTTTGCCGTTATCAATTTCAATGGAAAGTATTTTGTCCTCTGAATCAATAGCACATAATTTCTTTATATCGTAAAAATCCTTTTTACTTATTTGGAAATTATAAATAGAATTATCTATATCTGTCCTTGCTTCTATTAAATCAGAATTAAGATCTTTTATATTAGATTCTTCGCCACCAATACAATTAATCTTTAATTTACCGTTTGTAAATTGTGCTGAACGAATTTGCATAACTCCTTTATTTTCATGGTGAGGTTTATAAATAATGTCCATTTTAACCTGTGTATCTATATCAAAAAATTTTAATGATTTAATAAGTTTTGGAGCATTAACTATTATAAAATCATACATTTCTTCTTGCTCAAAGTTATCGAAATAATTTGTGGTTGGGAGAATATATGATTTCAAAGCCAAAACAGCTGAATCGTTGGCTTTCATGGAATACATAAGCACTTTATCAGATTCTATTTTCAGTTTTACAACTTCATTTATATTTGATAAGTCTTGTATTTTAGTAATAAAATCAGGGAAATAACGCTTATTTAAGTTGATTGATAATTTTTTGCTCATACAACATGTATTATTAAGTAATAAGAAGTTTATTAGTTTTTAGATAAAAAATTATATAATTCAATAGTATTCTTTACTTGATAACCTACGTCAGATAATAATTTTACTAAAGATCTTAAATGTTCGATATGTGTTTCTATAATCTCTGTTGCTCTTTTTGCTTCAACCAAATGTCCTTCAATAATAGCCGTCATTTGACCGCCACTAACTTTTCCATTAACATTTAATGGAACTTTTCCAAGTGCATACCAAACAATTTTATCTTGCTCTTGTCTTTTGAATTTAACTTTTTCTTTTGAAAGTTGATTAAGATAAAAAGCAATTTCATTTTGTAATCTTTCTCTATGCACCAAAGCATCAACCTGTAAATCAACTATTTTCTGTGCATTTTCGGCGTTATATTGTAATTTGGCAATTTCTAAAACTGGATGTATATCTTTTGTCCATTCATCTCTTTTTCCTTTAAAGAATTCTTCCATTCTATTATTAGACTCTTCTTTTTTGGCAATTGCTTCTAATTCTTCCTTTTCGTATAAACTAAATGTCATGAAATTTTTTGTTTTTATATATCTAAATTATTCTTTTGTTTTTATATATAACAATATGAATTATTTATTAAAATATATTTTGTTTGAAAGAAATAAAAATGATAATATATTATACCATGGAAGTCTTAAAAAATATGATATTTTAAAACCATTTAAATCATCATTGATAAATGATGAACAGTTGTTTTTGCTACTAATAAAAAATGGATTGCGTTATGTTTTATAATAAAATTCAAAGATTCTGATATAGAAGTTGGATTTATAAATGATACTCCATATATAATGGAATTAAAAAAGAATGCTTTTGATATTTTTAAAACAAAAGGGTTTATACATAAAGTTAATAAAAAAGGATTTAAAAGTAATAAAAATTTAGGATTAAAAGGAACTGAATTTATAAATAAATCACAAGTGAAAGTTATAGATTCAGAAGAAATTGATGATGTTTATATGGCTCTTAAAAATACAGAAGTGTTTTTAATACCTTACGATATATCTCTAATAATAAAAGAAAAAAATTAGTGTTTATCTATAAATTTTAATTCTATATTACCTTCTAAATCTTCAATTATATAAGAGCATGATTCTACGAAATCTCCTGTATTATAATACTCACCAAGTATTATTTCTGGGCTATGTGTATGTCCTATCATTATAGAATCACAACTTTTGTTTTTTACAAGTTCCATAGATGCTTTTTTATATTCAGTTAAGAATTTTATTATATTTTTAACTTTCTTTTTTATATAAGCAGAAAAACTCCAATAATTTAATCCTAATAATTTTCTTATTTTATTATATACCCAATTTATTTTCATAGACAACTCATAACCTAGATCGCCTATTAAATAAAGTAATTTATGCGTGGCTACAAAACCATCAAAACAATCTCCATGAACCAATAATATTTTTTCATTTTTAATTGAGGTGTAAATACATTCATCACATATTAAAATATTTCCAAGATTTATATTTCCTTCCTTTATTAAATCTCTAATGTAGTAATCATGATTGCCTATCAATAGTGTTATTTGAACTCCATTTCTACTATATTTAAGAACTTTTTGTATAACAGTAGAGTGATCTTGATTCCAATAAAATTTTCTTTTTAAAGAAGTAAGATCCAAAAAATCACCTATAATAAATAATTTTTTAAATTCATATTGCTTAAAAACTTCTAATAATTTATCAGCTTGTGAATTTTTGTTACCCAGATGTATATCGCTAATGAATAAACTTTCTATTTTAATTTTCATATTTCCATTTTCTTTTTAATACTGGTAAAGATTTTTCATCTATAAACTTATTTAAATAATCAAATATGGTGTTACCACAAATAGTTAAACTAGCATATCCTCTATTATTAATTCTTACTTTGGTTCTTACTTTCTTTATTAAATTTATTTTATTTAATATTAAATTTAAAAAATCAAACCATGAACTATGTATAAAATTATAATCACTCGAAATAAATAAAGTTTTGATTTTTTGCATAGAGGACTTTTTATTATCTAATATATATAAATAATAAAGTTTCCAATTATGAAAATTCTTTACGGTATACAATGCACAGGCAATGGACACTTAACTAGATCAATTAAAATTATCAATAAATTGAATCTGTTAGGACATAAAGTAGATATTCTTTTGTCTGGAAAAAATTTCGAATTAGAATTTCCATTTCCTGTTAAATATCGTTTTAAAGGTTTTACTTTTTATAACACTAAAAGTGGTGGTATAGATTATTTAAAAACTATTCTATCATTTGATTTAATTGATTTTATTAAACATATTAAATTAGATTTGAAAAATTATGATAAAGTTATAACTGATTTCGAACCAATTACAGCATGGGCTTGTAAATTACAAGAAAAATCTTGTTATGGTATATCTAATCAATATTCTTTTATTAGTAAAAAGACGCCAAGAAATGGTAAAGATTTATTAGGGGAAACTATTTTAAAATGGATGGCACCTGTTGAAACTCCAATAGGATTGCATTATAAAAAATATGATAATTTTATACATAAACCTATTATTAATGATGAGATAATTGAAATAAAACCAGTAGATGCTGGACATTATACTGTTTATTTACCTTCTTATAGTTTAGTTAAAACAATTGAGGAATTAACATGTTATAATAATAAATTTCAAATTTTTCACTCTGATATAAAAACAGTATATCGTTTTAAAAATTGCATAATTTATCCAATTGATCACAAAACTTTTGTAGATAGTTTTAGAAATTCACACGGTGTAATTACTAATGCTGGATTTCAAACTTCCTCAGAAGCACTTTATATGGGTAAAAAATTAATGGTTATTCCAGTAAAAGGACAATATGAGCAAGAATGTAATGCCAAAGCGTTAAGTGATATGGGTATAATAACTGGCAAATTAGAAGATGTAGAATTATTTTTACAATCCGATAAAATTATATTTGATAAATGGAACGATCCAACTAATCAAATATTAGAAATTATACTTTCCTCATAAAAGTATAAAGTTTAAAGATTTTATTTCCTTTTACTATAGAAGAATCTTCGGCAACTTTTTTTAAATCTTTGCCTGTAATAGTTTGTAAAACTTTAAATTGTCCAACATTTTCAACATTAACTTGATTTCCTTTTTCTCCTTCTGTTCCAAGAATAGCAATGTAATTTTCACCATAAATAGATTTTAAGAAAGTAATTCTCAAATTAGCAGCATTTTGTTCGTTTTTAATATACTGATTTTCATAAGGTTCATCTAAATTAAGTTCAGTATTGGTATTAATAACTTTAATTTTAGTAGGTTGTGTTTTAACTTCTGGTTGAAGTTGAATATCGGTTCTACTTTGTATTTCTTCTGCTTTTAAAAGAGTTTCTTGATTTCTTCTAATTTCATTAAAGTCGGCACGAGCAATAATTCCACCACGCATTCCTTTATCATACATATTATAACCTGCTGGTGGTAATCTATAAAATGAGCCAGTAAATATAATAGATTTAATCCTATCATATCTAAACATTCTCCAAATTTTTTCAATATTTCTATTATTTGAAACAGACCAACCTTTTAAGTGATATCCTCTAATTAATAATTTACCAACTGATGAGCGACCAAAAACCATAGGATAAATAACTCTTTCGTGTCCTACCGTATGGTCATCTTTGGCTCCTTTATAAGTAATTAAAAAAATCATACCATATTTAATAGCTTTAATAATTAAATCTTCTGTTGGAGCAATAGGTTTATTTATGGGTATATTTTGGAAACCTTCAACATTACCTAATGAAAAACGAGGAGCACTAGCTCCACCAGACGGTATGTATTCATTATCTTCGAAAACGAAATATTTTGGTTTTAATACAAATTCAACTGATTCAGAATTTTCATGAAGAAGAATATTGGATAATTTTTCTAATATCATAGATTATATATTAAAAAATAAGATTTAATATATAGTAATATGAAAAAGAAAATTTCTAATTCACAAGAATTGAATCATTATTATAATTTGGTTAATACTAAATTAAAAAAATATTCAGAAATGGATATTTCTCCTGAAAGTATTGCTAAATATTTAGCACCTGGAACACAAAATTTTAATAATTTTATTAGCGAAGATGATGATTTAAAAGATGTAGATGGTATTGAAGTTGTATTGAAAGATATAATACAAGATACTTATGCTGCCTTTAAAGATGGTTTATTTAAAAAGATTCAAAAAGGTTATGTTAAAAAATTTGAAAATTATGCTATAAATGAAAATATTTTCAATTTTGAAACTAATGAAGAAGATGTTAAACATCACCAAAAAGCTTTAGCAGATATTTATAAGACTAGTTTATCTTATATAGATATAATTAGAAAGGATATACATTTATATTATGTAAATGATGAAGGTATAATAAGAAATGTTATGGTATTTACACAAGAAGAATTAGATAAGGTAAAAGAGAATATATTAAAAGAGTTAGTAAATAGCACTAAAAATAAGTATTATCTTTTTAATGATATACATGCGATTGGATTTGAAATTAATAAAAAAATTAAGATTGAAGATATTTTAAATTATGATAAATTAAAAGGACTTTTAAATAAAGAAATTACCGAAGATGATGTAGTCGAAACAATTGCGGCTAATTATGGTGGTTTAAATTTAGAAGTTAAATCTCATAAAAAAACTAATCTTAATTCAAAAAACTATTATTTATTTGAGGTAGATGCATGATATGAAATATTTATCAATTTTTGAATTGTATAATCCGTGGTATGTTCCGTTAGAAAAATGCGAAACAGGTAAAATATGTTATCCTGATAAAAAAACGGCAGAAACTCAAAAGAATTTACTAAATAAAAATATAGAAAATAAATCCAAAATGTATAAAAGATTAGGTGGATTTATTAAAAATGTGTATCTATGTAAAATGTGTGGCAATTGGCACTTAACTACAACTTCTGAAGAAGAAATGATGCAAACAAGAATAGCAGCATTACATCATCAACCCTTAAAACATTTACAAAGTTTTCAAAAATATATGAAACATGAAGATTAATAGTTAAAATAAGTATTTTCATGATCTAAAATTTTAGTTTTAAAATCAATTAAAACCTGGCATTTTTCATATTCTTCTAAATCTTCGAAATATAAAACCATATTATCTATAATTTTAATATTATATGGTTTTTTATTTATGTCTAAAAATTTACCAGATTTAATTCTTTTAAAGTTACTTTCCATTTGAAAATTGAATGCAGAATCAACAAGTTTATCTATAAGTTTTTTCATTTGTTATAATTTTGTTAAAGATACGAAAAATTATATTTAAAAAAGAATATGTTTTTTTAATATATAAAAATAAAACCATTTATGTCAACATACGGTGTAACAGGCTCATTAACTTATTCTGTCAGCTATCCTAGTTTAGATGCCATGATGACTGATTTAAAAGATAATAGTAGTGGTGCCATACAAGCCATTCAATTAAGAAATTCTGTTTTGACATTATGGGATATGTCTGGTAGTGGCTCTGCATCGTCAAATTCTATTTTTTATGGTAGTAATACTGCTAGCACAATTGCAATAGGTGGATTACCAGTTGGAACTTCTTTTAATCCTGCTATATCATTTCAACAACTATTTGATTCAATGTTTCATCCATATGTTGCACCAATTATATCTTCTTTAAGTTTAGGCAATTCTATTAGTGGACCTTGGTATAATCAATTATATTTGGAAAATGGAACTTCTTTGTCAAATAATATTTATATTAATTGGAATATAATTCAAGGTAGTATTTTATTATCCTCTGTAATTAATAGTATTAAACAAACAGGTAATCCTTATTTCAGATATAATGGTAATGCTACACAGTATTATAATGTTTTAGCAACACAAAGTGGTATAATTATTGTTGGTTCGCAATCTAATTCTACTCAATATATAAATTTAATTGTGAATGATGGCTTAAATTCGATAACAGCAACCGTAAGTGTTACCTTTTTAAATAAATTTTATTGGGGAAATTTTGCTACTAATCCAGCAACTTATAGTTGGAGTAATTCTGATATTTCAAATCTTAATGGAGCAAGCGTTAGTTTGCCCGATATTTATGGTGTTTATAATAGTGGAAATATACTTACTAATACAAAAACCCAAACTTTAAATGGAATAAATGGTTCTGGAAATTATTTAGTTTTTGCTTTTCCAAATTCATTTGGTACGCCTGTTTTTGTTACTAATGGCTTGGTAAATACAGCCTTTGGTTTTGCATCCGTTGTTTATACGAATACACATGGTGTAACACAATCATATAGTATTTGGTATTCAAATACTGTACAAAATTCGCCAATTACCTATTTTCAAATAAATTAAATAAATTAATATGTCTCAAAATACCGGAACACTTGTAACTTCAACTCTTAGACCAAATGATTCATTAGATCCAATAGCAGTCATATTTTCAAATGAAGCTAAGGGCGGACATCATTCCTATATAACTTATGCTAGTTTATTAGCCGATCAAGCTTCTTATCCTAATAGATTTGATTTTGGTATGTTGGCAACTGTTTATGCTGATCCTACTGCTTCAAATAATAATACTTATATTTTACAATATAATTATGCTAGTACAGCTTCTTCTGATCCAAATAACTGGGTTCAGTATAGCAATATACCACAGATAAATACTTCTGAATGGCAAAATTCTGTAATTTCAAGAACAAGTTCTATACCATCTATAATTAATAATGGTGATAGATATTTAATTACAGGTATAATTGGTGGAACATCGACAGACATTAAAAGCTACAATTGGAATGGACATGTTGATAATATTGCTACTTATGATAATAGGGTTAATTTTTGGAATTTTACTTTTCCAAGAGAAGGTATGACAGTTCGTGTTGATAACGAAAATGATGTTTTATATAAATATATTGGAATATATGCTTCTGGTGGAACTTGGATAAAAGAATATGTTAATCAAGTTTATTCATTAACTGCATCATCAACTGATGGTATTAATTTTACCGCAAATGCTAACTTGGTTGGTTATTATAAACCTTCTGTTTTTTATACAAGATTTTTAACATCTAGTGTTGGACATAACATGTATTTTAATATAAATAATATAGGTTCAGCTTCAGTAGTAAAAATTATTGGAAATACTTTACAACCATCTCTTAGTAATGGTGATTTTAATACTTCAATTGAGTATCAATTAATATGGGACGGAAGTCAATTTCAAGTGCCATTTAATTCAAGTATTACAAATATAGGAAATCCAGAAGTTGGAAATACATATTCTGGCGGTGTATATAATTGGAACACAAGTCCAAGTTTTACACCATCTACTTCTATTGGCACAGCAATAGACAGATTTAATAAAATTCTAGCTGGTCTAGTTCCATCTCCTTCTCCAGTATTAACAAATATGCAACCTATAGTTGGTTTTAGTGGTAGATTAACATTTCCAATAAGTCCATCGCTCGTAAATAATTTTAATCCAGCAACTCCTTCTGTTCCATCTGGCTATGGTTCGGTAGGCATAGATGGATTATTCTCAAGTAATGGAAATAGAATTGGTATTTTAGCTGCTACAACTAGTAGTAATCGAAATTTAACAATATCCGGTATAATTAATTTGAATAGTAGTGGGACAAGCAGTGGTATTCCTTATTATCAAAATTCATTTGCCGACGCAAATCATGGATATCTTTATTTAGTTGTTAATGGTTTAACTATATCAACAGCAACTTTATCTAATTTAGGTTCAATAGATACTACTTTTGGTTTAACACAACCAGGTTTTATTTTATCAGCAGCAACCGCTTCAAAATTTGCAACTGGAGCTGAGTTTGAGATTTATTATGGTAGAACAGGTTCATATTATATACCAAATACTTCATATTTAGGTCCATATTCATATACTTCTTCAATTGGTTTAACAGCTAATCAATTTGGTTTTACAAGAGGATATAATTATGTAAAAATAATTCAAGATACGACTACTAATATAATAAATGTCCCTGGAATAGATTTTGTTATAGATGATAATCCAACAAATATAACTATAACATCTAATTCAATATCTTCAACTATTGGACCATCATATTATACTTTATCTGGTATAAAATATTATAATTATATACAAACTACTTATACGACTAATATTAATAATGGTTATGGAAGCATTTATGCTGATGGAAATGCTATAACTATTACTGATTATTCTAATTCATTATCGACAAATGCTTCACCTGCTACAAATTTAGCTGATGTTTATCAAAGTTTTCCTACTTTGAGTTCTAATCCATCTAATTTTAGTAGTTTTCAAATAACACCATATGTTAAAACATGGAATGTAAGTGGGCCTAATTTAAGAAGAATAAATGATTCTATTGCTTTTTATATTAAACAAGTTAATAAACCAGCAGTTAATAATGGCTATTTTTCATTTAATACTTCTTCAGGCGGAGGTTCTAATATTACAGGATTAGTATTTGATAATATGATAGGACAACTTTCAGTTGGATATACTGAATATTTCAGAGAGGAAAGTTTTAGATTAGCATATATAATTGGATATCCATATGATAATACAAATCAGATTTCTAATAATCCTTATAATCCGACAGCCTCTTTGGCTACAGTTAATACTAATGATTTACAGATTTATAATAATGCTTTACAATATCCAACTATTAATTTTTCAACAATAGGCTCTTCTACACTAACTAATTTAAATTATGGAATTAGCAGTGCTAATTATTCTGGACTTTCTGGTAATAGATATTATTATCGTTGGTTTTATTTTTCTGGTTATGGCGCTAATTATAATTTTACATTAAATTTTACTGCATCTAATACAACTATAGTTCCTTTAACAACTGCATTAAGTGGAAATAATATTCATGTTGAAGTTAAATTGCCATTTTTTGGCAGCAGTAGTGGACCATACGGTGGTATAACTGGCTGGTTAGATGCTGCAACTACATTAAATACAGGAACTTATCCTAATCCAATAAATGGGGCTGGATGTATGTCTTCGACTTTGCCAATATTAGGTGGATATAATATTCAAATTGGTTGGTCTGGAACAAATATAGGTTCTGGTGGAAGTAATGGCTATTTATTAATGAGAATATCGGCTCCTAGTAGTTGGTCTGGTAATATAAGACAAATAACTGTAACACCTTTCTAATAAGTAAGAGATTTAAAATTTAATATATAAAATAAATAAATTAAATTTTAAATGGGGTTATCATCACTTACACTGACAAATATTGCGTTTAAAAATGTAATAGGCAAAGCATTAGGATGGACAGCAAATGATTGGTATGTAGAGCAAAGACCTATTAGCTTTAATATTACTTCTGATACGGTTTGGTTAGATACGATTAGTTCGACCCCATCAATTTCTGTTTCTAATAATATTGCCTTATCTGTAACTGCTTCTATGATTCCTGTTTCAGAATCACAACAAGGAAGCACATATCATGCTTATTTATTAATTTGGCCGCCAACACCACCTTCTGGTATAGATCCATTAACAGATGGAACTTTTTCTTATGGTTATGGTGTTTTAAGTGGTATATCATCAGGAAATACAATTAGAAATATTATACCAGATAAATTTGGAGTTGGTTATCGCCCAAATATATTATTAACAGATAATACTATATTAAATCCTAATGATTCTAGGGCTTGGTATTTGCAATATAATGCTGGTGTATATTATCAGGATTCAATGCCTACCCCTAATCCAGCAACAGCATCAGTTTATGTCTATATTGGTAACACTTTAAAATCAAGACCAAATATACCTTATAATAATAGTAATTTAACTTCTAATAATGTTGGTGGTATTTTAAGTAATACATCATTTAATAATGTTACTAGTAATGCTATATTTGATATGCTGCTTTATCCAGCTTTACAACCTAGTTTTATATCATTTAATATACAAAATATTAATTCACCATACGAAATTGGATCCAATTTTTCATCAGGTTCATATACGATGAGTTATGTTATTGCTAATTCAGCAAGCATTATAAGTAATAGTATATATGCTTATGGACCGACAAATTCTATAATTTATGGACCGACAAATAATAATGGTATAATACCAAATACTTTTTTATCTACTTCTTATAATGTGCCTACTAATTTAACTTATAGTATAAGCGCTCAAACTACAGCTGGTATAATAATAGAGACTTATTCAACCATTAGATGGAACTATGGAGTTTACTATGGTAATTCAACTCAATCTCTATTGACTGATTATCATAATTTTATAAGTTATCAAACTAGTTTGAATGGTTTGTCACTTGGAAGATATACTTTACCAGGTGGAACTTATTCAACATATAAATATATTATGGTGCCTGATTCATTTGTAACAATTAGCAATATATTATGGAATGGCTTGCCAGTGGTATTGGCTGACTTAACAGATGGTTACACATTTAGTAGCAATAATTTGAATTATAATTTTATTAATTTTTCAAATGTTAATGGAATTTCATCGAATTATAAAATATATAGAACTAAGAATATGTTGGCGGCAACAATGTCAATAAATATTGTATAAAAAAAATTAAAAAAATGGCAGGATATACAGGCTCGATACCACTCACAGGATTTATAGCTCCAACAGATACAGCAGATACTTATCCAGTTATTGATCCTTTATTTGGAATCGACGGTTTCAGAAATGTACCTACTGAAACTGATATGAACAACATACCTTTTAATAGAAGAAGACAAGGAATGGTGGTTGGTTGTAATGGAAGTGGAATTTATTATAAGTTATTACCTGGTCCTTGGACAGGAACAATTACGGATTGGAATAATTTTATAACTTCGCCGTTAGCTGGAAATGTATCTAGAACGCAATATTTAATTGCGGGAGGTTCTGTAAGCATACCACAGAATTATCAGTATTTGGTATACGGTGGGCTTATCATTGGCGCTTCAGGCTCATTACAAAATGATGGTAGAGTAATTATAATCAATGGAACTTTATCTTTTGTAGGCAATGGTACTTACTCAGGAGCCGGAACATTAACCTATTTAACTGATTTCAGTAGATACAATGATTTAACAGGACCCGTACCAAACTGGAATGCAACACCTCCAAGTGTAAAATATTCAGCAAGTTTTAGTAGCACTGCTAATGTTCCATTAACTATTACACATGGATTAGGAACTACTGATATAGTATATTCTGTAAGAGAAAATAATAATTTCATCACATCTAATATACAAATCAATGATTTAAACTCAGTTATATTAACTACTGATGCGACAATAATAAATGGAAGGATAAATATTATAGGATAAAAATGAGCGTAAATAAAATATACAATATACAAGAATGGCAACAAATTATCACTGCCTCTACACCAAGTGCTACTGCGAGTATCATTTATCCTAAGATAGATGGCAATTGGTATTATATGAATAGTGATGGAGTAGAAAGAATAATTTCTTTATCGTATAATTTAGGATATGGTTTGACATCTAGCACCTCTTATTCACCTTATAATTATATTTTAAATCTTAATATTGATGGCTCAAGTCTAACTTTTTCTAATTCTCAATTGAGAGTTGGATATTTAACTTCTTCAGTTTTTTCACAATTAGGTCCATCAACAGCAAGTTATATTTTAAGTGTAAATACCACTGGTATTCCATATTGGATTCCATTTTCAGCACCAGGAATAAATGGTAATATAAATTATATTTCAAAATTTGGAACTTCTACTTCTTTAACTAATTCAAATATTTACGATGGTGGTACTTGGATAAGCATGTTTACATCGTCTAATAGTGCTATATCACCTAAATTATTTATAAATGGTGGTATAGACGCAACAACTTATTATGTAAATTCTAATGTTACTTCAAATATTAATATAAGTTCGAATTCAGGAATTAATAATTTATTAAAAATACAAGCTCCTAGTTTTAATATATTTGACCCTTCTAATTTTAGTTTTGTTTTAGGAACAGATAATTCTAATGGTAATTCTTTATCATTACTAAGCAATCTTATACAATTAACAGCTACTTCATCTTCTAATTTAACAGCATCTGTAGTTATGCCATTTGTTAAAGTTATTGGAATTGGAACAGCAAGCCCCACACATCTATTAACTATATTTGCAACACAATCAGCATTTAGATTAATAGATGGTTCACAAGGTGCAAATAAATATTTAGTTTCTGATTCTAATGGTGTTGGAACATGGCAAAATTTATTTATATCTGGTAGTGTATCATTGAATTTTGCAACAGCTTCTGGGTTGACAGTAAGCAATTATCAATATTCCATATTACTTGCTCCTAATTCTGGTTTAACTTTGAGCACTTTGGGTATTTCAATAAATCCATCTTCTGCTGGATATGGCTTGACTTATAGTTCTGGAAGTTTTAGTGTAATTAGAAATTTTTTCAATTTTGGAAATGGTTTAACATTTTCTGGTAATACTTATTCTGTGAATCTTGGAATTAATAGTGGTTTGACATATAGCAATTCAAGTATAATAGTAGAAATAGGAAGTGGGTTGACTATATCTAATGGAATAATTATTTCTACTAGTCAAATTCAAGATGGCATAACTTATTCTTTTCCTTATTATAATACAAGTTCTTTATTTACAAGTTCAGTTATTTCACAAATATCAAACAATATATTAATAGGGGCTACTTCAAATTTTGGTTATAAACTTTATATTGCTGGTTCTTTTAGCTCAACGGGTGACGCTTTTATAAACAATATTAATATTGGTAGAGGTTTAGGTATTAATAATTTAATTTTTGGAAATACTAATTTTGCAACAAACATTACACCAGGTAGTCAAAGTATAGCAATAGGTGATAATACATTATCAATTAGCAGTGGTGGCAGCGGTGCCAATATTGCAATTGGGTTTAATTCATTAACGAATCTAACTTCTGGTGTAAATAATATAGCAATAGGAAATAATTCTGGTGAAAGTAGTAATTCAAATTATTCAGTAGTAATAGGTTATAATAACACAAATTTTGGAAATAATAGTGTAATAGTTGGTGCTGATTCTGGAAATAGTGGTGCTAATAATGTAACAATTGGTTATAAAAGTGGAGCTAATTCTACCAATTCTCAAAATGTATTTTTAGGATATAAAGCTGGGACAAGTTTTAATGGTAGTTATAGCGTATTTATAGGTGGTTATGATTCTAGTGTTAATGCTTCCAATAATATATTTATATCAGATGGTCAGGGAAATTTAAGAATTTATTCGCCATCTTCTGGTAATGTTTTAATTGGCACAATGTCTGAAACTGGTTCAAAATTAGTAGTTTCCGGCAGTGCATCTTTTTATGGTTATCTAAATATTGTTGATGGAACGCAAGCAAGTGGTAGAGTATTAACATCTGACGCAAATGGTATATCTACTTGGCAATCTTTAACCGCTTCTGGTGTTGCGTATAAATATGCTTCTACACAATCGTTTATATCTTCTACACCTAATGTAATAACACACAATTTGAATACTATGTTTTATATTATTCAATTATTTGATTATTTAACTGGCGACGAAATAATGGGTTCTTATACTAATCGCGGATTAACTCAAGCAACAATCACATTATCATCTAATGTATCAAATGTTGGGATAATAATTATGGGATAATATAAACAATTATATTTTATTTTAATATAGATAGAGGAACAAAAATAACTTATATATATTAAAAATAAAATATAATTCTATGGAACAAGAACAAAAAGCTATGACCGAAGAAGATTATCTTAAAAGACATTTTGAGAAAATTGAACACAAAAAAACATTTACAGAACCTCAACAAAATTTACCAAAACAACAAAAGGATAATTCCCGTTTTACAGATTTACAATACCAATCTTTTGATTGTAGTATTTTTCCTTGTGGTATGTTTTACCCAATCGGTACTACTATTAAAATTAGACCAGCTTTAGTTAAAGAAATACAAGCTTATTCTATGGTTGATGATAATAATTTTCCAGATATTATTGATAAAATGAATGATATGTTAATGGCTTGTGTAAGAGTCCAATATCCCAATGGTGATGTTGCATCTTATTTAGATATTAAAGAGCAGGACAGAATTTATATTTTATTTCTAATTAGAGATTTGACTTTTCAACAGGGTATGTATTTAACAGTAAATAAGGAATGCTCTTGTAAAAATGAAGTGCAAATTGAGTTGAAACCAGCACATTTTCAATATTTTCAATTAAATCATACTATGGAAAAATATTTTGATGTATATAGTAGAAGTTTTGTATTTGATTATAAAGGACGAGAGTTTAAATTAACTATGCCAAATATTGGTATTCAAAAATCTTTTACTGAGTATATTACAGAAGAAGTAAACCAAAAGAAGGATCCTAATTTAAGTTTCTTAAAGATTATGCCTTTCTTACTTGGTGAAAGAAATAATATTGATAAAAAAGAAATCAAAGATCTTTTAAAAACTTTTCAAGATTTGTCTGTGGATTCTTTTCAATTTTTAAATTCAGCAATTAATCATATGAAATTTGGAATTGAAAAATTAAGAAAAATTTGTAGTGCGTGTGGTAAAGAGGTCCACACAGATATGACATTTCCCAACGGAGCGTCAGGTATTTTCGTTATTCATGATGCCTTTGAGAGATATCTTGAAGAATAAATTATTACTTCAAGAAAATTTTCATACTAGCGAAACTTCTATGGACGATTGGGCTTTTTGGCAATTTGAAGAAAATATTAAAATAGCTAATTCTATTATAGAGGAAAAAGAAAAAGCTAGAAAGAAAGATGAAGATGAACAAAGAAAGAATATGCCAAGCATGCCAAGCATGAGCGGTATGAATAATAATATGTCTAACATGATGAATAAATTTAAAAAGTAACCAAATTTGGTTACTTTTTTATCTATAATAGATAGGATAAGGTTTTTAAAAGTTTATTTGCTAACTTAGCACTATATTTTAAGTCAATATGGATGTTTTTAATATCATTTTATTTTGTTGATAATATCATGCATCTTGTTTATACACTCTTCTATTTCTGATAACATATTATATAAAAATATTTTATATTCATAAATTAAAAAAAGTTGATATGTAATATAAAATTTTTTATATATAACTTATAACTAGAAATATCTAGTAATAAAAAATAATTATAAAAATTATGCCATTACCACATTATAATAATTTAGATATCACAGGAGCGCCAGGTGGTCCAGGAACTACTCCGCAAGAACCTGTATTTTTAAACCTATTTGAGATTGGGTTTGTTTTACCGACAATTTTACAAAATCAAGGTCGTAGCACATTCTTATTACTTGAACAAGCTACAAATGTAACTTTAAATTTAAGTCCTGAAATTGCACAAGCTTCACAACGTTTTAAATATTCAACAAGAGTATTCTTAAAAACTCCTGATAAAACTGATACAGAATTTACAATAAAATTTAATGTGAATGTTAATAATTCTGGAGCTATGGAAGTTTGGAATACTTTAAAAGCTTGGTATGATTTGGCTTGGAACTCTCAAACTGGTGCATTACATTATAAAGCCGATACAATTGGAACTGTAATAGTAAACGAACATGATAAAAAAGGTTTAGTTTTAAGAAGAGTTCAATATGTTAATGCACAATTAGCTAGTTTATCTACGACAGATTTAAATTGGGAAACAAATGATATTTGGAGTTGTGAAGCTAAATTTGTGGCTGATTACTGGCTTGACGATTATATTGATAATGGTGTTACACTTACAAATCCTTATATATCTGGATATTAAAAAAAAGAAGAACTTAAATAAGTTCTTCTTTTTTATATATACTATAATTATTGGTATCTTTCTATTTAGAAATAACATTACATAACATTAAATATGCAACGTACAAAAGAACAAAGATTCTTAAAATATATACTTTTTAAAGAATCTTTTGATTTAGATAAATTGAAATTAAGTATTTTATCCGGAAATCCTGATAAAAAATTATTATATTCAAATCCAAAATATTTAAAACAAAGAACTTATCCTGCAGTAGATTTAGAAAACCAACTTGGATTTAATGGCATCTCACAAGAATATAAAATGCCATTTGGTTTAACTAATATTGAAACAGAAAATATTGCTATAATTTTTCAAAAAGATGAAGATGTTATTAAATTTTTATATTATCAAATGAAGAAATTAAATCCAGAACTTCCTGATGTATATAATACAGAAAAAATGTATGATGTAATAGGTGGTGCTTTTTCTAAATATAATTCAGATGATATTAAAGATTATATTGAAAATTATATTGAAAATGAATATAAAATAGATAAAGAAAGTAGCACAATGGATTTAAGAAGATTATTTAATAGAAAAAATGATAAAATCGCCTATGATTTAATGTGGAATAAAATTGCAGATTTAGGACTTAAACCCAATTGGTTCCCTTCTATTAAAACTCTTAATTATATTTATCAAAAATTAAAGCAAACTATTTAGAAAAAACCCCCTTATTGTATTTAATATCATTCTTTTTACAATAATTATAAATTTTCCTCAACAACAATTGAAAAGAATAGTTAATTCTTTCATATTCAATCCGCTATTAATTTTTTCAACTAATTCATTTTTACTTCTTTTTGGACGATTTTGAATTATTAACTTACAAAACTTTTCGCTGTATGTTTCGTATAATATAAATTAAAATAATTCTGTCCCTATACACATGAGTAAAATATTATTAATTGGTGATTGTCACCTAGGATTAGGCTTTCCCAATAAAACTGAACACTTTTTTAAAGTATCAAAAGATTATTTTGAGAATTTTTTATTTCCTATTATTGAAACAAAATTAACTAAGGATGACATAATCGTTCAATTAGGTGATCTATTTGATAATAGAAATATCGTTCCTATAAATATATTAAATTATGCGCAAAATATAATAGAAAGAATGTCTAAAATATGTCAAGTACATATTTTAATCGGTAATCATGATATTTATAATAAATCAGATAATAACATAAATTCCTTAAAACCCTTTAACTACATACCTAATGTATTTGTATATGAAACTCCAACAAAAATTTTATTTAATAATAAACAAATACTAATGATGCCTTGGATAGAAGATAAAAAAGAACAGATAAATATACTTAAAAAATATTCTGGTTGTGATTATCTTTTTTGTCATTCTGATTTAAATGGTGCTAAAATGCACTTAACTTCCGTGGCGCATAGAAACTCTGATAAAATCGATATTGAAGAATTTAGTGGATATGGTAAAGTCATGAGCGCACATATACATTTAGTACAAAAAAATAAAAATTTCACCTTTGTTGGCTCTATTCATGAGATGGATAGAAATGATATTGATAATCAAAAAGGTATATTTGTATTAGATACTAATAAGGAGACAGAAATATTTATTCCTAATAATATTTCTCCAAAATTCAAAAAAGTTTATGTGAATAAGGAAGAAGATGTAGAATTATTAAATGAAGGAATGACAAAAGATTGGATTGATTTATTTGTATCGAATAGTTTATTAGTAAATAATAGAAAGTTAAGAAGAAAAATGGAATCTATATTACAAACAGGTTCATTTGCTTCTGTAGAATATATTGATGATATTTCTTCTGATGAAGAAGCAAAAGAAGATGAATTAATTAATGAATCTTTATCTATTAATTTGGATTATAGTGAATATATAAAAAATTATATAAATTCAAATACTTATGAATCTGATAAAATAAAAAGTGGTATTTTATCGGAATTTGAAACTATTATAGAAATTTACAAGGAATCTAAAAAGAAATTGGATTAATTTAATATATAAAATAAAAAATTTTATGTTAAAAACTATAATTGGAATTGCATTATTAATATCTGTTGGTTCTGGGTTTGCTTTTCGCAAATTTTGGTCAAAAGGTTACAATGCTATTATCCTTGGTGTAATAACACTTGCTTTAATTCTTGCTTTATTTTTTATTAAGTAATTAAATTATTATTTGTATCTGATTTGTATAAAATACCGCAATAATATCTGGTATTTTAACATCTATATCAGCAAATCTATCAATTTTACCAGTGATATAAAAGGCATCATATCCATCTGATATTAATTTTAGACGTAAATTATTAAAATAATTTACGTCTTTTGCATGTGAAATTCTGATTGCATCCCATTTATTGCTAGAAATTATATAAGGATTTTTATAAGTTAATTTTGCTGAAATTATTTTATTTCCGAAATACTGTGTATAATCTTTATCTTTTGTAAACCAAATACCCAATTTAGAAGTTGGTTTTGTTGTATCATTTGGTTCTTTAAATTCTGAGAATTCGGCATCAGTTCCATGATACCAAACTTCTTCATTTAATTCTTCATTTAAAATTTGAAGTTTATCAGTTGTATCAAATAATTTATCTAATAATTTTATTTTATCATTAACATCAAAAAATGTGGTTATATTATCTGTTAAAGTTTCTGTATTATTATTTTTAAAAAAATATAAATCATTATAATTTTTAACACCATTATAATTATACCCATCATAATATTTATTATTATTTTTAATAAAAGAATGATATGGAGCCATTAGCATTTCTGATTCAGGAAATAACCATTTTATAAAAATTGTTACATCATTACAATATCCGTCTATTAAAGATATTCTTGTTATTTTTAAATTTTTTTCGTAGGCTGCATATCTATAAGCATTATTAAGAAATATTTGAAAATCTTTATTTGTTGGTAAATTTTTAAGTATTTTACTAATTTTATTATTAGAGAAATTTTCAAATAATTTTAGGTATTTCATATTTTATATATTTATTCTAACAAATCTTATTTATTTAATATATAATATATGAATAATTTGTTATGGTTTAATTCTCAAGGAGATGCTCTCAATTTACCACCTGATCCTAATACAGGGATTTATACAGGTACATTATTTTTTGAAGAAAATAGCTCCGATACATATAAGACGATTGGTTTATATCTTTTTGAATCAGTACCATCTGTATCTTTACAATCTATAAATGGTGATTTAAGTACCCAAAAATTTCAATTATTTAATGAAAATCGTTTTACTATAACAGGTAATTCATTCTTCACACAAAGTGTTATATCAATACAAGCATCTAATAATCGTCCAGATTTTTATTCAAAATGGATTTATGGAAATAATTTTGATACTATGTATCCAGTTGGTTCTTCTATTCAATTCAGCAAACCTGTTTTTGAATTTGTTAATCCTTTAGAAACTTACACGGTAACTAGTGTTCAAAAAGATGCTATAATGATTATAAGTTCAACTGATAATAAAAGTTTTACTACATTATATTCAAGTTTAACTTTTTCAAATGTTTATATAAGTGGTGTAAATACTATCGGTATTTATGATTATAGAAGAGGATTTATAGATGAACTTTCTACTTGGAATGAGCAAAAGTTTTATAATTTAGTTTATAATGGTAAAAAACTAACAATAGTAAATTCAACAGCTAGTTCTGATACACTTATAAAAAGTAGCGATAATAATCAGATAGTAACTATTCAAAATAGCACTTTGCTTGATAGGAAGTATTGGAAATATAATATAAATGCGCTTAGTTATACACAAAGTATAGATTTGAATGTTACATTAACTTTAACAGGTGATTTACCTTCTGTGTATAATGGTAGAATTACTTTAACTGGTAGTTCGGTTTATTTTAGTAATCCAATTCCTCAAACTATTTTTAAACCAGGAATTCAATTTACTATTGCAAATAGTCTTTATAATTCTAATGAAATTACAGTTGCTTCAATACCTAATTTTATAACAACTAATGTTTTAACTTATTATGCAACTCAATCACAAACTATTTGGAATAATTTGATTTATCAATGTCTGCAATCTTATACATGGACAGCAACTTCAAGTATAAATCCAGATAATAGTAATTATTGGACTAGTTCTATTACATATTTACCATCTCAAAATGCTTTAATTTATGAGGATATTTTAAATACTCAAGTACATTTAGTAAATAATGTTTTTAATTATATACAAGCTTATACACAAAGCAATGCTGTGACTATGGCATCATTTGCTCAAAATTATAGTTCTACTTTTGAGATTTTTGATATTAATTTATACTATCAAAATAATCAGCTTAATTCAGATTTAATTTGGAGTTCGAATTATGCTCAGGTAGATTATAAAATAGGCACACAATCCATTACTAATATAGATGTAGTTTCCGAATTTATATTTTCTACAAATGAAATTTTAACTCCACAAATTAATACTAATATTTCTGAAAATTTCAATTATTCAATAGTAATTAGTTCAATTGATGAATTTGGAATTAGATTTAACATAAATGGTCAGATATATTCTGAAAATACTGAATGGGTTTATAATGGATTAGATGTTGATCAAAGGAAAACTATTGATTTGACACTTCGAAATTTTGTATTTAATAATTTTGCTACATTAGCATCATTAGGTGTAAATATAATTTTAGATTCTTATATCTATGAAGCAGAATTTGATTTTTATAAAGATACAATTTCATTTCAAACAATTTATCCTAATGTTCCATTTAATGTATCTGTAAAATTAGGTTCGTTAGCTAATTATTATGTTAAAAATAAACAAATAATTTTTAATGATTTAGGAAGCTATTTAAGTATAAATATTAATAATAAAACTTATGGACAAGTTGTAACTTCAGCAACTTCAAGTTATTTTAGTCCTGATATAGCAACATCGTTAACAAAATGGGTTTCTAACAACTATTCTACTTTAAGAGGTTATGGTATAATTGTTTCTAATATAAGAAATATTTTATACTTAAATACGGTAGATGCTACAACAATATTAAATTTAAATATAACAACTAATAAATCTTCAACGCCTGGTATAAGTCAATGGGTAATAAAAGATTTTACACCCGGTAATTTTGGAATTTTAATTGCTGGTAATGAAGTTGTATTAGCAGCAACAAGTAGTCAAAGTTTTGAATTTTCTAATTTTGCCACTGGCATGGTAATGTCAGTAAACAATACTCCATTTCCTTATAATAATCAAGAATATGGTCTTATATATGTAGATACTAATCAAGTTGGATTGAGCTATCAAGGTCCATTTTTTGCAGAAACTTTAAATGAATGTACTCTTTCGTCCTTTACAACTTTAGCTTTTTCACCTTTATGGTATGACGTTGAAACATGCCCTCCAGCTATATCTATTACAGGAAGTTCTGGTGCATATGACACTAATATGTATGGTAATGGGTTTCAAATAAATTATATTTTCACAAACAGTTATGATGTTTTAACTTATGATTCTCAAAATTCAAATGTTAAAGATTTAATTTATTTGAATCAATATGATTCAATTTATATTGGAGGTGAAAATATAACAGTAGTAACAGCTGATACATTATCTTACATTACTACTATTAATTTACCAACGTCTGGTATTATAAGATTAATTTATAATAGTTTTAACAATTATATTTATGCATTAACTAATACAAATATTTTAATTATTGATCCAGCTTCTAATTCTTATGTAACTACTATTAACATAATTCCATTTGATATTTTAGTTAATCAGTCAAATGGTGATGTTTACATCACCGACGGTAGTAGTAGTTTGTCTATTTTTTATTCAAATAACTTTACACCAACGGCAAATGTTATAATAACATTATCCGGAGCAGGCAAAATTGAATATAATATAGTTGACGAGTTTATTTATGTAATAGGAAATTCTTTATATCAAATTAATGCAACCTTTAGAACACTAGAGTCAACTATTGCGATATTAAATCCAGATAATAATTATATATTTACAGAACCAGAATATGGTTCAGTTTATATATGGGGTAATTTATCTGCTGGAATTAGTAATACACTTTTTAAATATTTGAATGGTATAATAACAAGTATTTCATTAACAAATTCAGGTAATAATAAATTAATTTATGATAATTTTACAGGAGATTTATTTTTGTCACAACAAACAGGAAATAAATTTAGTAGAATAACTTCAAATGATGTAATAGTTTACACACAAGTTATAGATTATGGTGATTTTGTAATTAGTCAATTTGATGGAGATATTTATTTAATATCAAATAGTGGATGTTTATATGTTATTGATTCTAATACTGGTTTTGTAAAGTATAATAATACAACTTCGCCATTTGGTGTAGTTTCATATAAATTAATATATGATCCTGAAAGGGAAAGTATAATTATAGGACAGTATTCTGGTAATTTAATGGAAATTCAAGTTGAATTAAATTCTTCTATAACTTTAGCTTTTAGTCATTCAACTGTTCAATCTATAAATGATGGCTATTACGGCACATTAAATTCATCTTATGAGCCTATTAATGATATATGGCTGAAAACTAGACAATATTTAAGAGATCCAAGATATAATTATAGCAATTCGGGTGAATTACCAGCACAATTTGTTTATAAATTTATTGATGACCAAACTCCACAAATTTTTATGTATGACGTTTCGGGAAATCAATTATTAACAGGAACTTCATATTCTTATATTGGTCCTAAACCATTAGAAAATGCTGTTCTAAATTCCTCGCCAAATATGGATTTATCTTTAGTTAGCGATCCGACAGCTCAACAAACTATTTTCTCAGAAATTAAATATACATTAGATTATTTGGATTCATCAACAGATATTTCTTTATTACCAACTCCATTAGAATTGTTTTTAGGTTATAATAATATAAATGAAGGTTATGATACAACTACATTAAAAATGTATATGAGATGGGATGTTTCTTTAACGATAAATTATAACAGTATTTTATCCAATGACATCACATTTACAGATAAGGGAACTTCTTCAACATATCCAAATGGTTACGGTTACATTACATTCGATATAAATTCAACTGAATCATTTTTATATAAAAGCGATGGAAGTGTTACAGGTTTACAAGCTGGGCAAAGTATTCAATTAAGTGTTACAGATGTAACTAATTTAAATAATAAATATTTGTCTATGAATAATGGACAACAATTTATTATTGATTCAATTTCTAATAACCAAATAGTTGTAGAATATATTATAAATAGTTATGGTTATAAGTCATATTTAACTGATGAAAATACAATTATAACAAATTATCCACAATCAGGTGGTGAAACTTATTTACAAGTAACTTTTACAACAATAGATAGAGAAGTTGCTTCTATGAAATTATATGGACAAACAGAAATAGAAGATGTAAGATATGCTATTGAATTATATAATTCCGGAGGACATGTTATAAATCCAGAGGATGCTTTTATTTTTAAAACTTATGATATAAATGAAGGTGGTGTTGATTGGAGATTTCTTAATAAGAAAAGAAAAGAAATGTTAATTGTTAGAAATCAAATATTTCCTTATGTTGGTTCTTATAGAGCTATAATAAATGCAATAAATTATTTTGGTTACAATGATTTAGTTTTAAATGAATACTATAGAAATATAAATATTAATTCTCCTAATTTTTATAAATTATTTAAGGTACAAATACCTGATATTTTCCAAAATAATACAGGTTTCACAGTTATGGATTATATAGCAGATACTATGCCTAATCCAAATTTTGAAGAAACTAATCTATTAAATTTAACCTTTCCTATTACAGATTTTTACGGTAATTGGATTCTTTTATATTCATTAGACGAAATAATAATTAAATTACAAGGTTTGAAAAATTGGTTAGAAGCACACGTTATACCAATTCAATTTAGAATTTTAGATATTTCAGGAGATGCTCATTTTCCAGCTCCGGTTTCAATAATTCATAAACCATTTTCTAAAAAGACATTTAAAGTTTCACAAACTATGACTCCAATTGATTTTGATATGAATGAAGCATATTTGATGCCAGTAAATAGTGGTTCAACTGTTTACAATGCTGTGATTGATTTTAAGTGTTCTAAAACTCAATTAGATAAAGTCCCAAACTACTTTACTATTTTAATAAGAACTTATAAAACATATAAAGAATGGGATCCATTTATCATCTATAGTATAGGAGACGAAGTTACATATTACGGAAAAATTTATGAATCTGCTATAAATAATAATAAATTAAATAATCCTACACAATACGATTATGTAAATCAATGGTATGCAACTACTGAATATTTTAATGGACAGTTAGTTAATTATAATAATCATATATATGAATATTTAGGAACAGAATCTTCTTTTATAGTTTTTGCAACACAATCTTCTTCCGGAACATATTCAATACCAACACCTTATCAAAGTTCATTATGGTTAGATATAAGTCAATGGATTCAACAGGATTTAGTTCCAGTTCAAACTATATTTGAATATAGAAATGTGGATATTAATTCTCTAACTTATTCAGAGTCAACTTATAAACCTTTATTTTATCCTAATAATCCACCAGAATTGTTAACTATACAAGTTTCTAAACCTTTCAATTTTAGTGTTGATTCTAATATAGATCCATTTATTACAATAGAAGTAACATCAGATAATGGTTATGGATTAACCTATACTTATAAAAAGAATTATGAAATTAGAGGTCTAAACGATTTATCTTCAGGAATACAACCAACTGATTCAATAGGGCCTTTTACACCAATTAATCCAATCACTAATCATATATAATTAAAAAACCTCTCAAATTGAGAGGTTTTTTAATTTAAGCCTTTTCTTCTTCTTTTTGTTCAGTTTCCTTCTTTTTAGAAGATTTTTTATTTTTTTCTTTTGATTTGTCAGCAGTTATTCCAAGAGCCGCCGCTTCTTTTCTACCCCATTCTTTACCTTCAATATAAACGCCTTCTTCAAATGTTGCAGCCCAATCTTGTATATCCTTATTCAAGGATTTGGCATTAGTATCATAATAAGATATTACTTTTGATATAAAACCAATTTTTCTTAAAATTTCAGCAAACAAATAAGTATCAGATGTTAAACCTTTTGGTTTATATGTGGCTATTAGATGATAAATATATGTAATTTCAGTTGCATCCGCTGTATAAGTTTTTAACTCTGTATCATTTTTTGCGTCTTTATTAGTTTTAGATATTTCCCATTTACCCAACATATCAGTTAATTCTATAGCTAGAAATACTGTATTTACATCATATTCTAATTTAGAAATAAGAAGATTTGTTAAGAAATTATATTGCTTTCTATTTAAATAGAAAGTAAATTTCATACCTTTTAATTTTTGAACGTATTCTTTCCAAGCTGATTGCGCTGAATAATAAAGATTATCTTTCTCATGTTCACTTTTGCCTAAACCATGTTCGTTAGACATTAAATTTTCCAACTGAGAGATTTTTGTGTCTAAAAAAATTTCATCCTCAAATGAAATGACTCTTAAATTTTGATTATTTTCAAATGTTGAAACTTCCGGTTTCACTACATGTGTTTCAATTAAATTTTGCATATTTTTTTTATTTTTGTATTAACAATTTATTAATTTGTTTATTTTTAGCTTATAAAATCATTATCAAAATCTGTACTTACAGTCAATTCTTTTGATAAATCTGCTAATTGATTAGCTCTTGATATTTTTTCAATGCCCCATTTTTTGATTAATGAAGAAAATGTGCTAATATCTGGTTTTATCAATTTAACTTTACCAGTTTCAATATTAAAAGATATTTTATCTATCTCTTGTTCAAAGAGAATATTTATAGATTCGTCATCAAATTTAACCATTAATTCTTCATTTATAGAAACTAAAATATGTTTATTCAAAATATATTCATATTGATCTGATAATTTTGATATTTTACAAACTACTTTTTGAGATGAATTTCCAATGAAATGAAATGATACATCATTTAATAATTTTTTCCTAACTATTTCCGAAAATGTATTAATTGTTTCTTCAGAAACTTCATAATACTTAACTATGGCTTTTATTTCTTTACTCATAAATTTTTATTTTTTAATTATACTTATGATTTCTGAGAAGTTTATTAATGTAATAGATATTTTATAATACAAGCAAGTAATAAACTTACAATAATATAAGGAATGCTTTTATAAAGATTCATATAAAGATTATTTGATTTAAATAGAGAAAATCCATAAATAATTAAATAACTATATTTATCAACCTTTTTAATATCATAAAAATCATATAATTCATTAAGTCCTTTTTGATTTAAAAATTTAGATAATTCATTAGTATAATCTTTAATAAAATTTTGTGATATAGAATTTATATCAGCTGTCCTCATACTAAAATTTTCACCAAAATTTTCTTCGGCTATATTAAGTACAGTGTACATTCTACTTGCTCTATCGATTCTTATTTTGAATTGAGCTTCCAGTTGAGTCTCAATTTCTTTAATCGTTTTCTTATAAAAGAAAAACAATTTAACTTTTTTCCAAAAAGATATATTTTTCATAAAAGTTTTTATTTCTATTTATTAAGAAAGTTTATCTTCCATGTGTTTTTCTTGACATTGTATCATGTTTTAATTCTGAAATAAGATTATCAAGTCCGGTTTTTAAACTTCTAATTGCTGCTGGTATTTGGTTAAGTGTAGCAAGATTATCGGTATTTGTTTTTATATTATTTAAAACTTCTAAAATTTCATTATTTTTACCACCTTTTGTTGGCACATTAAGTGTTTTTGAAGCTGTTGTTTCACCACCTTCTTGTAACATATTAATAGTTTTAACAAATATTCCAGCTTTTTCTTCAAGAGCATCCATCATCTTTTCGAATTGATCAGAATCCATTAAAGACATTAAAACTATGCTACCAGACATCATGTTTAATGCATTTAATTTTTCTATATTAATTTTATTCAATTCTGAATTGAGATTTTTTACACCTTTAGCTAATAAATTATAATCATCAGCTAATCGAGCAATCCCTGAAGATATACCCAATAATGAACCAAAATTAAAATCATCATCATATCCATTATCTTTTAAATATTTAATTATATCAACATAAGATTTTATGTTACCAGAAATACTTTCAACAAAATTTGATGGTATTATTGTAGTAAAATTACCACCACTTAAAGATTCAGCTAAATCTACTATACCTCTACCAATTGCTTTTGGCATTCTTTCTAATGTATCAGTGCTAATATCCTTTGCATTAACCATAGCATCAAGAGCGGGTTGGAAAGCAGATATTGCTTTACTTATTGAATCCGACCAATCTGATTTTGGTCCTCCTTTCCATATATCTCCTAGTTTTGGATCTCCGAGTAATTGTGCTGTAGAAACCAGAGCTTTTCCTATGCCATAAAACATATTTTCGATTTCTTCTGGTGTAATTTTATTAAAAAATCCACTTCTTTCTTTAAGCACATCAAATACAGGAGCAAAAGCACCAATTGCAGCGCCAACACCTGCAGACCAATCGGATGATGGATATGAACCTTTAAAGGTAACTTTATTTTCATTGAAAAATTCAGCAGCTTTTACTATTGCATTGCTAATTCCAACAATTATACCGTTATCGCCTGTAAAATCTTTTATATTTAAACCGCCTTTAAATAATCCTAATATACCACCTTTATTTAAATTTTGAATTACGGGAGCAAAGGCTGATATTGCTAAACCCACACCTTCGGCCCATTTTTCCGTTGGACCATCTTTATAATTTCCATCTTTTAATTTTTTTGATACTTCAACTATTGAATCAGCAATAACAACCATTCCGATAGCACCGGCAGCTAAAATGCCAAGTCCCGCCCCAAAAGAACCAACTATAAATCCACCAAGCATCAACATATTTAAACCGAAAGCTGTAATAGAAAGTCCAACACCTTGTGCCCAATCTAAAGATGGATAATTTTTAAAATCAGCTTCTTCAAATATTTTAGCAACTCCCAAAATTGCCCCACTAATTAAAATGACACCTACAACACCTAATAAAAGAGCACCAGCGCCAATTCCACTTGTCATTGCTGCTCCAATTAATATCATATTAAGTCCAAAAGCTAGTATTGATAATCCAGTTCCTATTGCCCAATCAATAGGTGGTTGATTGGTATAATTTCCCATTGCTATAAGATGTGAAGCACCAGCCATAGCTCCTGCAATTATTACGACTGCTAATCCTCCTAAAAATGCTTCTTCTGGTCCGACTCCCATTGATTTAAGTGCCCATATACCAAATCCAAGAGCAACTGTCATTACAGCTAAAGCTATTGATTGTAAAACTATATTAAATAATAATCCTTTATCAATATTAGCAACTTTTGTTAGTATCCATGAAGATGTCCAAATTGCACCTGCTAATAGGGGAATAATTAAAGTCATTAAAGCAACATCTTTAATGTTTGTATTTCTCACAGCATAAGATAAAACTATCAAAGGTAATGACATAGCTGTTAAGACTAATGCAATTTCAACAGCTGCTATAGATTTCTTTAAACTTAAAGGCACTATAAATTGTAAAGCTATTGAGGCACCAACCATCGCAATACTAAATGGTATTAATATTAGTGGTATTTTTATGATATCTTCAGATTTAATATTTTTTAAATTTTTAGCAATTGTGCCTATTGAATAACCAATTATAGCAAATGTTGCTGCAATAAAAATTGCAGTAAATCCTTTTCTAAAACTTAATGGAATTATTGCTTGCATAACTACAGAAGCACCAGCAATAGATAAACCCATTACTAGCATTACAATTGGAATTTTAATTAAATCAACTAAATTAACATCCTTAACCCCCTTTGTTATTTTTTCTATACTAAATCCCATTAATGCAAATGTTCCTGAAATTAATATAGCTGTTAAACTCTGTGCAATACTTATTGGCACAATAGCACTCATTATCCATGACGCAACTGTAATTGAAGATGCCATGGTGACTATTACAAAGAAAATATCTTTCATATCTTCCTTTTTAATCTTCATGTCCGCAATCAATTCAAAAGATTTAGCTATCAAAGGTAGTGCAATAGAAAGAGCAATTACAGATAAAAAATTAACTTGACCTATTAATTTAAAAGCCAAACCAATTGCTAAAACACCAGATGCTATCAGCAAAACTGTATTAACTCCATCTTTTATTTTGGATTTTTTATCACTCGCTGTTTCAAAAGTGCTTGGATTTTTCTTTTCTTTTGAAAGTCTTATTAAAGTCTCTTGATTTTTAAGAATTTGTGTAGTATCTTTTTTAATATCCTGAATGCCTTTGTTAATAGCGTCAATTTTCTTATCTAAATTATTAATTTTTTGTATTAATTTACCAGCATCAGATTTCGCTCCTGTTTTATCTTTTACAGCCTCAGCAACTTTATCTAATGCTTTTGTTAGATCATTAAATGCTTCTAGTATTTTAGCGTCCATATTAGTATATATTAAATAAATAACTTCTTAGTGGTTTAAACATAACTTATTAAAATATTTTAATATATAAAGTATAAAAATTAATCTGTAATGATTAAAAAATGGTATAAATATTATGTTCTAAAAGAATCTGTAAAAGAGATAGAACTTAATAAAATTTTGGATAAAATATCCAAAGGCGAAAGTTTAACCATTAGAGAAGATAATTTTTTGAATCTTTATAATCAAACACAAGACGATGATTTAAATGATTATGCTTATCTTTCAAGAAATATAGCAATATCTAAAGTTTCTGATTATTTAGAAAAAAAGAAAAAAATCTGGTGTGATTTGAACGATAGAGATGGTAAAATTGGAGATTTAATTATTAAAGTTTATAAATCAGAATACAAATTGATACTTAGGCACGGAGAATATATGATGAGTGATAATATGTTATACAACATAACTTATAATATTAAAAAGGATGAATATTCATTAACAACACAAGATGAATATTATGAAGAAATAAATGTAAATAAATGAAAATAAAGAAATTCCAACAATTTTTAGAATCTATCTCTGGCACAGAACTTATAGGCTCATTAGGTCCAGGTATTGGTAGTCAAAAATTGTCTAACACAATTACATCTAATGATACATCAGTTATTGCATCTGATATAACTGGGAAAATATATACTTTTGATGATTATAATGATTTATATGAAGAATATTTAAAAAAAGGTGGCAAACCACTCAAAGATGGATTTATAAAATCTAATTTGGAAATTATTTTAACTAAACTATAAAACCATCAAAATAAATAAACATCAAAATAAAAAAAAGCTTCCAATTTGGAAGCTTTTTTTTATTTTGATGTTTTTATAGCGATTGAAATCCTCCCGCTTGAATTGCTCCTGTTTTAAGTACTGTAATATTATTTACAATAACTGACATTCCCTTAATCGGTTCTATATATGTGTCTAATACACCTATTTGATTATCAATTAATGTAGTTGTATTATTCTCTGAATCACACTTGTTGAAGTAATTATATAAACCATTTTTATTAACAAATCCTGCACAAATAACATCAGCTCTTAATTTAATTTCAGCTCTAGTATCTTGTGTGTTAAATTGCCATTGATAATTTAATAACATATCAACTAAGGCATTTTCTAATTCAATAAGAACTTCTCTAACATGTAAAAAAGATAATGCTGATTTATAAAGTGTTAATGCTGTATTTTCTGTATCAATTATCCAACCTCTATTCTTTTTATAAATAATTGGATTCATTTGAGCACCGTTTAAATTATTTATATCAGTTGGTGAAAAATCCATTTCAACACCTGCAATTCCTTGTATTAATCCATTTTGCACGCCAGCCGCAATAGTCCAAGGAACAATTGAAGTTACATTTGTAGTAAATTTCCTCATATAAGTTGAAGCTACAAACATTGCTGGCGGAACACTTATCGGATTACCATTATCATTTACAGTTAAATATGGAGTAAAATAACCTACACAAGTTGTACCTGCACCTTCACCAAAAGAATATAAGAAAGCTGGATTGTTATTTATATCTCCACCTTGTGCTATTAATGCTGTATCTAAAACCTTAGTTCCATTTGATAGTGTGTTTGTAAAACTTGGTGAAGATGAATTTTTAAATTGTTTTAATGAAGGCATATTAATGAAACCTAAACAATTTAATCTACCACCACATATATCAACTAATTGTTGTTTTGAAAATTCTGTTAAACCAAGACCAAAAGAATCAACTAAATATCTAAAATCAATTGCATCTTTATTGATAAGAGCATTATATAAAGGTGTTCCTTTAGCAACTAAATTTAAAATATTATTTTGTGTTGCTTCTGTACCATCTGGAAGAGAAGCTTGACGAATTCTAAATCCTTGAAGTGGTATAGCTTTATAAGTAGTCACATAATTATCAAGAGATGAATATCTCATTGTTTGATAAGTAGTTGATGTAGGGCTTCCAACTGGGAATTTAAATATTGCCGCATCACATGTTATTAAGGATAATGTTGTATCTGCGCTATAAACTTTTTTAGAAATAATTCTTGTTAAATTTTTAGCTTGTTGTCCTACTTGTAAATCAGCAGAAGAATTATCTTGAAGTAAGAAATCTCCTACAGCTAAATTAGAATATCTACTAGAATTTATAAGTATTTGATTAGAAACTTGTGTATAACCACTAGGTACAACTATCTCAATTGTTTCTTGATAATTAGATTCATACGAATTAATATTAAATGTCCCATTAATTCCCCAATTATTAAATAATGAAGTATGATTACCTTGATAAGTATAAAGATCATTTCCAGTTATTTTAATTGTTAAATTATTATTTGAATTTATATTCATTGCTAAATAATATTTAGTATCAGTGCTCCATATTCTATTAATATTATATAAAGTTTCAGATGTAACCGAATCAGAAACTAAATAAGTATAAGTATTTGATGTTGTAATACCTAAAATAGTAGTATAATTATACCCTATAGGATGTGAACCATATGGATCTGTTTCAATTGTTAAGACTCCATTATTTAATACTGAATCTGGAACCATTAGATTGAAATATGATACTCCTAAATTATTATTAAATGGATTACCACTTTGTGCACCCTGTATTGAGATAAAGTTTAAACCATTATAAACAGCTGATGAACCAGTCAATCCAGATGTATTTATAAAATGTATTGTTGAGGCTGTATATGTTGCTGTTCCATTTGTTGAAAGAACATTTGCATAAAAATAATCACCTGTATTAATTTCACCATTATAATAATCTTGATAAATAGTTGAATATTGTCCTGCTACACCATATGCACTTGCTCCAATTAGTGAATTGCTTGCTGGTAATGAACTAGTAATAATTTCATTATCAGAAAGTATTAATTCATTATCACTTGCATAAATTAAAAATCCATTAGCACTATTAAATGTAGGTAAAACATAATTATAAAATTGGGTACTTGTAAAGCCCATATTCGAAATAGTTATTGATTTGTTTAATGTATTATCAGTAACTGCACTTATAGACATATTAGCCATACTAAACTTTTGATAAACACCTGTACTGTCAATAACAGTCATAATTGCTGCCTTTTCGATTTCAACGGATTCTAATAAAGTTCTTAAAGCATTGAATCTTTTAATTCTTCTATATTGTGTATAGTTTGATGTATCCGGAAATGCTGCTGAATTAGTAAAAGTTAATGTAATAGAATTTAATCCACTTGATGTAATAACATAATCTGTATTATATTGCAAATCATTATAAGCAAAACTACCATTACTAGCTGAATTTGTACCAATTGTAATATTACTGTAACTTAGACCGACTATATTTCCACTATTTAAATTTAATTGCATATAACCTAAAACTATATCAGTAGTGGCTACTGTAGGATTTACACCAGGTGTTGTTGAAGTCACATTGGTAATTGCGCCGGTTGTATCTAATTTAATAGTGCTTATATAGGAATAAGTTCCTGAAGCTGATGCAAAATTTGTTGCTGGAACAGAAAACGTATAAACACCGCTATAAATATTCACTAAATTACCACCAATAATTGCGTATGCTGATTGATTATTATAAACGTTATTTCCAGAGGCAACTGTGTAACTTACAGCAGCTGTAAGTGAACTAAAAGTTGAAGTATTAAAATAAACACCACTAACTCTTTCTTCTGCAAAAGTATTAGTTCTAATAGAACCACCATATCCATTATAAAAATCATAACTTGGTCCAGGATCTATTGAATAAACATTACCTACTGTATCTAAATAAGTATTAGTATAACTATTTATAGTTACTAACTGTTGATTATAAGATAAAAAATCTATTGATTGCTGGTTTGAATCTAATAAACTATCGCTATTTATTAAGTTATTACCAAGTAAATCAATTGCTCCTGTTGGAAAATCTTGTTCTAATAAATCAGAATTAAAAGCGCAGAATAAACCAGTAACTTGTGTGTCTTGATTTATAACATTTTCAATAAAAATATTTTGATTATTTTGATCTCTAAAATATGGAATAAAACTTAAACCTTGATAATATTTAAGTAAAGTAACATTTCTATCATTAATAAAATTTTGAACTTGTCCTTTTAATAAACCAGTTGAATCAAAATATTTAGACCAATTAGTATCAACTGATAGAGATTGATAATTTGACCAATCACCTGCTACTACTACTACATCTACCATGTAATCTGATACATAATCAGTTGGATAAACATATGACGGGATATTTGTAACTGAACCATACCATTGAGTCATAGTAACATCAAATCCAGTTGCGGTTGTTTTGAAAACAAATGCTGTTATATAAGATCCAGATACATTAGTAAAATTAAGAAGTCTTTTAGAATAATTTTCATTATTTGAAACTAATGATAAGAAAGAATCTGTGCTTAATTTCCAAAAACCAGTTGTGTCATAAAAAGCACTTAATGATCCAGTTTTAATAACATCATTAGAATTGTTAGTAGATGTTGATAAAGGTTCATATTGTATTTGATCTAAAATAGGATCTGTTTCTAGAAGGTTTAAAGCATATACTGGTGAAGATTGAATCATCTGAGCAATTGTTCTTTGAAAAAAAGAACCTTTTCTTTCTAATGTTCTATCAATACCACCGAAATAGTTTGTTAAATCTTGTGTTGTTTGAATAAGCACAGGAGTATTTATAGGACCAGTCTTAGAAACACCTATAACTAAATTTGTAATACCTTGAACTGTGTTACTAGATAATACGCTATTGTCATATTCGTTTATAAAAATTCCTGGTCTTTTATAATTACTTATTATTACTGCTGGCATAATTGTATATTATTTTTATATTTATGTTATATATTAATATCTAAAATCATTTTTTGTCGATTTTAATTTCCATTAGATTATTGTTTTAGATTTTGAATCCTCTTCTTAGCCTCTTCTAATTCTTTTTTCTTTAAATCTAATTCTTTTTTAGCTTGTATCTTAAGATTAGCGGCATTAGAATTTGCATCTTTCATTTTATTTTCTTGATCTTTTATATCATTTTGTGCTGTTTGAATATCATTTCTAGTAACTTGACTATCTCCTTGATTTTGTTGTAAATCTTTTTGTTTTTCTTCTAAATCTTTTTGTTTTTGTTGTAAAGTTTCCTCAGATTTTTTAACATTTCTTTCTTGTTCTAATTCTTCGGCATATTTAGCAAAAAGAGGATTAGATGGAGTATTAGGATCATCTTTTTGATCTGGATTTTTCCAAAGTATTTGTCCTTTAGTTTTAGAAGTTGGGTGTTTAAGAAACTTTGCTGCTAATAATTTATTATATAAATCTTGTGCTATACCTGTTTCAGATGGTTTTTCATCATCGATATAAGTATCGTATATTTGTTTTAATTTAGCTTTATATTTATCAAATTGCTTTTTATTCATTTCAGATTGATTAAAAAGAGTCATGTCTGCCTTTATATCTAAAGGTACTTGCTCTTTATCTAAATCAAAATTTTCGTATGTTTTTAAATATTTCATTTTCCTGCTAATAAATTATAATATGTTTCATATGAAATACCTTCAAAATCTTTTTTAAGTCTTGTAGGATCACTGAGTGTTTTACCAACAACAGATTCATCGCCAAATTCAGAACCTTTCATCAATTTAGCTAATGGTGCTCTAAGTTGTGTTTTTCTACCAATCCCTTTATCAGCACCAATAATAGTTGGCATAATGATTTCTTCTTCTATTTGGTCTGATAAATTTTTTTGATTCGTTGCTTTTTTTATACTTTTGAATTTAAATTTATTACCGTCTGATATAGGTTTTTCCATTTTAATTAATCCCATAAAGACATCACAATTAGCTTTGATTGGCTCATTGAAATAACTTTTTTCTAGTTGTGATCCACCATAGTAAGCCCATATAAGACTTTCATTAAGCTTAGTGTATTTTACTAGTATATTGTTTTCTTGTTTTTCTATTACTTCACAAACTAATGTTGGATGTTTTGTTTTGATTATTTTTTTACCACTATTATCTTCTACTTCTTTTGAAGAAGTATATGTTATAGCAAAAAAGTTTCCTTTATCTAATTGATTATATGATAAACTTTTAGTTTCTTGCCAAAACAATTTATCACTAGTTTTAGTTTCATTTTCTAAATCTTTTTTATCATCAGAATATTTAGTTTCAATATCTTTCATATCTAGTCCAAAATATTTACTTATTAAAGTTGCTCTATTTTTTTCGTAAGATTTTAAAGTATTTTCATTAATCATATCTCTAATAAATTGCCCTAATGGATTGCCTGTAACAATTTTTTTACCCAATGTTGTTTTCATTTGCCCCCCACTTAATAACTTTTGATATCTAGGATTTTCTAATAAAGCAGAAATTTGATCAGTAAATTTATCATATATTTTAATATTTACCCAAGGGCCATATCCAGGGCCAGCATTTTCACTAGGCACCGGCGCACTTTCTCTACTAGAACCAATATATTTATATTCACTATAAGTTTGCATAGAAATTTTTCCATTAGGTCTATTTGAAGGTATAGTATTATGTTTATATAAACGATAGGCTTGACCAAATAAATTAGCAATAGAAATTATACTTTCTCTTGCATCTTTATTTTGTTTCATTTCTTCTTTCATTTTATTGGTATTTGCTGGCATTTCAACACTATTTTCAACTTTTTCTGCAATTTCATTTGCTTTTTTTAGTTCAACTTTCCATTTATTTTCTTCACCTTCAGAAAAATATTTTTCCCAAATTGTTTTAACGTTTTTTTCTTCACTTTCTTCGGTTTCATTTTCTTCTATCGATTCAACTTCTTCTTTTGATATATTTTCTTCTTCTGGTGATGGGGGAAGTGTAGCAATTTCCTCAAAAATTAAAGATTCTTTTTTAAGTGAGGAAATATTATATTCTTTTAACATAGATTCATATAAATTTATTATATTATCTATGTTAAGATATTTTTTATCTTTTAATGAATAAAATATTTGTAACATTGAAGCTATATCTTTTGAAATTTTATCAATATTTAAAGATTCGGTTACTGAAAAGCCTTTTATTTCATTAAAATTTTCTATAATAGAATAACCTAATTTTTTCAACTCATCTGAATTCTGATTATTTACCAATGTTCTTATTTCATTTAAATTTGATTTTAAATTTAAGTTAAAGACTCTTAATAGATTTTCATATGTTTTATCAGTTTGAATATGTACTGGTAAATTACTTTCTTTTATAAAATTAAAATATTTTAATTGTAAAAAATTTTCTTGTAATAAGCCATTTTTAACAATTAAAACTTTTTTTGTCTTTGGATCAGTATAATCAATATTTATAACTGGTTCTAATTTTACATTTTTTGGATCAATAGTAAATATTGTTTTTGGGTATGTTATATATTGCAATTTTAAACCATTTGTATCTATATCTAAAATTTTAACAAATCCAATTTTATTGTCCTTTGATGTATATTTATAAATTTTTCCCTTTTCAAATTTAGATTCTTCTTGTTTTTTTGGTTCATTTTGTATTTCATTGCCAAATATTAATAATTCTTTCAAAAATGATAAAACAGAATCATCAAAATTATCTTCTATTTGTTCTTCTTGTTTTGGAATTTTCATTTTTTCAAGTTCTTCTTTGAATTTTTCTAATTTATCAATTAAATCTTGTTTATTTCCTCCTTCGAAACTATCATCAGGAAGTTTATTTATGAAATCTATGCAACCTGATATTAAACCATTTTCACCATTTTCTTTATCTAAAAGAAATTTAATTTTTTCTTCATCTGTTCGCTCACCAGCTACTATATTATAAATTTCTCTTAAAATTTCTTTGACTAATAAATCATTAGCAGCATTTTTTTCATCTGAAAAAGCAACTGCTATATTTTCTAATTCTTTTTCAATTGATTTAACTACTCCATCAATTTTAGTTAAATTATACCCAATTTTTAATTTTCTAATAGCTGAATTAATAAATCTACCTAATAAAGATCCACCAAAAGTAATATTATTTGTTAATGAAGATTCATTTATTTTAAATTCTTCTTTTGTTTCAACTTTTATATCGTTAATTGTGGATAAAAATCCATTCCTATTGTATAAATATTTCATGAAAAAATATAATATTTTTAAGTATATATTAAACCTCTAAATCCTATTATAAAAAATTATAAAAAAACCTAATTTGAGGCATAAAATCTAATTTTTTTTGAAATATATAATGTATTAATTTAATAAATTAATTTTATGAGATTCAAGGAATTAAAGGTAGGTGAAAAGATTTTAACAAATTCTATGAATATAGAAGAAGAACTTACCAAACACAATATGCAGTGGTTAATTAACTCTGAAATAGAGAATGCTGTAGTGGAAATCAAAAACAATACATTAATCTGGAAAAATGGGACTTTTTTTGCTGGCAATTGGTATTATGGTATATGGCAAGATGGCAATTTTCACGGAACATGGGAAAATGGTATATGGGAAAATGGTCACTTTGACGGTAAATGGAAGTCTGGGATTAAAAACTAATCCAGAAATGGATATAAAAAATAAATTTTCTTTTATGAAAAAGAAAAGGGTTTTAACGAAAGTAAAAGAAATAACTGAAGTTATTTATGCATCAAGTAGAGTTAGAGTAAGTAAAGAATTAAACGGCGAATTATTTTTTGAAATTGAAAATGAAATTACATCAGATTTATCAGAGGCAATAGCAATAGCATTACATAAGGGAATTATAGATAAAGAATTTTGGAAAATAACATTTAATATTGATATAAATAATATATCTCCTGATAAAGCTTTATACTGGCTTTCAGGCGGTGACATAGAATGGATTTCTAAAAACCATTATAACTTTAATTGGTCAGAAGTTTATTTAGCTTACCAGGAAGAATTTGGACTAAGTATCATAGATATTATATCTAATTCATATAATTTTGAAGAAATTAAAAAAGAATTTTTAAATAAATTAAATCTTTCTATCTTATATGAATTCGCACTTGAAAATAATTTTGTTAAATAATTAAAAAGGAAGGCATATTAATGCCTTCCTTTTTAATATATACACTATGGAAAATAAATCAATTTGCTCAAATCCATGGTGTAAAGCACCTTATTCATATGAAGGAGATATTGCTCCTGGTCAATGTCCTAAATGTATAAGTTTTGATAAAGACTTATCAGGTGGAGTTACTTGGGTTACGAAAAATTATACAGAACCAAGAGACGATGGTAGAGTACACGAAATTATGATAAATATGGATGGAATGAGTAAATCAAATTATAGTGGAAATGGAAGACCTTTATTGGGTTTAATTAAAAAATTTTTAGGAAAATGATAGGACACATTTTTGATATTGATACATTAATTAGTGTTGATTCACATCCTTGGATTGTTGATAAAAATAATCCAAATAATCCGTTAATGAAAATTTCTAAAACAGATTATAATTTATTTAAAAATGGAGTTTATAAAAAGCAAGGAAATAAAATCGAATATAATGGAAAAACATATTGGCTTCCAAGTGATGTGTTTGAAAAATTAAAAGTTATTGCTAAAAAAAATAAAATTGGATTGAATGACTTTGCTATATCTTTAAAAGAATTTTTAAATGAAGATATGGCTGATGAATTAAATTTTGAAATAAATTGGGAATCTATTAAACATTTAAAAAATAAAAACGAAGATATTTATATAGTTTGCTCTAATAATACTGAAAAATATTATGGAAAAATTTTAAAGAAATTAATGGAAAAATTAAAATGGGAAGGAATAGATGTTAAGAAATTTTATTATATTAATGAAACATTTTACAATATTAATACCGATGAAATAATTTTTAAAAAGGCATTAATTAATTTACAACATTTAATAGGATATGAAATTCAAAAAGAAAAGTTTATAGATAAAGAAGTTACAAAATATTCAAAATTAAATTTTTATGATAATGACTTTGACACATTAAAAATGATAGATGAAATTAATTCATATTTAAGGTTTATATTATCTAAATCAGATGTTGGAATCAAACAAGTTGTAAAAGAAGGAATTGACTATGATAAACCAGAATTTGTAGTAAATAAAATAACAGGAAATAAATATAATAATATTATAACAAAATCAGTTAAAATTAATAATTCTTATCTAATGAAATTTGAAAATTTTAAATGGAAATAAAAAAAGCGGTTTTAAACCGCTTTTTTTATTTCTTTTTCTTCCTTGCTTTAGCTTTTTTTGCCTGTGCCCATAATTTAGCATCCGCCTTTCTTGCTCCGCCAGCACCAGTTATAAACGAATTGACTCTTCCGGTTGCCCAAGCTTCCTGAGGTGTACCAGGACGATGTCCGGAATTCCAAGCGGCTCTTCCTTTTTTATATACTTTTTTTAGAATAGAAGAAGGTATACCACTTGCCTTTGATTTATTTGCTATCATTTTTGCGGCTTTTGAATTTGGATTATCAACCGAACCTGATTCTGAGCCTTCTAAAATAATATCTTCTATTAAATAGAAATAATCTTTAAAATCAATATCTTCGCAAAAATTTTCAAAAGTTTTAATATTTACCATAAATAAGTTATTTACTTATATATTTTGAATAAAATCATAACACCAGGAACGTGCCCACTATTAATATATAATATATGAAACATAAACATCATATTATACCAAAACACATGGGAGGTTCGAATGAAAACGAAAATTTAATTGAATTGACGATTGAAGAACATGCTGAGGCGCATAAAATTTTATATGAAAAATATGGCAAATTAGAAGACTTTTTAGCTTGGCGAGGTCTATTAGGTCAGATAAGTAAAGAAGAAATAATTTCAGAAATTTCAAAACAGAATGGCAAAATTAATGGTAAATTTTGTTTTGAAAATAAATTAGGTATATTTTCTTTAACAGACAAAGAGAAAAAACTAAAAAATTATAAAGGCGGAAAAATAAGTGGTCTAAAAAATGCCAAATCAGGGCATTGTGCTAAAATTGCCAATTTGGGTGGTAAAGCATCTTCTGGTATGAAATTTTGGTTTAATCCAAAAACTAATAAAGAAACCAGGTCTTTTGAATGTCCGGGAAAAGAATGGATACCTGGTATTAAAATGGAACGAATAAATATAGAAAATTTAAAAAAACACTCTAATAATGTTAAAGGAAAATTTTGGATTCACAATCCAGATACAAATGAGTCTAAAATGATATCATCAATAGATGAAATGCCTGAAGAGTTTATTTATGGTAGAAAAATTGAAATTAAAAATACCATTGAATTAATAAATGTTGGTTTTAATTTTAAATCAGAATTACCAAAAATAAAGTCAGAATTTAAAGATATTAGATTTGATAATTCATACAAAAGATGGATATTTGAATTTGAATTAAATAATAAAAAACATAAAATTACACACATAGATTATTATGGACTTTTATGGAGTAGAGATTGTATTATTAATTATTATAAATTAGATAAGATAAAATCAAAAAAAATAGAAGATTCATTATCTAAAGAAGAAATTTCAGAATTGCTTAAAGATTTTAAAGAATATTTAAAAATTAAAAATATTTTGGCAAAAAAACTAAAAAAATCAAAAAAAGATGCATATTTTAAAAAATTATTAGAATATGAAAAAAATTATGATATTGTATTAGAAAAAATTCAAATTTATGATAAAAAAGAGGATTAAATTAATCCTCTTTTTTATCAAACATTCTTTGATAAGCTTTGGTTGCTGCGGATTTTTTAGTTTTTACTCTTTTGCCTTTACCACCTTTTCCAGAAGTATAATCAGCATCCCAGTCTTTTTTATATTCTTTTTTACCACGAAATCTATCAATTTCTTTTTTCATAGCACCAGGATTTTTTGTCAAATATTTACCTGGTATTTTATGACCTTTATAATATTCAGATTTCTTTTTTTCAAGTAAAAATTCTTCAAAAGTAAAAATATTTTCCATTAACTATATATTATGGTTTATTTTTCAAATATTTTGATATTGCATCATTAAGATTTCTAGAATCCATTACTATATTATCTTTTGTTTCTTCGTCTTCAAATTCTTCTTCAACCATTTGATTTTGAACTTCATTTAATCCAAAATCTTTTCTCATTTCTTTCCAGAATTTTTCTAAATCTGTTTTAACTGATGTATTAAATTTAATATTATCTCTCATCTGTGCCATAGTTTGATTTACAACTTCATGCATCCTTGCATTATTTTCACCATTATCAACTTGTCTTAATTGTGATATTAATGTTTTTCTTGTCATCTTAATTAAGAATAAAGTTTCGGCATAGTTTTGAGCGTCTTCTTCTATTTTATTTTTGATATACTGGTGTTCTTTCATCTTGGGCGCATCACCTAAATAAAGATCTAATAAGGAATTTAATACATTATCTGCACGATTTTTTGACTCTGATAAATCATTTTCGTAATTATAAATTTCAATCTCACCTAATTCTGGCAAATCATCTAATTTAGCGAGATACATATTAACATCTAAATCTTTATTTTCTTCTTGAATTTTGTTAAATTCTTCTTGAAGATTATTTATTTTTTCATTTTTCTTATCCGCCATAGGAATTCAATTTTTTATTATATATATTAAAAAATTACATTTCTTATGACAATAGCCAAAAAGCAACAACAACAAGAAGAAAACAAGAAATTTATATTTACAACCAAAAATGTATCAGAAATTTCTGAACAAATGAGCGATGGTGTTATTATTAAAAGATACATGAATCCATGGTTTAAAGGTGAAGTTGGAGTTCGAAGATCTGGTATATCTTTTGGTATAACTCAAGATGAAGTGCAAGAATATATTAGATGTATGGATGACGTACAATATTTTGCAGAAAAATATTGTCAAATCAAAAGAGAAGATGGTTCTATTGGACCAATTAAATTAAGAGATTATCAAAAAGGTATATTAGATCTTTATAAAAATCCAAGAGTTATATTATGCGCCAGTCGTCAAAGTGGTAAGGCATTACGTGACAATTCCTATGTGTGGACCATTTATGGTAAGAAATTTATTTCTGATTTAAAAGTGGGAGAAAAAATATTTGGGGATGATGGTAAATTAACTACAGTCACCGGAGTATTTCCACAGGGCAAAAAACAGCTTTATAAAATAACATTCTCGGATAATACATCAGTTGAATGTTGTGGTGAACATCTTTGGGGATTATATAACCATGAAAGAATTTATAAAGTTATGCAATTAAATGATTTTAAAGATAACTATTTAACTAAAAGAGGGGATAGTAAATTTTACACAAAAGTAGCACCTTGTGTTGAATATGAAACGAAAGAGTTGAAAATAGATCCTTATTTTTTAGGGTTATTAATTGGTGATGGTGGTATTTCAAATAAAGGAAATTATATAACATCAATAGATGAATCAATTATAAATTATTGTAGAGAAGAGGTAAAAAATTATAATTGTGAATTAGTTTTATCAGATAGATGTACATATAGAATAACCACTTTAACTAAAGGTAAAAACAATATATTAACTGGGTTATTAGATGAATTTAATTTAAAAGTTAAATCATACGAAAAACATATTCCAAATATTTATTTAACTTCGGATAAATCACAAAGAATTCAATTATTACAAGGTTTAATGGATACTGATGGTTGCGTTGATTCAAAAAAAGGTGGTGTTGAATTTTGCACCACTTCCAAACAATTATCTATTGATTTTGTTGAATTATGCAATTCTCTTGGTATAAAAACATCAGCAACTACAAGACAAACTTCATTTACCTATAAAGGTGAAAAAAAATTAGGTAGATTGTCATATCTTATAAAAATGTATGTTAATAACACCGATTTTAATATCTTTAAATTAGAGAGAAAAAATGTCAATGTTAGAAAAGATAAAAAATTTAATTTGGCAACATATAGAGGTATTGAAAAAATTGAAAAAATTGAAATTGATAATTGTACATGCATTTCAGTGGACAATAAAAGTAAATTATTTTTAACAAATAATTTTATACCAACACATAATACAATCAATGCGGCAATCTCAATTTTGCATTTTATTACTTTTAATAATGATAAAAATGTCATGATTGTGGCAAATCTTCGTGATACTACTATCGAAATTGTAGATAAGATAAAATCTATTTATGTTAATTTACCTTTCTTTTTAAAAGTAGGTATTAAAAACTGGAATCAAAAATCTATGGTTTGCGAAAATGGATGTAAAATTAGAACAGCTGCGAGAAGTAAAGCTCCTGCGATTGGTTTTACAATTGACTTCCTTTATTTGGACGAATTTGCGCATATTCCATCGAATATTATTGAGCCTTATTATACAGCAGTTTATCCTATCGTATCAGCGGTTAATAATTCTAAGATAGTTATAACATCAACCCCAAAGGGTATGAATTTATTTTATAAATTATTAATAGATTCAGAAAGAGATGAATTAGATCCTTTAAAAACTAATTTTAAATCAAAAAGAATATATTGGTATGAAGTAGAAGGAAGATTTGTCACATATTTTCGTTTATTTGATAATAAATTATTTGAATATGGTTTAACAAAAGAAGATGTTTTTGAACAGGTTAAAGCAGCATTTCCACAAACTAAAGTTGAAATGAAATGGATAGCTGATTTAGAAAAACATGTAATTCATATTTATAATAAACATGAAGGTATCATTACACCGTCAGAAGATGTCAAAAAATTCATGGTTGAAAAAGACGATAAACAAATATTTATTCAACAACTTGCATATGTAACTACTTGGCAAGAAGAAACAATAAAAGAAATTGGTGGCGAAGATGCCTTTAACCAAGAATATGGATTGAGATTTGTTGATGGCTCGCGTTCGTTGTTGAGCGAGGCATTAATCGATGATTTATTAAAAAATAAAAAACCTTATATACATTATCCTTCTTATGAATTTGATAGAAAATTGAAGTTTAATTATGAAGATTTAAAGTTTGTTGATGATACTTCAATATTTTCTCCACTTGATAGGAAAAAAATGAAAATTATTTTATCAGTAGATATATCAGAAGGATTAGGACAAGATTATTCAGTAATTAATATGTTTAGAATTACACCAAAACCAATCGAAACAATTGAAAATTATAAAAGGGAATATAAATATTTATCTGACTTTTTTCATTTACAACAATTTGGTATATATAGATCAAACCTTGTATCTGTAAGACAATTGGCGGAATTGTTTTATGTATTATCTTTTGAGTATTTTGATCCAGAAAATGTTAAAGCAGTAGTAGAATATAATACTTATGGAGGACAATTTTTAGCGGAAATGCCACATCTATTTGATGGTAATAATAATTACGGTTCTGGAATATTTTTCCGTTATAAACATAGAATAGACTCAGAAGAAGAAAAAATAGGTTTAAGAATTACTAGTAATAAAGAATTTTTAGTTAAGGATTATCAGGAACATATGAATAAAAGAAATTTTGAAATTAATAATGCAACAAATATAAATGAAATAACCACATTTATAAAACATGTATTGCCTTCTGGAAATATAAGATATGCGGCTGATACTGGTAATGATGATACAGTAATGACTATTGTAAATGCATCAAGTGTTTTTTCAAAATTTATATTTAGAGAAATGGTAGAATCCGCAGCAGTCGAATTAGTTGATGCTAATACAATTAAATATTTTAATGATATTTTAAAAAATCAAGAGTATCCTGATTATGATAAGGCGGATTATTCTGCTCTAAATAATATAACTAGACAAAGAAAATTTGTAAATCAATACGGTAATAAAAATACTTATGGTGGACAAAATAATTGGTTTTAATTATAATTCTTCTAAAGTCGTAGTTAAACCACAAGCGGATAATTTTTCATTTATTACATACATTTTATCTTTTGAGCCTCTTTTAACATCACATTTACCTTTAAAGTGTATTAAAAAAGTGCATTGTTCCGCTTGCTGTAATTCATGTCCAGCGTATTTCATAAGACAATCTATTACATAGTCAAAACTATGCACGTCATCATTCCAAACAATGACGGCGTAAACACCACCTATTATTTCATCTAATTCTGAGGTTTCTAATTCTTTAGTTTGAGGCATTTTCTAATTTTTTAATTTCTTCGTTTAATAAATTAGCAAGTTCGTAATTTTCTTTATTAATAGCATTTTGCATTTCTTTTTCTAAATCTTTTTTGGATTTATTTTTATTTTTGATTTTATGTTCATTTTTTATATTTAATAAAATAAAATCACGAAATATTTCAGATTCGTAAGATTTTACAAAACTAATTTGATTACCTTCAACATTTTGATAAAACCATATTTTTTTAGATATAGGGTCATTATTAAAAATTGTAATGGTTATTACTTGATCTTTATATTTTTCTCCTCCTATACTAGTATAGAATCCATTAGGTGTATAAATATTAATTTTATCACCACTATAAAGTTTTTTCAAATTTTTAGTCTTTCTTATTTCTTTCAAAGAAAAAATTTTTTTTAAAAATTTCATATTAGTAAATTTGAATTTTATTAATTACATCAATAATTGAAATCTTTGTATTTATATTTTTTTCAACTAAGGATGCCCATTCTGTAAATTTAACCAAATGTTCTTGTCTATCATCGTAAATGATTAAATCTGTGGCATTTAAATTTTTACGAATAATTTGTTCAAATAATCTAGTTTTGAACTTGAATGTTTCACCACCCCAGTTACAAAAAACATCATGGAATCTTAAATCATGAAAATCCAAAATTGCTTGCACTTCTTTTTTCAATTTATCCATACGTCCAGTGGCGATAAATACATAGTTTTCTTCATCAGAAATTGCTTCTAAATATTTATTGTATGTCCATATATTAATGGCAGGGTAAAAAATGCTAGTATCAAGTGATTCTTTTTTAGACCACCATCCAGTTGGATGTGGAAAGATTTCACCTTTTTCTTTTAGCCATATCTTTCTGCCTTCTTCTGGCTCCATTGTATGAATTAATGTTTTATCAAAATCAAAACATATTAATTTTTTATATACTGACATTTTAAGATTATTTTTACAAAATTACAAAAAAATAAGTAAATAAAAAAATATTTTTACAAAGAAATCATTTTAGAATATATAAAAATAAAAATTATGGCAATAAAAATTAAATTAATATTAATTACAATATTACTTTGTTTAAGTGGTTATTTAATTATGAATTATATCTCCGCGGAGAAAAATAGGCAAAATTTTTTAATCGAAAATAAACAATTAAATAATAGAATTGATTCTTTTCAGAAGGAAAATTTTCAATTAGCAACAAAAATTAATGATTTACAAATTAGATATAATCTATTAGAAAAAAAATCTATTACAGATTCATTAATTGCAGATAGTTTATCTGGTGAATATAATAATCTTTCTATAATAGCTGAAAATTCAAATAAAAAAGCTAATTATTATATGCGTAAATTTATTAATATAGAAAATAAAATTAATTTGTTGGAAACCAATAAAGTCTACAAAAAAAATGATAGCCTTTTAATATCATTATCAAAAAAAATAAATTAAATATGAAAAAAATAATAATAACACTATTACTATCCATTTTATCTTTGGTAGCGTTTTCGCAAAACTTGTCCACATATTCAATAGATTCTAGTTCGTTAATACCTAAATATTTATTGTCCGGTAAAGATACAGTAGGTATTGTTATAACTATGAAACAGGCTCAAAAAATCGATATTGATTATGACCTTCTATATTTATATAGAAGTATAAATACTGATTGTGATTCAACTATAGCCACTTTAAATCAGAGTATTATAGATTATAGAAATCTAGATAGCATTTCAAATCTTAGATTTAAAGATTATGATACTTTGATAAATATTAAGGATCAACAAATATCAGATTTAACAAATCAAATTAATCTTAAAAATTCACAATTGATAATTAAGGATAGTATTATTTCTGAAAAAGATAATTTAATTAATTTAAATAAAAATGAGGTTAATAAATTTAAAAAACAAAGGAATAGGGCAATTGGTATTTTATGCGGAATAAGTGCCATACTTTTATCTATTTTAGCAGGACACATTTGATAAAATCCGCTTTTAATTTATAATATATAATATACAAAAATATATTCTTATAATGAAACATATTAGAAAATTTGAAGGTTTTAGAAACAATAAACCAGAAGCTCAAGAAACAGTAAATGAAACTGTATTCCAGGTTGAAAATACTTATAGAGTAAATATAATTGCTGACGTAGAAGCAAAACTTTTATCCGCTTATGCAAAAAAAGTTAAGCAAAACATGAATAAAGAAATTACCGATTTAATGGGCAATGCTATGTTAGCAGAAGAACTTGTTAAATGGGTTTTAATAAACGGTTTAGATGTGGAAAAAATACCAGCTTCAGCAATTATAGGCGGAGCACAGGGTCAAGGTCAGTCACAAGGTCAGTCACAAGGTCAGTCACAAGGTCAAGCACAAGTTCAGTCTCAATCACAAGATCAAGCACAAAGTCAACCCCAAGCTCAAGTTCAATCTCAACCTCAAGTTCAAGTTCAATCTCAACCTCAGGGTCAAGTGCAAACACAGAGTCAATCACAAGATATGGAAGAAGTACAATCTCAAAAAGGTAACGAAGAATTACCAGTTTAATATTTGAATTTTAAATAAAAAAGTCGCTTAATTGAGCGACTTTTTTATTTAAAATTCAAATATTAAACTGGTACATTTACTGGTACTAAAATAGTTTGTATAATTCTATCAATAATTTCATATGGATCACCATTAGAAGCAGGACGTCTATCTTCTAAATAACCTGGTGTTATAACATCTTCAATTGAAGAAGGTATTCTAATAGACGCAGTTCTATCACCTATACCATATCTATATTCATTAATAGAACAAGTTTCATTAGCACCAGTTAAACGATGTTCATTATTTATGCCATAAACTGCGATATGTTCGGTGATTTTAGTTCCTAATTTTTCACAAGCTTCTATAACTAACGACTTTTTATTTTTTAAATCGGTTCTCATAGTTTTAGTTGAGAAATTGACATGCATACCTGAACCATTCCAATCATTTCCTTTAATAGGCTTTGGATCTAACACTATATAATAGTTATACTTTTCAGATAATCTTTCTAATATATATCTCGAAACCCATAACTGGTCAGCACCTTCTTTAGCTGGCACTGGTCCAATTTGGTATTCCCATTGACCCAAAGCTACTTCAGCATTTATACCAGAAATTTTTAATTCAGCATATTCACATAATTCAGCATGTTCTTCAACAAATGCTCTACCTGCAACATTTCTGCCACCAACTGCACAATAATATGGTCCTTGTGGTCTTGCTGGTGTGGTAATTTTTTCACTGTATGGATTGTTTACTGGCCATCCTAATGGTTTATTTGTATTACAATCATAAATAAAATATTCCTGTTCCAATCCATACATAGTTTCATCATCATATTTATCTAATGTTTCAACCATTTTTGCTCTTTTATTTGTTGAGTGAGGTGTCATGTCGGTATTATATACTTCCGACATAACGATGAAGCCATTTTCTTTAAATGGATTTTTGAATATATTAACTGGTTTAAGTAATAATTCTGATTTAGAAGTTTCTGCTTGATCTGTTGAAGAGCCATCAAAGTTCCATAAAGGAAGTGTTTCTGGATTTTTTTTCCAATCTTGAAATAATGATTTTAATGAAATTGCATCTATTTTTAGTGTATTAATATCCAATTTTTTTTCGATAATTTTTGTTTTTGAACGGATTTGTTGTGGATATGAACCATCAAGCCAAATATATTCTAAATAAATGTTTTTGTTTACCATAATGTAATTTTTTTATTTTTATTTTATATATCCAAAATAAAAAATGTTGTTTTGATGTAAAATAATTACACAACAAATGTAATTATTTTACATATAAAATAAAAATAAATAGAAATATGAAAACAATAAATATAAGTGATGAATTACATACAAGATTAAAAGATGCTGCTGAATTTTGCGGTGTATCTATACAAACTTTAGTGACAGAAATGTTAGAAAGAGATTTTAAAAATGCAATAACAGTTAAAGAAATTACCATTGATGATACTGGTGATTTAAAATCATATCATGATCAAATACAAAGCTATCTTAAAATTAAAAATTTAAATGAAGGAGATTTTAAACTAACATTAACTAGTGAATTATTTAAAAAACCTAAAATAAAAATATATCATAGATAAAAAAAATTGCCCTATTTTATAGGGCAATTTTTTGCTGAATAAATAAACTTTTCATTTTTTAATATTTTTAATCCAAGTGCTTTAGCTGTTGTCATGACATCTAATATACATTCATTTTCTGCTCCACCAACTATTACAATTTCTTCTCCTTTTATAGATTTAAATAAATCATATAATTTAATAGGAGAATGAAACCATTTATGATTATTGCCTATATAAACTATTATAGTTCCTTCAGTTGTTTTAAAATATTCGCCTCTTTGTATATTAGAACCTTTAGATTTTATTTCGTTATAAGTTTTTTCGGATAAGATATTTTTATAAAAATCGACATCAACATCATAATTATATCTTTTTTCGATTAAATCAACTTGATTTTTAAACCTATATAAATCATTTTTATTTTCTATGTCCGGTTGTTCATCATACAAAAAATCTTTATCAGGATTTTTTCCTTCGTGGTGATTATCAAATATTTGATAAACTTTATCAAAATCGTTACAATATTCATTAAGTTGTGCCAAATAATTATCATTAAAATATTTTTTAAATGACTTTTGCACATCAACAATAATTAAAATTCTATCTTTAGAAAAATTCTCAAATAATTTAATATATTTCATTATTTATATATTAAATAAAAATCCATTACTTTAAGTAATGGATTTTCCAAATTGAGCATATACCTCATAATCACTCAGTTTGAAATAAATAAACATCATATCATAAAAATTAACATTATCTTGTGTGAAAACTACATTTAGTGTATAATTCATATTACTTAATTCTGGTATATATAATCCTATCTGGTTATTAAGTTGCGTCTCAACATACGAAGAAGAAACTGCTGTCTGATTTACTAACAATTCCAAATCTCCCCCAAAAGAAGGATCAGCCATTACATCTCCCTTATTAGTAAATAATATCATTTTATATTTTTGTAAAATAACTCTAATAACGTCATCTTCGATGACCTGATTGGCAGTATATGAAGGATCAGTTTGGTCTATTATATAGAAATCTGTGAAATTAAACATAGATTATATATTAAATAAAAACTTCTGCTTTATAAATTAATAATTTATTATTACATAACTGGAACAAACCTATTTTGTAGTTTGCTTAAGACAAACAATTTTAATTTTTTCACAGGTTATAATTTCCATAATTTATATTATATTAAATATATAAACTCTACTACATAAAAACTTCTCTTATTCTCGATAATATCGTTATACCTAATATAATTGGATCTGTATTTGTTTCTAATAATCTAGTGTGATCGGTTATGATAGCACTAATTTTAAAAAGTTTTTCAATTAAATTAGGTTGATTTTCAATTATGTAATCTATAAAAGGTCTGCCCAATAAAACAATCATTTCATCAACTCCTTCCGCTGTAAATGTTTCTATTATGTAATGATAAATTTCATCAAAAGTCTTATTATTACCTAACGCTATTTTATATAATTCTTCTTTTTTCTTAATATCTATATTTGGTGATGTTAAAATTTCTCCATTTCTTCTAAAATGATCTAACGCAATAAGAGTTTGTCTGAAATCTGGAAAATTTTTATTTATGATTTTTGCCAGATCTTCTTTTGAAATTTGAAACTCTTCTGCTGGTGCAATAACTTCTTGTATTCTTATATAAAACAAAGTCTTTAATAATTTTTCTTCTATATTATCTTGGCAATCAAAATTAACTAATGAAAATCTTGATAAAATTCCTTTAGAAACTTTATTTATATGATTTGTTACTAGAATGAATCTTACATTTTTAGCAGAATATTCTTCAATATAAGCCTTTAAAGCATCTTGATATTGTTTAGAAGTTCTTTCAAATTCGTCTAAAAAAACATATTTAATTGTGTCAGATTTAATATCAATAGACATATCTAACCCCATATATACCTTAGAACAAAAGTCGTCAATTTTAGTTCTAAGATCATCTATTGATGTATAGAATGATGAATTTAATTCTAATTTTGGTGAATTTTTTGTATATTTACCAATAAGTATTCTTGCTAATGTTGTTTTGCCTGTGCCAAAATGTCCATATAAAATAACATTATCATTTAATCCTTTTTCAAATATTTTTTTTATTCTTGGCAAAAGAACCATATCTTCTATTGTTTTAGGTCTCCATTTTTCAGATAGTAGTAGTTGTTTCATAGAAAATTTATATTTAAATCAGAAGAAGTTTAAAAAATATTATATATAATAGTATATGATTGGTGATAAAAAAAATTATGACGATGTATTTTTAAGAAACTTAACAATAGCAGTTTTAGATACATTAGAAGGAGAAGTTTATTGGTATTATGAATTTTCAAGCGGTACGAAACAAGTTACAGTTCCATTTTATTATTCACTTACTGGTGATGAAAAATTTGTAATTGATACATTTGTTGATGATGTTGTTTCTGATAATAGACTAACCGAATTAAATACAGATAAAATACCGAGAGGTGTTTTGACAATGACAGGCTTTGATATATTAACTGATCAAATGGATAATCCAAATGTTTGGATTAATACTAAATTTGAAGACACAGACGAAATAAAAACTATACAAGCAAGAATACGACCTTTTCCAATTTCTGCTAAGTATGAATTAGTTATTTTTTTAAATAGCGAAAATGATTATTTTAAATGTGCTGCTTCTTTAATGGATACTATAGGTATATATCGATATATGACATTTGAATTTAATGAGTTTATAATAAATGCTGTAATACAATTACCCGAAACTAATCAATTTGAAAATACAAGAGATAAAAGTTTCACCACAAAGAATGAAATCAAATTAACATGTACATTTGATGTTTATACATTTTATCCAGCTTATAGGCAACCACAAAGAACAGGTATAAGAGCAATTGAAACACAAAATACTTGGTCAAACGCATATACATATGATAAATTTATAGATAATACACAAAATATTATTTCTCCAAAAAGGACAAAATGGTATTCAAATATTGATAGATCATCGGGAAACCCTGGTACAAGCACTAGTATAGATAGCACAAACCCAAATAGTTTATAAAAAAAACTGCAAAAACAGACTTTTGAAACGTAATATATACTTTAAACTATAAAAAATATTTTTAATTATGAAGGATCTCAAATTAGAGCTTTTTAACTTTAAGAAAAACTTATCATATGATCAGAATGATGTTTTTAACATTGTGGAAAGTCACTTAAATGCTTGCAATGTGGCTTCCGAGAAGCAAATAATTTTATCTTTGAATGAAAAGCTTAAAACATATACTTATGATTCTGATGTTAAAGGACTTTTAGAATCATTAAATAATGATATGGAGCAATATCAATTATTATATGAATTGAAAAATTTATATAATGTTTTAAATTCTAAAAATCAAGGAGAAATGTATAGACAACCTATTAATGTTGTTTTACAAACTATAAATTTAGATTCTGATCAAGATAGAATGTCAAAAGTTCTTAATGAGCTAGCAATTTATGATTGGGTTCCTGAAATAAAATTATTTGTTCATAATTTAACTAAATCACCAGAGCAAAAAACAAACTTATTATCTGGTGGTAAATCTGAATCAGTTTATACTCTAGTTGATAGAGTTGAAGAAGGTTATATTTGTTTAGTTAAAGACTCATGGTTTTTACTTTCTGAAAACAATATAGAAAAAACATTATTAGAAACTCATGTTACTGATAATGATCATTTAAAGGTTTTAAGAAATTTACAAGCAGCTATGAATTATGCAAGAGTTTGTGAAGATAGAATTAATTTTAGAATTTCTGAAAATTTAACAATAGGTTTATCAGTTGCTAAAAAAGGTGTTATATACATAAATGATGATGAAATGAAAGAGACTACATTAGAATCTCTATTCTCATCTCCAATTATACCAATAGTAAATAAGAATTTTTATACACTTTTAGTTGAAACAGCTAATAATTTAAATAAATTTGTTGAATTAGATGTTGTTAAAAGAGTAAATAATTTAATTAATCCTTATTTAGAATGTTTTGCTTTTAATTATAAAAATGCTACATATTTATATAGATGTGATGAAAGATATGGTAATTCATTTTTTAAATATGAATCGGCTCTTGAATTAGTAAATGAAGTAAAAAATGAATTAAATTATGATTTAACTTTCTTTTATGAAAATAAATTAGATAAGGAAATGATTGTTAAAAGGAAACTGGAAGATAAAGAAAGAGAAATTTCTATTAAATTAGAAGATATAGATTTTAATATTTCTAAATTAGAAGCTTCAATAAAATATATTGGCGAATCAGAAGTTTTATCAACAGCTATGAATAATTTAACTGCAAGAAAAGAAGTATTGAATAGTGAACTTCTAGCAATTAAGGAACTACAATATAAAGAAAGAATAAAACTATAAATTTAGTTTGATAATATTAAAATAAAAGCTCCATATTTTGGGGCTTTTATTTTTAATATATAAAATAAAAAATTATGATACATCTTAAAGATTTTAATTCTTATGAAAATATAAGTGAAAATCTAAAATATCATATAGATAATGATTTATCTATTCTGGAAAATGTTTTTAGACCTGGTTCTGATTCATTTTTTTCTTTACTAAAAGAAGCAAGAGATTTATATGAAAATGGTTATGTTTCTTTTTCTGATTTAGATAAAGAATTATTTGAAACAACAGATATTGGTAAATTTGCTGAATTTGAAGGCAAATTAGTAGCGCTTGATTTCCCTTTCGAAAATGATGCCATTAAGGAAGAAGTTGAAGGAATTAATGAAAAGGCTAAATCTAAAAAAAGTCATCCACAATTAAATCACCCAACTAGAAGTTCAGGTCCAAAAAAATACCAAGTCTATGTTAAAAATCCTAAAACTGGTAATATTAAGAAAATTAATTTTGGTGATTTAAAGGGTGGATTAACAACTAAAATTAATAATCCTGCTGCAAGAAAATCATTTGTAGCTAGACATAAATGTAGCACTAAAAAGGATAAAATGACGGCGGGGTTTTGGAGCTGTAGGATCCCGCGGTATAAAAATTTATATTCAGGCTCTTACAGCGGGTTTTGGTAGAGAAGGGAGGGTAAAACATTTAATATTTTGAGATAATAAAAGATTATACATTTCAAAAAGTATATAAATTTGAGTTAGATGATATTGATTATATCAGTATATTTGAGGGCAAAGATGATATTTGGTTTTTTGAATATAAATTATATAACGGCTCATATATGGAAGTAAATAAAAATCCATATAAAATATTATCTTCTGTAGTAAATATTGTTAAAGACTTTATTAATAAAAACAATCCTAATGTTATTATAATGAAACCTAAACTGGCATCAGGTGAAATTTTTATTGAAGGTGAATTAAATAAAAGAGGTAGAACATTTCTACAACTTTATAAACATTTTACAGATTTAAAATATTGCATTTTACAAAGTTCGGAATTACGACAAACCGTATTGTTTTTATATAAAAGCGATTTTAATATAAATGATTTAATAAAGTCGAATTTCGAATCCTTTTCGAGATTAAAATATTAAAATTTAATATATACTAAAAATAATTTATAAAAATGAAATTAAAAAATTTTTTACAATTTAACGAAAACATGGATATGGATCATGAGATGCATCGTAATGACGAAAATACTCATTACATGTTTTTTGAAAATCTCAGAACTATCAAAAGATTAGTTGATGAGCTATTAACCTTAGACGAAACAGAAGTAGATGAAATATTAGAAAGCGGACATGACTGGGCTGCTGATCATATTGCAGTTGCTAAGGTAGATATAGAACAAGTTTTTGACTTCTTAGTAAATAACACAGAAGAAGACATGGATTTTGAACATGAAGAAGATATGGATAATATGATGCATGAAACACCAGAAGAAACTGATATGGAAGACATGGAGGATTATTCATCAGATGGAGAAGAATACGGAGAAGATGAAGAAGAATAATTATAAATTTCCATTTGAAGAAAAAATTGAAGAAGGATTTTATATTCGCAAATTTGATTCCGAAACTGATAAAGAAAATTTTGTATGGCATCGTGATAAAGAAGATAGAATTATAAAATGCACACATGAAACTAATTGGATGTTTCAAATAGATAATGAACTACCAATAAAATTTGATAAAACTATTTTTATAGAAAAAATGGTTTGGCATCGAGTGATCAAGGGAGATGGAGATTTACAACTTAAAATAAAAAAGCTAATTTAATAAATTGGCTTTTTTATTTAAACCTCAATATAATAATTTTATATAAACCAAAAAATAATTTAGTAATAATGAATTATCTCCACAACAAAGACTTATATATTGAAATTGTAGTAAGCAAAGCACAAGGAAAACTTACAAAAAATGCTAAATTAATGTTAGAGTTATTAGCCAAAAAAACTATTAAAAAAATGCGTTATTGGTCTAATGACGACAAAATGGATTGTTATCAAGGCGGACTTTTAGATATGTTTGCTAATTGGTATAACTTCAATGAAGAAAAATCCGATGGCAACGCATTCGCATATTTCACAGAAATATTCAAGAGAGGTCTTGCTAAATCTTTCAATGAATTATACAAAAAGAAAGGTGACCCAACACACTCAGTTAAATTGATTAGTTTAGAAGGGTCCAATGACGGACAAGGATTACACTCAATATAAGATTAATTTTATTGCTAAAACTCTTTTTAATTTTTTCTATATATAGTATATGATAAAAGAATTAGAAGTAGTTATTAATGGACATAGGACTAATTATGACTATTATAAAAAATTGGGGTATGACATCAATTATAGAAAGCCCTGTTTAATTAAGGTAAAAGATTTATTACCTGGAAGTGTAATAAAAATTACATGCATTTGTGATAACTGCGGCGCAGAAAACAAAAATGTTTTCAAAGATTATTATCTTTATACTGAAGGATTAACAAAAGAATATCTTTGTAATAAATGTAATAAACAAAAGGCAAAAGAAACATGTATAAAAAAATATGGTGTTGAAAATCCTATGAAATCGACTTTAATTAAAGATAAATTGAAACAATCTTTAATTGATAAATATGGAGTAGATCATTATTCGAAAACCGAAGAATATAAATTAAAATTTAAAGAAACAAATTTAAAGAAATTTGGAACTGAAACTCCTTTACAAAATTCAGAAATAAAAGAAAAAATAAAGCAAACTAATTTAGATAGATATGGAGTGGAATATCCACAACAATCAGAAGAGATAAGAAAAAAATCTGATGAAACTAATTTAGAAAAGTGGGGATTCAAAAAATATTCTCAAACACAGGAGTGTAAAAATAAAATTATCAAAAATCAATTTCAAAAATGGGGCACTTACTATTCCAATACTGATGAATACAAACAAAAACTCAAACAAACAAACTTAGAAAAATGGGGATTTGAATATTATTCACAAACTTCGGAATATAAGGAAAAAAATAAAAAAACTAGCTTAGAAAGGTGGGGAGTTGAGCATTACTCAAAAACCGATGAATTTAAAGATTTTGTTAAAATTAAAAGAGAATCTTTAACTAAATTAAGATATGAAAATTTGATTGGTAATGAATATAGTATAATCTCTTATGAGAATAGATTATTTTCACTTTTTCATAAAAAGTGCGAAAGAGAATCTCAAATAAACCGCGATGCTTTATATGCAAGATTAAATTTAGAAATTTGTCTATGCACGGAGTGTTATCCTATTGATATTCAACAATCTTTTATGGAAATTGAAATGCAAGACTTTTTAAATAATTTAAATTTAACTTATGAAGTTAAAAATAAAAAAATTTTAAATGGTTTGGAATTAGATATTTATTTTCCTGAATATAATTTGGCCATTGAAATGAATGGAACCTATTGGCATTCGGAAATTTATGTTGATTCAGAGTATCATTTAAATAAAACTTTGCTTTGCAAAGAGAAGGGAATACAACTTTTGCATATCTGGGAAGATGATTGGAAATATAAAAGAAGCATAATCAAATCAATCATATTAAATAAATTAGGTTTAATTAAATCCAAAATTTTCGCAAGAAAATGCCAAATTAAACTTGTCGAATCTAAACAAGCAAGAGAGTTTTTAGACATTAACCATATTCAAGGATTTTCACCCTCACAAATAAAATTAGGTTTATTCTATGAGAATAAACTGGTAAGTTTAATGACATTTGGTTGGCGATATACTAATGGTAAAAAAGAATATGAGTTAATAAGATTTTGTAATAAATTAAATTTAAATGTTATTGGTGCTGCTTCTAAATTATTTTCGTATTTTCTGAAGAATAATCAAATAAATGAAATTATATCTTATGCCGATATTTCATTATTTAATGGTGCTATATATAAAAAGTTAGGTTTTGAAAAGATACACTTATCAGAACCGAATTATTTTTGGGTAATAAGTGGTGTTAGAAAACACAGATTTAACTATAATAAGAAAAGATTAATAAAAGAAGGTTTTGATTCAAATAAAACTGAAGTTGAGATAATGCATGAGCGTGGTTATTATCGTGTTTTTTCTTGTGGTCAAGAAAAATGGATATATAAAATCTAAATATAGTAAATATGAAAACTTGGGAATTGATAAGAGATTTTGATATTAAAGACTTCAAATATGAGAAATCTGATGATAAAATTTTAATTTATCCTGGTGAAAAATATATTGAATTAATTAATAAATTTAATAATGAAGAAAATTTAAATATATCTATTGATTTTTTTACTATTTTTGTAAAGGATAATATTTTATGTGATTTTGAAAAAGGAATACATTTTATATTAAAACGATTCTTAACATATAAGTTATATAAATTGGTTATAGAAAATGAAAAATATTTGATTATAAATCAAAATATTTTTTCTTATCCTACTATGCGGGAATTACATTCTCATTATGAATGCTCTGAAAGCGAAGATATTAAAAGCATTTATACTCAAAATTTTGTATTATATTACATAGATTTAGGTGATAATCAAATAGAAATTCTTAAAAATCAATTAAATTTATTGGAAATTAATATATAATTATATGAGATTTTTAAAATTATTTGAAGAATTCGCTATTAAAGAATTGCATACACTTATAGATAATAATCTATCATATATTAAAATACCTGATGCTAATAAACCAATTTCAACTTCGAATAAAAAATATAATGAAATAATTAATTTAATCAAAAATTATAATATATCTAATTTTGATTACTATAAACATGAATTTGAAGATATTGAAATAACTCCTGATAATAATTTTAAAAAATTATTATCTAATTTAAATAAATATTTATCAACGGAGGATATAATTGATGTTAATCAGAAATTTCAATGTAGCATTACTAGTATTTTTAATAATCAATTTGACTTTGAATATGGAATTCCAAAACCTATAAGGAAATTAGGTTTAGGATACAAGTTATATAAATTAGTATTATTTCATGAAAAATGGATTTTATCAGACTTTCGGGTAAGTAAACCTGCAAAAAAAATTTGGTATCATCTTATGCTAGATAAAGATTTATTGTGTTTTACATCAAATTATTACTCAGGTGTCATACTTAAAACTATTGATAATTCGTTAATAAAATCTATTTTAGATAAACTTAAACCTAAATATCAGGATCATAATATAGAATATATTTTTGATGATTATTTGAAAGATAAAATCATGGAAATATATGGTGATTTATATTTTTATAAAAGATAAATTCTAACTTTTTTAATAATTCCTGATTTTTTGCTATAAGTTTTAATCTTTTAACTTGATTAGAACGGTTAGTTTTATAAGGTTTAGATTTTCTTGCTTTTGCCATATTAATTTTATATATTTTTTAAAAATTTGTTAATTTTAAAATTTCTTCTTATTTTTATGAAAAAAATTTATGAAAAAAGTTTTTTTACAATATTGGGAAGAGTCCGAAAGAGGATGGGGTGTTAGACCTGACGGATGTTCTATACATCTATCTTTAGAAGAACATAAAAAATATGTAAATTCTATTTATAATGAAAGGAAAACACACACGCAGGTTCCATATGAATATGATAGACCAGTTGGTGAGCCATTATTAATTATGATAAAGGATGACTTATATGAAAATATAAAAAATGGTTCACTAAGATTGATGGAATACGAAATGAATAATTTAATAAAATTAGAAGAAATAATTATATTATGAGATTTTTAGCACCACTTTTTATATGGATGAAATATTACCATATAACAAAAAATAGAGATATTTATAAAGGAGATATTTTCAATTTACCAAAATTATCTACTTTATTTTATATTACCAGATTATTATATCCTATTTGGTTAATAATTGGTTTATTCACAGGAAAAATAATATTTATTTTATTAGCTATATTAGGTTTAATAAAATATTTTATTTATCCTGTGATAAAAGGTAAACCATATAGAATATATGAATTAATAGAATCGGTTATTTGTTGCACTTTATATATAATATTATTATTTTAATATGTCTTTACCAAATTATAGTAAATGCTGTCAAAAGGTACAAGTTGTTTGCATAAATAACGATAATAAACCTTCCATTTTAACTGTTGGTAAAATATATGATGCAATTGATATGGAAACACAAACACATGTTACTAAATCAAAGGAATATAATTTAACTTCAGATGACGGATTCAGAGATAATCATTCAAAACATTTGTTTATAACATTATCTGAATTTAGAGAAGAAAGAATAAATAAAATTTTAGAAGATTAACTTTTCTTCTTCCCAGGATTTAAATATCTATCAGTTATTATGGTAAATTCAAATCCTTTCTTTTTACACCATTCAATGCAATATTTCCACTTATCTAAATTTTTCGAATATTCTTTTAGAGAATATTCGAAATTTTTTAATTGTTTTGCAGTTGGATTTGCTTGTAATTTTGGTGGTTGAGTTTCATGTTCTGGTTTTATTTCAGCTACAACTTTTGCGATTGAGCCATCAGCTTTTTTTATTTCATAATAAAAATCCGGAAAGTAAGTATGCTCTGTTAAAGTCATTTCTAATAACTTATTATTCCAAGCATTTTTAGTATATGGTATTTTTATAAGTTCAGTATTCCAATAAATAATATTTTCATTATTATCTAAATAAATCATAAATTTTTGTTCAAGACTTGAACGATAAAATAATCCACCCTGATTATTTAATTTAATACATTTATTTTTATTTTTAGGAATAAATAACCCTTGCTTATATTTACTAGATTTGTTTGGGGCTGAATTTAACATATTATAAAATTAATTTCCGATATATATTAAATATATAATACTATGGGAGATTTAATCAAAATAGTTAAGCATGAATATCCTAATTTAGCAGAGAGCTATAAAGAAAATACTATGTTTTTTTATGATGCTTATCAAAAAAATTCTGCAGATGTAACTAATATAAATGTTGGTAAAATGCAATTAGGAGCATTTTATTTCCTTCAATATCAAGATGATTCAAATTGGATGCAATACTCACCAATTTTTACAGTAGATTTTAGAAAATTTGGTGATATGATTATAATTCTCGCTGTCAATTTAAATTTTATACCTTTACAAGTCAGAGTTACAATTTTTGATAAATATATCACCGAAAAAGATTTAGAATCTAATACTTTATTTGATACGAATTATGAAAGTGTTTATAAATCATTTTTACAATATGGTTACGAATATGCAATAGTTGAATATAATATGAAACAAATTAAATTCGTACATAAAATTAAAAATTCTTTAATTCCAAAATTTTTATATTCTGGATTTCCAAAGAACAAATATGACCCAATAAAACTATATAGCATTTGGAAAACAAAACTCAAAACCAGAGATAAAAGACATCAAGAAATGATGAACGCAGATATAAAAGATTTTTATGATACAGAGAATGAAATATTAAACGATTATAAAGCGCTGGAAAGCCATATTGATAGAATAAGAAAAAGTTATGGAAAATATGGAAAATAATATTTTTGGATTAAATACTAATTTAGATGATTCAGAATTAGTTTTAATATCAGTGCCTTGGGAAACAACAGTTTCTTACAGAAAAGGCACATCTAATGGGCCTAAATTTATTCTACAAGCTTCACCACAAGTAGACATGTTTGATCCAGATTTTCACAATTCTAATAATAGTTTTTATATGCTTCCTATAAATGAAGATATGAGATTATTTTCGTTGGAATTACAAAATTTTACAGAGACAAATAAAAATATAGTAAATGAAGGTTGTCAAAAAATGGTTAATTGGGTGTATGAAGAAACAAAAAAATATTTACCACTAAAAAAAATTGGATTAATAGGTGGTGAACACAGTATATCTTTGGGTTATATAAAGGCTCTGTCAGAATTACATAATTTTGGCATATTACAGATAGATTCTCATTGTGATTTAAGAAATTCTTATAATGGTTTAATATACTCTCACGCTTCTATTATGCATAATGTTTTAAAAATTAAAGAGGTTACTAAATTAGTTCAAGTTGGTATAAGAGATTATTCTAAATCTGAATTTGAAACGATTCAAAATTCCGATGGAAGAATTATTACTTTTTTTGATAATGATATAAAAGATACTATTTATAAAGGGGCAAATTGGCATTCAATATGTCAAGAAATAATAGATTGCCTTCCTTATAAAGTTTATATAAGTTTTGATATAGATGGTTTAGATCCAAAATTATGCCCTGATACCGGAACACCAGTTCCTGGTGGATTTGACATGTATCAAATTTTTTATTTATTAAAATTATTAAAAGAATCGGGTAAAAGAATTATTGGATTTGATTTAAATGAAGTTAGCAATGGAAATTATTCGGATGATACGATCAATTCAATAACTGGTGCTCGTGTTTTATATAAATTATGCAATTTATTATGCAATTCAGACAAATAAAATTAGAAGATATAGATTATATAATTGAAATTTTTAAACAAAAATCTTTACTTTGTGCAGATGGAAAATATGTTAGTAAAGATTGGATAGAATGTTTTATTAACAACGGATTTGCATTTTGTTTAGAAGAACAAAATGAGATAAAATCTGCTCTAATTGCAGAAACTATTTTAATGAATGGTGTTTTATTATGGATGATTGCTGTTAAAGAAGAATTGAAGGGACAAGGTTATGGGCAAAAACTTTTAACTTTTTTTGAATGTCAAATGAAAGAATCAGGAAAAAAATGGATTTTTCTTAATTCTACTCCTGATTCTAAATCATTTTACAGAAAAAATGGCTTCTCCACTACTGATTTTAGTTTAGTATTTGAACATATTAAAGAATTGTAGTTTTACTTATCGGTCTTTCGAAAGATTTTACACTTATACCATTTTTGATTGCAGTTAAAATTCCAGCAGCTTCAAAATAATTATTGGCTCTAAAAAAATGTCCAAATTTCCAAGGAAGTTTGTCTAAATCATTTTTCATCATATTTCTATTGTCATTGATAGCAATAACAATTATATCCTGTTCTAACGCCGCTAAAAGCGGTAATCCTATGCATCTATCCGGAGTAATTAAAACATGTATATCTCTATTAGTAAATATTCCAGGTTCTATAATATAATCAACTATTTTTGGAGCTTTATGCATACCTTTTATAGTGCAAAATAATTCAGTTTTAGACATTACTTCCGGAGATTTAACCGGGTCTACAACTTTATTACCTTGAAATTGAAATATATCATTATTATCAAATAACATAGGTGAGTGTGCTACATTTACTTTTAATAATTTGGAAAGTGAGTGTGTAATTATACTTTCAATTCCACCCCAAGGATTTACATCTATTTTATTTTCAAAATAAGCAACTGTTATATCATATTCACCATCTATTTTTGTATGTAAAATAAAAGAATCGTATTCTTTAATATATTTCTTCATAACATTAATTAAACGTTCAAAATATTCAATAGAACCTACTGCTATGCTATTATCATTATAAAATGATTTATATTCTGGTATATCTTCTAATCTCAAAACATCAATCTCACAACCTAATGTAACTCTTGCAGATGATGCTGCATTTACTGCTAATGCTTCCACCTCTTTATCATTTTTATCATATAGCATTAAAATTCTATTAGATAAAACAGGTTGTAATCCTATATTTCCTAATATAAAATCATTTAAAACACTACCTTCTAAATAATAAGTATTAGATGTCATTTCATTTATATCAGCAGCATTTACAACATTAGGATGTGTAAATAAATTATCAACTACATTTCCTATTAATCTTGCAGCAACATTTCCATCCCCAGAATCTCCACCAATTTCTGAACCTATCCCAGTAGGAATTATCATCATTGCGTTAAAATTTAAATTATTTGTTGTTTTTCTTGGATTAAATTTGAATATATTATTAGGAACGATATTGTCTATATTTTGTATCTCGGCATATTCACATTCTATATTTGAATAGTTATTTACTATAGCAAATCTTGTAACGAATTTATTTTCATATAATTCTTTAAGTTTTTGGATATTACCTCTTTTTTGCAGAGTAAAATCAAAAATTGATTGGTTTTGGATAATGTTCATTTGTTACGAATTTTTTTAATATATATAAAAAAATTGTTATTATGTTGTTAAATTACGAAGACCATAAAAATCTTAAAGATATTGAAAAATTACTCAAAAAACCAGTTAATGGCGGAAAAGATAATGAAAGAAGTATTTTAAATAAATTAAAATCTTTAAGATATAAAGAGTTAGATAATAAAATAATTACTAAAATATTAAATCATTTTGTCGAATCTGACGAAGATTTTATAAATGATCCAAAATGGGGTCTCAATGCTGAATATACATTTGATGCAAGTAAATTTTTAATTAATTTAAAAAAATCTAAATTATCTTTTATGGATTTTTTTACAAGGAAATTAAATCAAAAATTGCATATTCAAATCGGTGAAAATGCTAAAAAATGTAATATGATTATACCTAATGAGTGCTATATAGAATCAATAGGTAATTTTAATAAGGAAGGCAGACCTGAAAATAAAATTTTAAGATTAAAAAAATCTTCTGGTAAATACGCCACAGAAGATTTGAAAAAACTTAATATTGATGTAGAAGGTTATAATTATATAAATATGAAACTTTTAGTTACATTTTATCATAGAATTCATTGTCCAATATCTGGTAAAATAACTCAAATGATTCCTATTGAAGGTAAAGATGATTTTTTTGGTAAAAATACACTATGGATTATTAAATTTGAAACTGAAAAGAGTCCAGTTTATTTAATGCTTGTTGGAGAATCTACTATACAGGATTTTGATTTTCTAAAGGAAAAAGAAGATAATGTAAATATTTATGATTATTTAGGATATTTTAATTGGGGTTCACAAACGGTTATATTATATAATCCGAAAGATTTTTCTGAGTTAGAAATAGAAGCTAAGAAAAAATACTTTGTGGGAGATTGTATATTTAAATAGGAAGATTATAACTTTAGATATATAATTAAAAATAATTAAAAATAATTAAAATTTATGGCTAGTTATAATCCAATAAATCAAGGTCAAGGCAATGTTAATATTGCATCTATGGCTGGTGAAAATAAAGGTATATTTAATAGATTACTTAGAAACTTGTCTAACTTTGGAATGAAGTATGATGATATGATAATAAGAAACACAGTGGGTATATCAATGAACGAGGACCCATTATCACAGAAAAATAATTCTATGTATGATTTTTTTAGTCAGAGAGCAATTGCACAAGTTTTAAACAAAAAAGCAATACCATACTTAGATAAATCTTATTCAGATAAAAGAAGAATTCTTAGAGAATATTCTATTAAGGATGAAATTAGAGATTATATCTCAATAATATCTGATGAAGCAATCATTTTTAACGGACAAGACTTTTGTTCCCCAGTTCCTCTATCAAATAGTTATTCTAGTGAAATAAGAAATAAATATCAAGAATTTTTTGAAAAAATCTATAATAGGTATAGTTTTTCTGATACAATTACAGCATGGAATTTAATGAAAGATTTTTTAATTGATGGTTTTATAGCTTTCGAAATTGTATGGGACGATAAAAAACAAAATATTATTTCTTTTAACAGATTAAGACCTGATACATTGGTTCCTTCTTATGAGCCAACTATTGGAAATTTATGGATACAATATCCAGAAGATCCGCAATTAAGAAGAATATTCTTAGATTCTCAATTAATTTTAATTTCTTACACAACACAGAATGATTTTTCCGAAACTTCCTATGTCGAAGGTTTAATTAAACCTTATAATCAATTAAAGATAATTGAGCAAACTAGAATAATGTATAATATTATTAATGCAACAGTTTATCAAAAATTTACAATACCAACTAAAGGTTTATCGAGACAAAAAGCTGAAGAGCAAATTGGACAATTAATAGCTAATTATTCTGAACATGTTGAATGGGACGATTCATTAGGCACATTATTAATAAATGGTAGTAAACATTTACCTTACAATAAACAACTTTGGTTTCCTGATGGCGATCAAGGAACTCCACAATTTGAGTTGGTTTCTCCTACCGGTAATGATTTAAATGAAGAAGGTGTTTTAAAATATTTTGCTAATAATTTAAAAAGAGCCTCAAAGATTCCTATGCCACGATTTGATTTTGCAGCAGGTGGTGGAAATATTTTTACTTTAGATGCAGCTGACGTAAATGTAGAAGAAAATAAATTTGCTAATTTTATTAATAGGTTAAGAGCTAATTTTAAAGAATTAATTACAAAACCTTTAAAATTACAAATGTGTATGGAATTTCCTGAATTAAAAGATGATGAAGTATTTTTAAACAATATAGATATAGCTTTTAGTTCAAATCAAACTATAGAAGAATGGAAAAGAATTAAAACTTATACAAAAAAAATAGAAGCAGCAACGAATGTTCAGAATCTTAAAAAAGAAGATGGAACTTCCTATTTTCATATTGATTTTATTGTTAATAATATTTTAAAATTAACACAACAAGAAATAGAAGAAAATCAAGCTTATTGGATTAAATCTAAAAGCACTGGTGTAGCAGTTCCTGGAACACAAGGAGCAGCCCCCGGTAGCGAATTAGGTGGAATTCCTGGTGGTGAATTAGGTGGATCTCCTGGTGGTGAATTAGGTGGATCTCCTGGTGGCGAATTAGGTGGGACAACTCCGCAAGGTGGACAATCTGGTGCAGAAACCACACCATCTGAAGGTGGCCAATCAGGAGCACAAACTAAACCACCAGCACAAGGCGGTGCACAAGCGGGAGGAGGAACCCCAGAATTTGAATTCTAAAAGATTGAATAAATTAAAAAACCTTAACTAAATGTTAAGGTTTTTTAATTTATTCAATCTTTTTCTTTTTCGGATTATCTACACCATATTTTTCAATTAAAGTATTTTGTATTTTATCTTTAATTTCTTGATTTTGTATAGGGTAATCAACACCATAATTTTTATTTAATGATCTTCTTCTTTTGTGTTCTGAGCATTTCCTGCAATTATATTCTCCCCAATTATTATCATATTTTATATAATTTTTATACATTACTTCTTTTTCTTTACCACAAAAATCACATTTACACAAAATTTTATAATGACTTCCAGTAGATAATAAACCTGGTGGTATAACTATTGTATCACCTATACTAACACTATATCCACATTCTTCATAATGTTCATAATTAGATTCACTTATTTTTACAGTGACTTCTTTTGTAAGTATCATTTTAAATATTTATTTTTATATATTATAATACCACACCTCGACTTATATTATTTATAGGATAAATATTTAAACCTAAATTATTTCCATCAATAAAAAATTCTTTTAGATAGGAACTATTCTCACCTAAACTATTTATTATACTTTTCATATGATTACCTATTTTTGTATCAACAAACTCAATTATTGCCCACATTTCTTCATTAATAATGATTAATTCTTTTACTTTATGAGATACATCATTTAAACGATTAAATCTGTAGTTATGAATTTCATCTTGACAACCAGTTAATTTATCATCTTTTATTTTTTCTAAAAAATATTTGAGATGTTCATCTTCTATTATTGGAAAAATTTTAATTTTATACATATAAATTTTATATTGAATATTTAAATAAGTTTATAAAAAATCCACATAATTTCATTATTTATTGATATTTGCAATAATGGCGACTATAAACAATCCGTCGTTTTTAAATTAGATATAAACCAAGTGATATATATACTATAAAAATAAATTATAACAAATGAAACCAGTAATGATTATTGAAAACAATAATAATCCATTAAGTTTAAACGAAGATGTTTTTAATTCTGGTGGTAAAAAGTCTTATTTACTTGGTGGTATATTCACGGAATTCGATATTAAAAATCGCAATGAAAGAGTTTATACTGCTCCTAAATTTTTACCATGTCTAGAAGAATTAAATAATAGAATCTCTAATATGGGTGTATATGGAGAATTTGACCATCCAGATGTATTTGATACTTCTTTACAAAGAGCTTCACATATAGTTAAAGAAGCTACTTTTAATAGAGAGGCGAATAGAGTTGAAGGTAAAATTCAACTGTTATCGACATTCTGGGGAAAGGAAGCAAGAGCATTGGTAGAAGATCAATGCCCTATTTTCGTTTCTTCAAGAGCCGCTGGTGTAACCGAAAATGATGGAACTGTTACACTTAAAAAATTATTCACTTATGATATAGTCGCTGATCCTGGATTTGGCTCAGCTAAAATGAATTCTATAAATGAATCTTTAAAATTACCAACAAATACTAACTATAGGATATACGAAATGTCCGATGAGTCAAAAATTAACGATATATTCAATATGAACAACAATGATTTTGTTACAAGAGAACAACTATCAAGCTATTCAGATTTCTTAATCAAAGAGATTAATAAAACTAAGAAATCAGTAAATGAAGCTTTAAAGAAAGGTAATATAGAACCTAAAAAATTAGAACAACTTATGGAATACCAAGAAGTTTTAAATCAAACTAATGCTCAAATGGTTAAGTACTTAGATTATTTAGCTGAAACAGTTCAAGTAGTAGTTAATGAAAATAAAAGTTTAAAAGAAACTGCGGATAAACTTATCGCACATAATGATTATTTAACTGAAAATCTTGAAAAAAATATAAACTATGTTGAATATTTAGCTGAGAATGTTGATAAATCAATTGGATATCAAGAATATTTAGCTGAGAATTTAGACAAAGCTATTGGATATCAAGAATATTTAGCTGAAAATTTGGATAAATCAATTGGTTATCAAGAGTATATTGCTGAAAATTTGGATAAAGCAATTGCTTATGGTGAATATATTGCTGAAAATTTAGACAAATCTATTGCTTATGGCGAATATATTGCTGAAAATGTTGATAATGCTATTGCGTATTCTGAATATTTAGCGGAACATGTTGAAGGAAATATTGCATATTCTGAATATATAGCAGAACATTTAGATGATAATATCGCATATGGTGAATATATTGCTGAGAATCTTGATAAAGCTATTTCATATTCAGGTATGATTTCTGAAAAATTAAATGGTAATAAAGTTAATGAATCTACAACAATTATACCAACTCTTGAGGAATGGGGATTTGAAAATGAAATCACAGAAGAAGAACCTATTGCAGCCGAAATTGAAGAAGTAATAGAAGAAATACCATCAGAAGAAACATCATCAGAAGAAATTACTTCGGATGAAATTGAAACTAATATAGTTTCAGAAGTTCCTAGTGAAGAAATTATTACTGAAATACCTTCAGAAGAAGATACTGTAGTTTTTGAAATTCCATCTTCTGAATTTACAAGTGAAATTCCAAGTGAAATATCAATAGAAACTCCTACATTTACTGGCGAATCTGATACTGAATTATCTTTGCAGATAGATAATTTAATTGCTGAAGCTAAGAAAAGAAAAGTAGTTGAATCAAATGATTTACATTTCTTGAAATTTTTAAATAAAGCGCAAATTGATAGTTATTACAGTTTAACTAATGAGGAACAAGAAGTTGTTAAATTACACATTAACGGTAAATCTTATTTTAATAATACCGATGTTTTAAAATTAGTACAAGAAGCTTTATCTGTAAAAGCAGAGACTATGGAAGAAAAAATTGTAAGATTAATTCCAGAATCATTAAAAAATTCTTGGGAAACTTTGAATGAAAGTGCAAAGAAATCTATTTTATCACAAGCTAAATTAGGTTATGATTTAACTACGGAATCATCAATTGAACACTTCTGGTATACTAGAAATTTAAAGAAAAATGAATCTACCAAGACATTGGTAAATCATGATTCTTTAATTCAAGAAGATAAACTTTCTGAGAAAGATGTAAATGCAATTTTAGAAAGAATTAAAAGTTTGAAATAATTAATAATTAAATCTATAAATAATCCTCCCTTTTTAAGGGAGGATTATTTGTTTTATATATATTATTAACACAGCAATGTGTATATAATAAAGTAAAAACGATAAAAAATCCAACCTTGAAAAAATAAGGGTTTTGAGAGTTATATATACTTTATAAAAAAAAAAATAAAAATATTATGAATCACATTCGTATAGACAAACAAAAAGCTATTAACAAATGGGCTCCTGTATTGGAGAACATGGGTGTTAAAGATGCTGATAGAATTGATTGGATGGCGGAATATGCTGAGTATCATGCTATAAACGAAAATGCGTATGCAAACGTTTCTAACGTAGCTGGTTTAGGTACTATCACTGCACCACAAGCATCATTATTACCAGGTACTACAATCGGTACTAACTGGTCAGCAAATAGCGGTACAAATGGTTCTGGTGATTTAGGTCAAAACTTATTACCAGTTGCTATGAAAATTGCTGCTCAAACAATAGGTTTAGATCTAGTTGCTGTAAAACCAACTCCAGGTCCTAAAATGGATTTACTTTATATTGATTTTCAATATGATGATACAAATACAGGTAATTCTGATGAAAGACCAACTGTATTTAAATTAGATTTCTCTATTTCAGGAGCTGCTGGTTTATCTACTTTACAAGGTACTATTTCAACTGACTTAACAGCTACATCAATAATTCAATCTGTTGGTGGATTAACTAAAACTGATGGTACACCAGCTAGAATCTTTACCAAGATTAATAATAATCCTGGCACATTCTCTAATGGTTTATTTTACACTACAACAGACCCTAATACTGCTGGTGCAAATCTTTCTGGTATAGTTGAATTTTTAGGATATTCAAGAATTGATGGATATCCAATGTTCAGAGCATTTAAACAATCAAACACTGCTCAAACATTATCATATCCTTATGTTAATACTAACACATCTGCTGGTACAGTATGGGGCTTCGATCCAACAAGAAATACTTTTGGACCAACAAACTCTATGATTTCACAAATTTCACAAGTATTTGGAGTATCTGGTATGACATTTGGTATATCTCTAATCTCAGCATTAGAAGATCATATTCCAGGTTATGTATCTAACTTTAATGCTGGTGGTAGATATCCAATGGATCGTGCACAAGAAGAAAACATCTACGCTGGTCAAATCGGTCCAAAGATTTCTTCCAAATCAATCGCTGTTGGTACAATTGAAGTTTCTTCTGCTTTAAGAAGAACAGAAATTGAAGATATTAAAGCTAATACAGGCATGGATATCGTCCAAAAAATGGAATCAATACTTGTTAATGAATTATCTCAAACAATTTCTAAACAAATCGTAGGTAAAATATTTGAAATGGGTGGTATTAATAGACAATCAGCTCCTCTTTATGCTGGTAATACTTCTTATAACTCAATTTCAGGTGCTACAATATTTGACTTAGATACAGCATATGTTCAAGCTGGTCCAGGTGGTGAAACTACTCACGCTGTTCAGCGTAAATTAATCACTAAAATGGTTCACGCTTCTAACTATATCGCAACAGAAGGACGTGTTGGTCCTGCTCAATTTGCAGTAACAAATGGTGCTCTTGCAGCTTCTTTAATGGATATTGCTGGTTATACAATCAATCCTCTTAAATCTAAATTAAATAGCTCAGGACAACTTTACCCAGTAGGACAAATCGGTGATATTCAAGTATATGTTGATCCATATATGAAATACAATGATAACAGAATTGTTATTGGTAGAAAGAATAATCCAGATCAACCAGGTATTATATTTGTTCCTTACTTAATGGCACAATCAATTAGCATCATCTCTGAAGCAACATTTGCTCCAAGAATGCTTTTAAGAAGCCGTTATGCAGTAGCAGAAGTGGGTTGGTATCCACAAAAACAATTTATGACTATAATAGTTAATGATGCTTCACAATATCTTAACTAATAACCATAATTTAATAAAAAAAGTCCTCTTTAGAGGACTTTTTTTATTTCTTTATTTTAATATATAAAATAAACTATTTTATTATGTCAATACCTCTTTATTTGATAAATTCAATGACGTATTCAGGCGGAACAGTTTCTATAAATGCAAACTGGTCTAATTTTCTTGTTGGTGTAACTACAAGTAATGTACCTTTAATAAGTATAAGTGGATTTTGGACTGGTGCAACATTATCATATACAAGCTCATTTGGATTAAATATGACTTATTCGTTTTCTCTAAGTTTATCAGCCTCTACTACTTATAATTTAACATTTTCGTATCTAAAATCTCCTTATTTGAATTATCCATTAGATAATCCACAATATATAGCCGTAACAGGTGGTTCAATAAACAATGGTGGAATTCCTTATAATACTGGAATATATAATCCAGGTGGTTTGCAAACACTTTATCAAGTTAATAGGGTTATATCAAATTACAGATTAAATACTTAAATAATAAAAAATGATTTTTAGAATATAATATATAATATAACAAAATAACAAAATAACTATGTCAAGACCATATTTTAATATTGATAATTTAACCTACGCTGGACCTACATTAAGTCTATCATTAACTTATTTTAAGTTAAGAAACTCTGCTGTTGCTGGTGCAACATTTTCAATAGATGGATTTTCCAATTCTATTGTTGTAACAATTACAAATAGTAACGCTTATCAAGGATTATATGATTCAAATGGAGTGTTACATGCAGATTCTGCACCTTTTGATACTTTCAATTTAACAGTAGGTTCATTAGGCACTTCTTCAACCACATCTTATACACAACCTACATTAATCTATAATTATAGTGGAACAGTTTCAGCAACAACTAATTTTACAGTTCAATTACAAGGTGTGACAGTCATAAATGCAACTTCATCAGCATCTTTAGCACCAACTGCATCAAATTTTCTAGCTGCAATAATTGGAAGTAGTAGTGCCACTAATTTTACAGGAGCAGCCGCTAATTTTACAGTAGCAGCAAATGGTAATTCTCTTATATTTACAGCTCCTTTAAATACTGGAAATATTTATAATGGTTTAACTATAAGCAACAATATTACACAAGGTGGATCTTCATTCGCAACCGCATCAGCAAATGGTATAACATTTTCAGGTGGTTTCAATAACTATAAAGTTGTTTTGAATTATTTACCTCTTGGACCAATTAATGGTTCTAACGAAACTTATTCATTTAGTAATTAATTTAAAAATAATAATAAAAAATGGAAGCAGTTATTGCTTCCATTTTTTATTATACCAAAATGTTCTGTTATTCGAATCTTTTAATGATTCTCCTTTTTGATAAAAAACCCAATCTTCAAATTCTTTTGAGTCAGTAATGAATGGATTTTTCCAATCTTTTAATTGACCGCCATTTAAATTATAAGCTTTTAATGGTATTTCTTTACATAAATCTAAAATATCTGGACTTTGGTTTATAACAGTTTTAGCATCTAAAAAAGGATTTTCATCAAGATAATAAAGTATTGTTGAACGTAAATAATTACCAATCCCATTAAAATATTCTTGCTCTAACAAAGCTTCATAGATAGGTTTTTTAAAAATTGCTTTATCTAAATTATTTAAAATATTTTGTTTAAATAATTCATGTTCTTTTACAACATCTGGGCCTCTTTTTATCCCTTTAAATGGTTTACCAACAGAATATTTTGGTCCTAAAAATCCACCATATAAAGATAGTGACATACCAGTATTATCATCAAATTTCAATCTTGTAAATTTTACATCATTCCATTTATTAGTTTGAATATATTTTAAACTACCACTCATACCCATAAAAATATGTATGGGTATTTTATCATCTAATTTTATTATAAGTTCCTTACCGTTTGTATCAGCATTAATAGTAAAATTAGAATAATTTGTATCTAATTGTGGTTTATTTCCTTTTTCAACATGGAAAAGTTTTTCAAAAATTTTTTCTTGTGAATTAGCATTGATATAATCAGCACTAATTTTAACTTCGGCCCATTCTGGCATATTATTTTAATATTTCTTTTATTTTTAAATCACGAATAAATGTTTTAGCAATAACCGATAAAATCTCGTGCATTTCTTTTGTATCTGTATAAAATATTATATTATTATTAGTATTAAAAAGATAAACTTGCTGTCTACCAGTGCCCATTAGTCTATCATTATGGAAATACTTATCATAGATTTTTTCATATGAATAATAACGAATTACATATTTGAAACGAGGTTTGAGACTTTCAAATTCAATCTTTTTAATTTTTCTAACAATTATTTTACCGTTATTTTCTATTATATTAATCTTTAATATCATTTTGTAATTTTATTTTTGACATCGGTATAATGTCCTTCTTTATAGAAGACTTTTTTACCATTAAATTCAAATTCATCAGGTGATGTAAAATAATTTACTTTAATATCATTATATTTGATAATATCATGCTCTTCTAATGGTTTTCTTGATTCGGAACTTAATAAGTTAAAAGTTTTAATTATTTTAAAGATATATTCTGAATGATTTAAATTTAAATCATTCAGATATCCAATAGTTAAATGAAATCCAAAATATGGTTCTTTACTTAATCCCATTTCTTCTCTTATGCTTTCAGCTTGTGGACTATGCACTCTTAACCACCAATGTTTAATGTTGGTTCTTGGTTCTATTTCGTAGAAAAAAGTTATTTCTTTACCATTATATTTACGAGCAATTTTATCAAATTTTTCTTGACTAATTTTATCAGAAATTATAGTCACATGAGTTCCCCTTAGAGTTTTCACAAACTTTAAATTAAATCTTTGAGAAAGAAACCATGCATAATACTTATCTAAGTCACAGTTAAGCATAATCATAGCAACTTTTTTCCAATTTTGTTTTTCATGTTTTTTTGTTTTATTTTCTGGCTGAAAAACTAATTTACCTTTACACTCTATGACCATTTTGGATACAATTTTCGTTAAACAAAGTTAAACAAAGTTAATCAGAAAAACAAAAAAATCAAATATATAAAAATAATATATAAGAAAAATAAGTTATTTTATGGGAAACGAATTTTTAATCAAAAATACTAATAACCTTTCAAAAGATGATTTGACTATGTTAAGAGAGAAATTTATCTCTGAATATTCAAGAAAGAAAGGATGGGATAAAAACCATTTGACACCAGAGCAATTATTAGAAATCGTGCAACAAAAAGCATACTCAAATCCTGGAATTATTAAAAGTTAAATAAAACCCATCATAAGGTGGGTTTTTTAAAACCTTTTAATTTTTATTAATATAAAAAATAAAAATTAAATGGAATTACAAAATATACCAAAAATTACTTATGTAATTGCTTATCAACATAAACCAGATAGGCTTATGAATCTTCGTAGAGTTTTAGAATGGTTGGCTCCTTTTGGTGGAATGAATGTTATTATAGTTGAGCAAGATAAAAAATCTAAAATTTCTGATCTTAATTTAAGGGCAAAACATATTTTTATTAAATCAGATCTACCTTTTAACAAAGCATGGGCATTTAATGTTTCTTTAAAGTATTGTACTACACCAATTATTATTTATGGTGATTCAGATTTAATTATGAATCCACAGTCATTCCTACAAGCTGTGCAAACATTAGAAAATTATGATTTTGTAAATCCTTATAATTCGGTAATTGACCTATCACCACAAGAATCTATGATGGATTTAAATTCTATCTTACAAATAAACAGAATAGGACGAGGTGAAGCAGAAGATGATATACAAAAAGTTCCTATCTGTGGTGGTATAATTATGTTTAAAAAGGATAAGTTATATGAAATTGGTGGATGGAACGAAAGTTTTTATGGATGGGGAGCAGAGGACGACTTTGAATCTTTAAAGGTTAAAACTTTTTTAAAATGGATTACATTGCCAAATAAATGCTATCACTTTTATCACGAAAAGTCAAAAATAGATATGAAATTATATCAAAGAAATTTAGAAATTTTAAACCATTTTAATAAATGCACAAAAGAACAAATGCAGAATCATATTAACATGACAATTAATAAAATCGGGCAAGTTAATCTACATAGTTAATTCCTTATTTAACAAAATATCGATTTCTTTTATTTTAAAATATGGTATCCTTATTAAACGAATATTGTTTTTTTGACAATATTCGTTTTTTATTTTATCGTTATTTTGTCTATATTCAAAGCCAATAATTCCACCAAAATATTCAACTGGTTCAAAGTGTTGAATGCCATCAAATTCAATAATGGTGTTTATATCCTCTATATAAAAATCGAATGGTAATTTTTCTTTATTTCTACAATCATCAAATGTATCAGCTTTAAAAAATTCTAAATTAGTAATTTCTTCAACTCCAAATGGTGAAGGTAATTTATTTCATAAATTATATTTAGATTCTAAAAGAGAAGAAGGTGATAAAGAAAAAAAATTCATTTAAATTAATTGAAACACCATATTCAGTTATACCAAATAGAGATGAAAAATGGATTGAAGAAATTATAAAAAGTTGGGGTGGTAATAGAGATATATTTGAGCAGGAATATAATTTGAAATTTTTAACTAAAAATAATTTAGAAAAAGATATAGAAAAAGTAAAAATTGATAATAATAAAATTATGACTAAATTAAACGATATAGAAAAATTATTATTACAAATACTCAATAAATAAAAAAGCACCTTAAAGGTGCTTTTTTAATCAATTTTAAATTTTAAATCATATAAATATTTTAATAAACCATCAAAATCTTCACATAAATTTGAACGGCTACTATTCATAACATAAAGTGTTGCCCCCCATTTACCATCATTAAAAGAGAATATATCTAGATAATTATTTACTAAAACTCTTCCTTCATCAATAACTTTATAAATCTCAACTTTGATATAATCCGCATAAGTTTCGGGTTCTTCAATTAATTTTTTTTCGTTATGATCTAACCTATATTGCTTGCTCTGTGTCATTATTTTTTGAATAGAAGATTCTTTATTATTGTTGATAAAAATATTTCTTAATAAGAGTATCTTATCTTCTGTTGGATTAATTACATCCTTTTCAGTATATTCATAACTACCCATTATACGATAAGGTAAAATAGGCATATTATAATCATTTAATCCATAATTCTTATTGACAAATTGCATTAGTAATTAACTCTTAATTTTTCATATTTCATTAATAATTTATACATTTTTTCATATTCAGAATCTAAATCAGTAATTATTCTTTGACTCCACATATTATTATTGAAATATTCAACAACCATTCCTTCTTTTAAATGTTCCTTTTTCTTTGGAAAATAGTATCTTTTTTGTTCAGTTAAAGTAAATGTTATTCCTTCATGTATGAAGACTCTTTTATCCATACTATTATCATAGTATTTAACTTCCATAGGAAATTTTTCTCCATTCCATAACATTCTTGTTAGGATTTTATCTCCTTTATATTTTAAAATAATTTCATTAAAACGAAATTGATTAATTAATAAATTAGCTTCTTTTTCTAAGACTTGATTATTTTCTGGTGTAAAAGCTATATAATATTTCTCATAAACCGCATTTTGCAATCCCCATATAGGCACAATTGTATAATTCATAGAATATAATAGATTTAAAAACATATTATTTCTATGACTATTTTCCTTTTCGGATAGTCCATCAATTTCAGGTGTGGCAATTATATATGATAAATTAGAATCATTTAAATTAATCATATACTATATATTAAAAATAATTATTTAACTAAAAATTATATTCTCTATCTATAAAATTAAATTCCTCCAAAAGCATAGAATCCATAAGATATTGCACTTGTTGTTTATATTGGTCTTGAACTATGATACTATCATGAATTGTTACAATATTAATATCTGGATTGATTAACAAAATAGTTTTAATTACTTTATTAAAGATAAAATTTGATTCTAGATTTTGTAATTTATGTGAAATTATACGGTAATCATCATATATTTTTTTATATTCAACAATAAAATTATATATTTTTGGGAATAATTTTGCGAATGGATTTTCTTTTTTACTATTATTTCTACCAAATAATGTAATATAAACTAATTCTTTACATTCTTTTTTATTTTTAATATTTGAATTATCCATTAAAAATTGATAAAATTTGCCATGTATAACTAAATAACTAAACACTTTAAATTCGTGTGTTTTCTGTATATTTATACCCTCTTCATTTATAATTTTTGTTAAAAACAACGGTTGTGAATTAGAAATATCTATTTCACATGTTGGTTTATTTTTTATAAGAAGGCAATTTTTGCGAATAAATGATTTCAAAATAGTAAAATTTGTATGCACTCTTCCAAAAGAGTCAAAATGATAAAAGATATGTTTATCATAGATTGATTCAACTGAATATTTATTTTTATTATAAGAATCTTTATCTTGAATTGTATTATTTAAATAAAATAAAGCTTTATCTATTTCTATCGAAGCTGTAAATAAATCAGATACTATTTTTTGTTTAATTTCTGGTCTAATAGAATTTATTAAAATGTCGTTATTATCAATAGCACTTACTGCATTTTTATATTTTTTTAATAATGTTATATTTGAATTTTTATAGCGTAAAATATCATCAGTTATAATTGATTCATCTAATTTATAAATTCTAGTATTTTTACCTTGTTTATATTCTTTGATAATATGTAATATTTTTTCACTAACAAGATATTCCATGTGAAAATTATATAAATAACCATATTTCTCTTTAAGAATTACGGCTGATAAATGAAATATATTTTCTTTACGAAAATAATACCTTAAAAGTAGGTTATGTATTATATCAATAATATATTCCGGTTTTAGTTTTTTTCCTCTATACAAGATATATTTTTGTTCCGCTATATCCTTTATAGATTTTGGTAAAAATTGTAATGAGTATTTTTTGGTTTGTAATTTAGATTTTATTGTAGTTTGCAGCATTAAAAAATCTGTATTTTAATATTAAATATATATTTATACAAAAGTTTAATTCTAAATGTATATTCTTTTTATAAAATATTATTTTTAATATATTTTTTTTAAATAATATTAAATTTGATAGAGAAAAAACTTTTAATGATTGTAAAAACGAAAGACTATTGCCGTTTGATTTTTATATTGAAAATTATAATTTAATTATTGAATTTGACGGAAAACAACATTTTGAACCAATAAGTAGATTTGGAGGAGAAGAAGGCTTTAATAAAATAAAAATAAATGATGCCATCAAAAATAATTATTGTAAATTACATAAAATAAATTTGATCAGGATAAATTATCGACAAAATATATCTAATATATTAGATAATTTTTTTAATATATAAATTATGGAAAAATTTTCTAATTTAAATAATTATAAGATTAATATAGGTTGTCATAAATTAAATAGTGAAATTTTGTATATAACCGAAAATAATAAACAAGTCGGTAGTTTAATCCTTTGTTTTTCACCAGATGGCAAAGCATCTGTTTTTTCTGTTTCTATTTTAGAAAAATGGAGAGGTAAAGGTTATAGTAAAAAACTTATGAAATCTGCAATAGATAGGTCAAGACAAAAAGGTTGTAAAATACTGGAATTAAACACCGAAACTACAAATACTGTTGCTAATAATTTATACAAAAGTTTAGGTTTTGAATTAAAAGGTTTATTAGATGATTATAATAATTATCAATTAGTCCTCTAATATTTGATTAATTCTATTTTCTCTGAATTTGGCCAATTCAACTAAAACGCCAGAAGAAATCATATCATAAATAAACTGTTTATGAATTTCTTTATCAGTAGATATATACATTATATCATTTAATTTTATTTTAACTGGCTTTAATGTGAACCTATCGAAATAAACATCATAAACATCTCCTTGTATAAAATTTTCTTTTGTAGGACCAGTATAAAGATGTTTAATTATAATTGGTTTCCACTTTATTTCTGGGTTAATAATTAAATTAATTGTATCTTTATCTCTACAATAGACTTCAACTTTACCATAAGATTCAATTATAGAGTCCTTTTCTTCCATCAAAGAATCTAAAAAATTCTCCACTTCATATTTGATATTACTTCTAACATAATCAGAATTTTGTTTTCCAATCCATTTATTAATAATAATTTTTATATCTTGTTGTATTGTTTCTCTATCCATTATAAATCCTTTAAGAATTCATCTAAATCAATATCTTCTATTTCAGATATAGTTTTGTTATTAGTTTCTAAATATTTCTTTTTGTATTCTTCTCTTATTTCCGTAACGTGCGGGCAGTTATTACAATATTTGTTTGTTTTTTTAAACTCATCAATTGACTTTTTCTCACCACAACCTTCACAAACTTTATATAAAGCATTTTCTCTGGCTTTTTCAAATAATTTTCCCTTAACCATATAAATTTATTTTTAATTTATATGGTTTGCTCCATGATTTGTTTTTTAACTTTTAATACTTGTTGAAGTTAAAATTTCAGCAGCATCTTGACCTCTTGAAGAATTATCAGCACTAATTAAATTTTTTCTATAAACCGTTTCTATTTTATATTTTTCTTTATTAAAAAAATCTTGAAATAAATCTAAATCATGATTACTATAAATTATATAGTCTAAATTATCTACATAAGTTAAAAGTTTTAACTGCTCTTCTTTTCCGAATGCATCTTTATTATAAGAATTCTCTTTTATATCTTTATTCATATATGGTGGATCAAAATAAAAAATAGATTCTTTAGATAAATGTTTAAAATTTTCAATAAATTCATCATAGGGTAAATTGTAAAAAGAAACATTTACCTCATTAAAAAATTTATTATATTCTTTAATAGTATTATATCTATTTTCTAAATTAATCTTTTTATTAGTCCAACCATAAGGTGAATTATTCATTCCTGATTTATTTTCTCTATATAATCCATTAAAAGCTCTATACATTATAAATAAAAAATAAGCAGCTGAATTAACATCACCTATGTTATTTTTAACTCTATTAAATTGTTTGCGTATATCTAAATAATAATTATTAGCATTTAACATTAATGTTTTTAAGGCTTCTTTATCTTTTGTTTTGTTTAAAACAAATGACTCTTCTGGAATTAAAGAAGTATGTTTAATTTCTATTTCTGATAATTTTTGGAATAATTCTTCATGGTTTGTTTTAACCATTAAATAAACATTTATTAAACTCTTATTAATATCATTAAGAATTAATTTTTCAATTTTAAATTTTTTAAATGTTTCAATAGAGCCGATTACCGAACCTAAACTACCACAAAATGGTTCAATATAATATTTTATTTTATTATTATATTCTAAAATATTTTTAATTTCTGTATTTATTTTTGATGAAAGCCATTTTTTGCCTCCTATCCAATCGAAAAGTTTTGTATCTATCATTTATTTATAATATTTTGTAATGAAAATTTACCTCTTCCAAACTCATGAGTTAAAGTTTCTATTGTTGCTTTTTTTGTTTTATAAATTTTTATCAATTCTTCATATCTTGATTTTATATTTTCAATTTCCTTATCTGTTAGAGGCTTTCCTTGATTAAAATATGGATTTTGTGTATCCTTTTTTATTATATCATAACCAAAATTAATTTCATCTAATTTAGGTAGAAAATAATTATAAGATTCTTTGTTTAATTCAAATCCTTTTACTTTTCTTCCTAATCTTAGAGCACAGTCGGCTGTCGTAAAATTACCCATAAAGAAGTCACATACAATATCACCTTCATTTGAAGAATATTGTATCATTTTTTCTACTAATTTATTTGGCAACTTATTTACATTTTTAATTTCACCAGGTCTATATTCTTTGTTTATAACCCAAACATCTTCTAAATCATTATAAAGAGCAGATTTTCCATCAATCTTGTCTAATTGAGTAAACCGACAATTAGTATTGAATACTCTTTTATTTGAGCTTTTACACAAATAAAAAATATGATAATGTGATGAAACATATTTTTTAGTAGTATTTACGCCAAAATTATATTTCCAAATAATATGGTTTATTTCTATTAACTCTAATTTTTCTATTGCTTTATAAAAAGATAATAAATTAGTCCAACCAGAAATTATATACATAGAACCAGAGTCTTTTAATATTCTAGTAGCTTCAGTCATCCAATCTAAAGTAAATTTATCATAGTCAGTTGGTGCTTCAACATATCCTTCTAAAATATTTGAATTATTTCGATTATAATGTTTATCAAACTTTTTTTCTTCGATTCCAAATGGACTATCACATATTATAAGATCGATAGATTTATCTTTTATGTATTTTTTGGAACCTACAACACAATCTTCGTTCCATATTTCATAATTCATAAAATAGATTTTATTTATTCTATATGTAATTATTAAAATGTTTCAACATATTAATTTATAAAAATATAAATTAAATGACGGTAAATGATATTTTAAACAAAAGTTGTGTATTTAACGATAAAGATAAAGAATTAATTAAAAAAGAAGGCGTAGTTTTTACGAATAAAGAAATCTGTTTTCAAATTATAGAAAAATTAAAACCTACTATTGTTGATAAAATATGCGAACCAAGTGTTGGTAAAGGTATTTTTGTTTTTTGTTTGTTAGAATATTTTAGAAATAATGGAGAAACATTAGAAAATATTATTTGGTTTGTAGAAAATAATTTATGGTGTTATGATATAAATAAAGATTTTATTGAAGAATTTAAATTTTTATTAAATCAATATTTCTCTTTATTTGGTATAACTAATTTAAATTTTAAAAATATTTATACAGAAGATTTCTTATTACAAAATAATAAATGGGATATAATTTTTGGAAATCCACCTTATGTTAGAATTCAAAATTTAGATAAAGAATATTTAAATGAGTTAAAAATAAATTTAGATTCTGTTAAACTTGGAAATATTGATTTATATTATGCGTTTATTGAAAAATCATTAAAATCCGCGGAAAAAGTTGGATTCATTATTCCTAATTCTTGGATAAAATCTAAATCAGGAGAATTTTTAAGAGAATTATTAAAAGACAAAATAATTTATTTACATGATTTCGGTTTAGAAAAGATTTGGAAAACTATATCTACTTATACTTGCATTTTAATTTGTGGAAAAACTGATAATAACTATAATTTTAATAATACTAAAATAGATTTATCTAATTATATAAATTATTGCAGTGTTGGAATTGCTACGTTGAAAGATAATGTTTATAAAATAGATTCTTTTGACGATAATTTCTGTTTTAAGGGCGGTTTTAAGATAGAGAAGGAAATGTGTAAGAAAATAATTAAAGCCACCAAATCAAAAAGTATTGACGATTACACATACATAATTTATCCTTATGTTGGTAATAAAATTATGCAGGAAGAATTCATAAAATTAAATTATCCTAATGCTTATAAATATTTTTTATCCATAAAAGAAGAATTAAAAACTAGAGATGCTGGTAAAACGGATAAGTATGAAGACTGGTATGCTTATGGTAGAAAACAAGGCTTATTAAAAGAATCAAATGGTAAAAGAATTTTATTACCATTAACTTTTAGAAAATCAAATGGCATTCATTATATCGAATTAACTGATGATATATTAAATTTATCCGGAATTTTAGTAGATGTAAAAAAAGAAAAGTTTGATGAATTTATTAAGATAATAAAATCAAACCAATTTTTAGATTATTTGGAAAAAAATAATAAAGTTTTAACAGATAAAAAAGGATCTGATGATATGTTTTTAACTTTAACAAGTAAGAATTTTAAATAAAAAAGAGGAAGTTTAAACTTCCTCTTTTTTAATAGATTTCTGATACTATTTCCCTTAATTTTTCAATTTGTGCTTTATCCAATTTAGATAAATTTGTATTTATACAATCTATCAATTGATTACTATTTAAAATATTTACTAATGGATTTACTACTTTAGTAATATTTTGTTGTATTACAACTTTAGGTTTTATATTTTGGTTATAATAATCTAATCCTTTTTGATTTAATTTCCATCTTTTATATTGTTGAGTTTCATCACAATCGAAAAAATCTTTTTTATTTGAAAAAACGGCAGTTAATTCCGCACTTAATTGGTGTTTTAATTCTGTATCTGTTTTTGTAATATTCTTCTTTATGTAAGAATCTTTTTTTCGTTTAACTTCATGATTATGATTTTTGTATAATTCCTTTAATAGTGTTGGACCATCTACCCAATTTAACGACATTTCAATTACAAAATTAGTTTTATTAAATTTACTCATTTTTTTTTTATTTTTATAAAAAAAAAAATTAAAAAGTTTAAAAAACAAGTTGTTTTCCCTTATTAAATAAATTCATATGATTTTTCTAATTTTTCTATTAATTCTCCTTTGCCTATACTTCTTGGACCAGCTGTGTTATTATGCTCCCATTCCAAATTTTTTATCATTTCTTTTATTTGATTATCAGATTTAATAAAATAATGCGATTGTTCCGATTTATCTTCTATATCATCATATATTTTACCTGCATAAAATCCCACTCTTCTAAAAGCATAATCAGGACTTTCATTTTTTTTAACAAAAGAAAATAAATTTGTTGTTGTTTTTGATTTTTTTATTACTCTTTTTTCCAGTTTTCTTTCCCAGATTTGAAAAACACAAGGAACTATATAGGTTTTACCCAATAAAGTAAATGAATTATCTTCTAAATCAATCTCATTTTCTAAATGATAGAAAATAGGTATTTTTCTTTTAAAAGAATCTTTTTTGAAAGATTTAGGCAATATGAAAGCAATTGTGTTTATACCTAATTCATCACATTTTTTAATAAAATTAAAAGCAAGTGATCCTTGATTGCCAAATGGAGGATTACCTACGACTAGTATATTTTTATAATTTCCTTTTATTTTGAAATCAAACCAATTTTGTTTGATAATTACATCGCTTTCTGGCTCAATATCTATACCAATTTTATTTTGATGATCAATAATATTGTAAAAAGAGCCATTACCAGCAGAAGGTTCAATTATATAATCATATTCGTCTAAATTTAGAGTTTCTAATAATTTTTTTGATACTTCTTGCTTTGTGTAAAATTTATCATTATCATGTTTTTTATTTTTTGCCATATTTATTTTTTATTTTTCTAATAAAGAATTTTCTTTTAATATAACATTTAAGAAGTTTTTCTTTGTTATACCGCATTGAATTCTTTTTTGTTTTTTATGATCTCTTTTAAATCTTAAAGAAATAATAGATTCGCCATATAATTTTGAATATTTTTCTCTATATTCTTTCCACTTTTTATCATCTGACTTATCATTTGATATATCTTTCATTTCATTTAACATATCAACAATTATAGTTTTATCACCAAAATACTTTTGCCAATTTTCTTTTTTAATCAAAACTTTATATTCTTCATTAATATTTTCTTTATTACCTTCCCAAAATCCTAAATATAGTATAAAATCAGTTTCGACTTCTGTTTGTCGCCTAAAATCACCAAAATCAATACTACCTTTTTTTGATATACATTTTATAGATGTCGGTAAATTATATTCTTTGTTAAATCCATCCCATTTGCCAGTATAATTTTCATTTTCTATCAATTTATTTTCATTTATTATTCTTTCTTGATATAAAAACCCGTGTTGTTGTCTTTCAGCCATAGTATATATGATTATTTTTATGTATAATATACACTTATATTACATCAAAGATTAATTTTTACAAAAAAGACCTTATTTGCTTGAAGATACTTTATCAAACATCATAAAATTATATCATTTGTTTCTATACCATTTTTGGTTAAAAAATCTAAAAGTATTAATTCAATTAATCTGCTTTTATTGGTTGTTAATTTTTCAATTTTTTCTAAAACTTGATTATTTATACATAATCCTATTTTCTTTTTCTTTTTTATAACCTTTAATTTATTTTCTACAGTATATATAAATAAAATTATGCTCCCTACCATAATTTTTCAACTTTTTTTTAAATTAATATATACTTTTTATGAAAAATTTTTACTATTTAATCGAAAAGGACAAAACACCTTCAGATGAAACTGATTTTGATATACTCATGTGTATAAAAGACGACACAAGCGCCAATCATTTCAAAATTGATGGAAAATTATATGAAAAATATGATTGCACTGGTAAAGTTACTTGGTCTCATGATTATAATGAAATCATCATCTACTCGGAAAATAAACAGAACGGAATTATAGCAATTTTTAATAAAAAATGTGACTACGAAAAATTTACAATTTGGGAAAATGGGAAGAAAAAAACTAAATAAAGAGAATAAAAAACCTATATTAACGGTTAATATAAATGAAAATCTACTTACTAAAGTAGATAAACTTTTAGAAGAAAAAGGAGAATTGCGTTCAAGATTAGTTGAGCAGTTATTAGAAGAGTATATTGAAAAAAATAAAGATAAATTAATTTAATTTAAATTATAAATATAATAAATATTTCCAAAATTATCCTTTTCTATTGATTCTTTTATATTTTTAAAGGAATCTTTTATTATATTTCTATATAGGTTTATCTTTACTTTATTATCAGTTTCTCCTATAGAAAGTGTAAAAATTTTCATCCTATTACAAAAATCAGAAATAATAAATGATATTCTTTTCATCAATGGTAATAATTCTTCATAACCAGTTTCTTTCTCAATTATATTTTTCAACTGATCATAATTTCTGTTACCATTAGACAATTCTTTTTTATAATCTAAATATTGTTGTTTTGTAGTCATTACTACATTATAAGTATCTATTCCATTAACTATATAAAATAAATATAACAAAACATAATCATGATTATTCAAATCAAAATATAATTCATAATCAAATTTATTATTATAAAATATATTATTAATTCTCACTGCACGATATTTAGTATATTCCGGTGTTATTTTAATCTCATTAATAAATCCATATTTCTCAAAATATTCAAAAGGCATTATTTTAGAATAAGAATATTTCTTTTTCGGATGGTGCTTCAAATCTTCTCCAAAATAATTTAATATAAAATCAGTTGATTTTTTTTCTCTTATAAATTGTCTAAGTAAATCATTTTTTTCCTTAGTCCAAACTTCATTAAAATCCATATTAATATTACTTTAATGGACCTTTTGACACAGGTTCTTTTTTCTTTTTCTTCTCTTCTCCACCTTTTCGAATCTCGTCTAGAATCGTCGGATAGACATTTCCTTCCCCATCTTTATCAATTTTAGTATCGAGGTCAAACCAATCACCAAAATTTACTAAACCCTTTTTACCTAATTCAAATTCAGATTTTTTATTAAAATATGTATCAATATATAATCCTATGTCATCAATAAATTTATTAAATATATTTAATAAATTACCTGTTATAATACCAATAGGTTCTTTTAATTTGTATTTAAAGGAAAAGAAAATGCATTTAAAAATATATTCGAACTTTGGTTCTAGTAAATGCTCTTTGGTTATTTTATTTAAAATTATTTCTTTATTAATTCTAAATTTATCTTTATTAAAAAATTCAGGAACTATAATATCCCAATTTAAAATATCTTTACCAACTTCTGAAATATACATATTAAATAATCTACTTATTAAATAACTATATACGTCATCTCTTTTTTCACCTTTTAATTTGATTTCCTTTAAACTAACACTCTGGCAAAAATTTAAGAAATTTATTAATATAAGGCAATATTCATCTAAATAAGTTGTTAAATTTCTTTTACTTATTTTACTATAAAGAGGATTTAAAATAGCAAAATTTAATTGAGCATTTTCTGATCTTAATATAATTTTTTCAACATTATCATTAAATTCATTATCCATTAAAAAGGAATGAGATAATTGCGGATTTAATAATTTATAAAAAAAGAAAGAAAATGATTTTTCACCAAATACATATTCCAAATCTTCTTCCGAAGTATTTAAAAAATACTTAATTGCTTCAATCATCCTATCAGTTAATTTACCTTTAAAGATAAAAGGTAATGGCTCTACATCAAAAAGTCTAGAATATTCTTCTATTTCTTCAACATTAAAATCTTCTTTACCTTTTTTAATAATAGCAGAAAGTATTAAATTATGTTTTGGTTTTCTATTATAATCAACCAAATCAGTCGGAAAATATCTAAAGCAAAACCACCATTTCTTATTTATTAAAGACTTTATACGATTATCTAAATTAGTTAAATAAGAATAACATTTACCATAATAAGTTTCATTAGATTCATCAATAAAATTAATAGGATCAGCATTTAAATCAGGCTTAATTATAAAATCTTCACCATCCCATTTTACATAAATAGAAGTTCCTTTAACATCTTCAAAGACTATTAATTCTTCTTTGAAAATATCATCCAATATTTTATCATTATTTATATCATTTATAATTATCATCAAACCAAATAATTTTAACAAAAACTAATAGTATATATTAATATTATATATTAGTAGTATATATTATATCATGATGTTGCCGATCTTTTAATTTTTTGCGTCAAGATATTTGATAAAAAAAAGTTACGAAAGATTTTGATTTTAAATAATTTTTCTGTATTTTTGTAAAAATGACAATTAATTAATTATAATGAGTCGCAAAAGAAAAAATAAGAATAAAACAATTTTTACATATACTAATCGTTTAGAAGGCATTCTAATGGATATTTCAGATAATATATCTTATGCTATACTTGGTTCTTATATGTGTGAAACTGATAGTGGTATAAAGCTAATAGATTTTGATTCAAAAGATCATTTTAAAATTTATAAAGATAGAACCAAATCTTCTGAAAAAATACATGTTAAAAAATTTCTAAATGAATTTTTTGGTGAAGGTAAATTTTCTGGATATGAAATTAGATCATTTTTATTTGATTTTAACCAAAAAATTAAAACAGTAGATATAGATTATAAAGATGTCAATATGACACCTTTTGAAAATAAATTTGGTTATAATCCAAAAGATATTGCTTATACATTTAAATCACTTTGTTATCAAACATATCCTTTTGGAACTGAATCACAAATTTTAAAATTCATTGATTTACCATTACAACAAGATGATTTTGGTAATTACTTTATTAAAATTGGGAAAAGTAATACAATGTTTACTTCACATTTTGATTCAGCATGTAAATCACAAGATAAGGTTAAAATTCTCACCTTCCAAAAAGAAGATTATAATTTCTTTTGTAGCGATGGCTCGACAATTTTGAGTGCAGATGATAAGGCGGGTGTTACCATAATGCTTTACATGATAGCACATAATATACCTGGTTTATATTATTTCTTTATTGGTGAAGAAGTTGGCGGAATTGGTTCGGGATTATTATCTAAGAATTATGATAAATATGATTATCTAAAAGATATTAAAAAATGTATTTCTTTTGATAGGAGAAATTATCATTCAATTATAACACATCAAAGTTTGACTAGAACTTGCTCTGATGATTTTGCAGAAAGTTTATGTCAAGAATTAATTAAACAAGGTCTTCATTACGAATTAGATAATACTGGTGCTTTTACAGACTCTGCTAATTTTATTAATGTTATAAACGAATGCACTAATGTATCTGTTGGTTATTTTAAAGAGCATACCACAGATGAATACGTTAATATAACGTTCTTGGAGCAATTGTGTAAAGCTTGTGTTAATATAGATTGGAAAAATCTTACAATAAGTAGAAAGATTGGATATAATCATGAAATTATAGATCGAAATTATGATATGCTTACTGAATTTAAGTCTATGACTTTTTATAATGATATTAAACTAAAATCTTTTAATGATAGAATTTTCATGCAATTAAAATCAGTTGAATCGCCTTTTATGGAAAATTATGAGGACATTTCAACTTTAAATAATTTATTTAAAAAATTTAATATAAATCCTTATATTTATTTAACTGATGATTCTTCTGGAAATATATTAATGAATATAGAAATTGAATAATATGGAATTACAAATACAAGAAATAGATGAATTAAAAGAAATTGCTAATTGGATTCGAAAAAATGAATCTGATAAAATATGTATTTTTGTTGATAAACAAAACCGAATAGTAATTGAAAGAGAATTAGAAAAATGTGAAACTATGTTTTCAATTATGAACATAATGGAAGAATTGAAAAATATTCAATTAAATTATATGCCTGATTTTAGTTGCATATTTGAAATGTGGATGTTTAGACAAAAACCAAAAATTTACTGCACTTATGAAAGAAATAATATTAACTAAACCGAGGGCTAGACATACTATATATTTTCGCCCTGATAAAGACGATGATTGGTTTATCTTTATATATCATACAGATAAAAATGGTAAATCAAGAAAAAGAATGATTATACAAAAAGATATGGATATGTTTCTCAATGATTATATAAATGATGGTTGGATTATATCTTCCGGAGAAGAAACAATAAAAAACCCAGCAAAATCTAATAAAAAGAAGTAATTTCAATATATAATATAAATATGTGAAGAAAATTTTGTTATTTCAAAACTTCTTTGTATATTTGTTATAAAATAACACTTGGGGCTGATTTGATTAGACTGATAGTTCTGAAGTAAGTTATGATGCAAGCATCGGTGGTTGTATCCGATTAATAAGAAGCAATAAACAATAAATGCAAACGAAATTGCAACTAGCGAAGATTTATCTTTCGCTTTAACGAACAACTTGATCAACGAAGTGGCTTTCGCCTAACTGTGAAACAGGTGACTCTGTTTTAAAAAAGTCAAAGAGTGGTTACTTAATAACTTGCTAATTTTCTGATTTTTAGCATAAAATAAATTGGATATTTTGACTATTTAGAAAAATATTCTAAGCTTGTGAAAGAATAGTTTAAGTCAGCTAGCAACACCCGGTTCGAAACCGGCAGCTCCACAAAAAGACACTCAAAATTGAGTGTCTTTTTTTTATATATACTATTATGAGGTATATAAAATTTTTTGAAGATTTTAATTATATTGTTGATGATGATTCAGAAGCAACTTTAAAGAGAGCTTTTGCTCGCCCAAAAGATGTCAATATAGATTTTGATTTAGAATATATTAAGTATGCTAAAAGATTAGCAAAAGTAAAAAAATCTGATCCAAAATATACACTACAGGTTAAAGCAAAAGATGTAATGTCAGAAGGAATTATATCTATTCCAAAGGGAATATTTATAGTTTTAAATGATTTTAAATTTGGAAAATCTCTTTTTAAGAAAGATTCTATTATTGAATCAGATGGATTTGGTAATCTTACTATCACAAATACAGATGGAACTAGTGAAACAAAAAAAGCAAAAGGACCCAAGAGAGGATTTGAAAGATTTTATTTAAATTTTTATGCAAATACTAAAAGAAAAGAAGATAAAATCAGTCCATTTACACGAAAAGAAAAAGATTTAATTAATTTTATTTATTCAAATAAAAATAAAGCTTCAAAAGAAGAAATAACAAATTTTTTACAGGGGTTCGCCACAACCGCAGAAACCGAATTAGAACCAAGAAAATTGAAAATATATCGTGATGCTTTTATTTATGAAATAAATAAAAAGTTTAGAGAATCTGGATTAGGAACAGATAATTTGATTTTATTACCAACAGGAATGAAAGGCACTTCAAAAGGACAGGCTAAAGAATTTGATTATAAAATAAATCCTGATTATCTTAATATTATTAAGACCTTAATATAAGATTAATTTGTTATAATATGTTATTTAAAATGAAATCAACTCTTTTATTTGTATCAATTTTTGGAACAATTATAGGATTATAACCATAATTGGTATAAGCCTTATGTAAGAATTCACCTACTATTTGGGCTTCTTCTGCGGTTTCGTGTCTTATATCATCATTTTTATAAATTTCTTTCCAGAATGGAAAAATGAAAACTGCGTCATAACGATAGTTTTTAGCTGCAAAATTTAATTCATTATTAATTTCAATATTATAACGATTTCTATAACCAATTTCATCTAAAATGGATCTATCAAAAAAACCAGTTTTATTATCAAACCAATCTTTAATAGTTATATTTTCTATAGCTTTTTGAAAGAGTAATCTATTTTCTTTTGATAATTTTGGATGTAAATGAGGAGAATTTTTTTGATAATCTTCTATTAAGGTTCTGGCTGGCTCAGGAATAATATTAAATCCCTTTTCAGCAAGAAGATTAATAACAGAAGTTTTTCCAGCACCAGGCCCGCCTGTTAAGACTATTCTTTTCATTTGATTTATTTAAAGCAAATATACGATAAATTATTAACTTTTCAAATTTTCAACAATAATATTTTCGATGAATTTTTTTATAGATAAATTATTTAATTTACAATAATCTTTTAATTTTTGATGTAATTCTTTATCAATTTGTATAAATGTATTATTCGAATTATATCTTTTTTTTGTTTCAGAATAATTTTTTTCCATAAGGAAGAGTTATTTTTTAATATATATTTTATATAAAAATAAAAATAAATGGTTTATGATAATTAAACAAAAAACAAGAAGAGGAGATAATTAAAAGAAAAAATGGAGAAACTTTAGAAAATATAAAAATTCAATATAATATTAAGAGCATAAAAACCATTTATGATGTTATAGAAAGAAATGGAAGAGAAAAAATAGTGCCGAATAAAAATATTTTGTTAATCAAGATTATTTTGAAGGATGCTTAAATAATAAAACTTATAAAATAAAATTTCCCTCTTTAAAAGAGGATTTATTTAGACATTTTATTAGAGGCTATTTTGATGGTGATGGGTGTATTTATATACATAAAAATAAAAATAAAGCAGAGTGTATTATTACGTCAAATTATCATTTCATAAATGATATTGTGAATTTTTTAAAATATGGTAAAATTATTAAAAATGGAAATGTTTATAACTTTACTATTTATAAAAAAACAGAAATTTTAAATTTTTATAATTTAATTTACTCTGATGCAAATATTTTCTTAGAAAGAAAAAAATTGATTTTTCAAAAACATTTAGATAATTTAATTATTTAATTAAAAAACAATTTATATTATGTCGATTCATAGTTATTTTGGTGGTAAGTCTAGCAAGGTTTTCCACGAATTAATAAATACAAAAATACCTAAAACTGGTATAAAAACATATGTTGAACCATTTTCTGGTTCGATGGGTACTTATATGGATGATATTTCGTTAAATTACGAAAACATCATTTATAATGATAAAAATAGACATCAAGTTAATTTATTTAAATGTTGTTCTGAACCTGAAAAATTTATTCCAATTTTGGAAAAATTTATGCAAACAAAATTGCATACTGATTTAATTGACCCTATAGAAAAATGGGAATTTTATAAAGCAATTTATAAGGAATATACTAAAAATGATTTTTTAGATAATATGAATTTTGAAATAGGTGACTTTAAAAGAGCTTCTATGTATGCATTTTTATTAACATCTGCACACAATGCCTGCTTTCCACGTGGGGCAGGTTTTAATGGTTATAAAAAGGATAAAGACAAATTAAAATTAGAAACTTTAATTTCTAAATTGAAGAAAAATACATATACAAACAAATTACAATCAATTACAGGTTTTCATAATGACGATTTTGAAGAAATAATTAGAAAATACGATTCTTACGATTCATATTTTTATATCGATGCTCCATATTTTAGACCCGATGAAAATGGCGAAGATGATGCTAAAAGACTATTTTGGTATGGCGCCGATAAAGAAGGTATGTTTGGACCTGCTTCACATAGAAGATTATTAGAATTAATAAAAAATATAGAAGCAAGATGGTCTTTATCATATTATTATTTTCCTCTTTTAGAAGAATTACTTCCAAAAGATAAATATATGTGGTTCCAAAAAGAAGTTTTTAGAAGTTCGGCACATGGTGGAAATAATAGTTCCAACAAAGGCGAGCAAGCAAAAGGAGTTGAATTGTTAATTTTAAATTACAACCCAGAAACAGGAGAAAAATTA